AAAATCGGATCATCTGTGACATTGTTGTCCGCAAGAATCTCTAAATATCTCTTGTAAAGATATTCCTCATCTGCTATAACATCTCCATACATAGCGGCGTGTTTTTCGTTTTCACTTCCCGGGGCTCTAAGGGGCTCGCCTGTATGAAAGGCTTGCCACCAGTCCTTGTCATCGCGGCTCCAGTGTTTTATTGGTTCACCGGCTGGTACATATGAGACTCTAAAATTTTTTGGTTTCCAGAGTACATCGACAAAAAAATCGACTATCGCTTTATAAAGGGCATCTGACTTTCTTTCATTAAGAAAGCCGCGCCAGTTTTCAAATATTAATTTTGCATCACTCATAACTTATTTTCCTAAATGGTGGAGGCGGAGGGAGTCGAACCCTCGTCCACAGTAGCTTAGAATAGAGTCATTCACAGGTTTAGTTAGTTTACTATCACAAACTAACAAAGGTAGACAGTTGTGAAACGATGCTTACTGTCCTATTGCACCGAGTTGTTTGATTTTTACAACTTGTCTGTTGTTTTGTCCCTCTTGGTTAGATGGCTCGGGACGGCCACCCGATTAAGCAGCTAAGGCTTGTTCGAAATAATAATTATTGTTTGCAGTTATTGCAATTGAACTTTTAAGGTTGTATCTTACCTACCTGCACTCGTCCTCCGAGTTCTACCCTGTCGAAACCATTACGCCCCCTCTATAATATATAGTATAACCTGTTTCTTCTATCTTGTCAAGAATTAAGTTAAAATATTTATATATTCTTCGACAGAAACACCAGCGGGGACAGCTTGTTCTAAATATTTCATGTCCTTCTGAACGAGAGCCTCCCGTATTTTAGTCGATGATACCCCCGGAACATCTATCGAGCTTGGTGTTGCCACGGGGATCGCCAGAGGTTGTCCCTTTTCTTCAGCAAGAGACTCAACAACACGGATAAACGATTGGCCATACTTCGGCTCTTTAGCTCCATAGCCAGCAGTTATTCGCTTTCCAGATAGCTCTGGTAGCCATGCGAGTTCCGCTGCTGCGACCATAGTATTTCCCGATGTTGGTGGAAGCACTGTTACTTTATCCGAAGATAGAGAATCCAAAAATAAATGCCAAACAGCTTGCGAATGAGTCTCATCAAGATAGAGAGATCGATCGGCTGAATGGCGTGGGGATGTGCCGAACAGAATATAAACACGTTCAACCTCGGGCATTGAGAGGTACTCCTCAACAACAGCGAGATGACCCTTGTGTGGTGGCTTGAAACCACCAAAATAAATAACAACAAGCGGAGTACTATCTTCTTTTAAGAAGCTCCTCCAGTTTTCCATTATAAGTTTCATAATACTAAATAGTAGTTAATTATTATACTCGACCATAGTCATCTTCAAGTCTAACCACATCATCAATTTCTGGTGTTGAAACCTCAATCAATGTACATCCGTCGGATGGTGCGGCGAAACGGTGGATAGTTCCCGGCTCTATACGACGATATGAGCCCGGGTGCATTATGATTCTAATCATGTCTTCTTTCGAGCCAATCTCAAGAACAAGAACGCCATCAAGAACATAAATAGTCTCATCTTTCTCTTGATGATATTGTCTTGATAGTTTTTGTCCCGGTTCGATTCTAAGCAGCTTTCCAATATACTTCTCGTTCAGCGCCCAGCGGATCTCATGACCCCATGGTTTATTAACTCTCATTTGTTCTCCAAATGCTTTTGCAAATCAGTAAAACCACCAACAAATATAACATCTTCATTGGTGGTGTTTTTCTCTAAGATCAAAGGAACTGTTTGCCAGCCCCACTTTGTTTTGATATGTTGAAGCAACATCTCTGACTGGTCAATGCAGCAAAATAAAAATTGCTCACCATTCTCAATCAGAAGGGCTTTGGCATCACTACAATAAGGACAATCCGTCCAAGCATAAATTTCAAAATATCTCATGTCACCCCCTTAGAATATTTCGCTTTTTTTTAAAAAATATCTTGCCCTCAATCATTTGAGGATCGCCAACAACACTAATCTCACTGTGCAGGCCATTATCATTTAAGCGGATAATGCTGAAGGATGTCTCTGGAACCAATCCAAGATCGTTGCTTTCACTAATTGTGTTCTTGGTTCCCACATCTTCACTTATATATACTATGTGCCTAGGATTTAAATAAATCTTACTTAGATAGTGTCGCCCTTGTCTTTTTTTAATCTGCACGAGTTCTACTAACATCATAATGTTTCCTTGTTTGAAAATATTTCTTTATTTTTGACCAACCACTTTTGTCCGTCCATTACTATTTCAGACATTCCGTCGTTTTTATAATCCATGAAAATAGCCAACATTGGCTTCTTGATGACATATATTTTTAAGTTGGGTGATGATGATCCATACAGTATGGCCGATTGTGGCACATGCACAAGATCACCCTTGATGAACATCAGATTCTTGGTTGATTGCATCAATCTTGTCTCCTACGTCTGCCAACATTTCACTCATAGCTTTGAGTTCATCCTCAGAAGGCGCAACGTTGGTGGCACTTTCAGAAGGCGCGTTAAGCGATTTCAAATGCCTAACAAGGCCGCTTGATATGGCGTGAGAATCAGCTAGAGCTTGATCTACTTCCGTTAGATTCTTTCGAACCCTATCAAGAATATCCACTACAGCGGGCAAATAAGCAAGATCGTTGCTTAACATGGCTGAAGCTTCCAAGCTTTCAAGACTATTGCCAAGCTCATTAACAATCTCTTGTACCATTTCTTTAATTTTGTTTGGCACCTGACTCAGTTCGATGCCGTGTGTAACTCTTACTCTCATAAAACCTCCAAGGTGTAAGTAATAATAATATAACACATTTATAAGTGTTTGTCAAGTTTATCCAACGATAAACTTGTAAATAGTTGTTGTTGCTAGACCCAAAACAGTTGTCATAATAACCCAAGTCACCTTTTGAGAGGACTCTTTCCATTGTTCCAATGCCTTTATTCTTGCATAGAGTCCTTGGTCAGGATTATATATTGCTTCTTTGATTTTTTTAACGTCGTCGATCATGCCGGATTGACGTTCTGCCATGCGCTCAATATCGTTCTTGAGGTCTAAAATTATCTCTCTAAGTTCTTGATGGTGGTCATTGGTCATAGCAATAATAAATAGTGCTACTGGCAAACAATCGCATGGTTAGTCGTGATTAAAGTTGATGACACTGAGGCGGCATTTTGCAGCGCACATCGTGTAACCTTGACCGGATCGATAATCCCAGCTAGATATAGGTCCTTGACCTGACCAGACGCAAAATCGTAACCCCAGCCAAACTCTAGGCTTTTTACCTTGTCAACGATAATATCCGGGGACTCTCCAGCATTAAGACACATTTGTCTTAGTGGCTCTTCGATGGCTTCGAAAACTATCTTAACGCCCAAATTTTGTTCCTCATTCTCTGTCTCGACCATGAGATCACGGACGGCCCGGAGTAGGGCAGTACCACCTCCAGAGACAATCCCTTCCTCTTGGGCTGAGCGGACTGCTTCAAGTGCATCATCGATGCGGTGCTTTTTTTCAATCATTTCAACGTCAGTAGCAGCGCCAACACGAATAACAGCAATGCCAGACGCAAGTCTTGTAATCCGTTCCTGTATTCTTTCACAAGCTTTGAGTGATTCAGTCTGTTGAATTTCTGTTTTAAGTGCTTCAATCTTCTTATCGATCTCATCATAGTTTCCTTTACCTCCAACTATTGTTGTCCAGCCTTTATCCGCAGATACCTTTTTACACCCTCCAAAGTGTGCTAATTTAACATCTTTTAGGGTTAACGAGTTTTCTCGGGTAATCATAGTGGCTCCGGTTGAAAGGCAGAGATCTTTCATTATTGAGCGTCTTTCTTCGCCATAACGTGGAGCTTTAATTGCAGCCACTTTCATCGTTCCACGAACCGCATTCATAATAAGAGCGGCGAGGGCTTGGTCCACAATATCAGACGCAATAACCAGAAGAGGGCGATTTTCTCGGGATGCTAATTCAAGGACTGGTAGAATTTGGTCAACACGTTCAAGCTTCTCGTCCGTCACTAGAATCATCGGAGTCTCATATTCAACTGTTCCACTACGCTCATTCGTAATGAACGCAGTAGCTGCATAGCCTGAGTCGAAACGAAATCCTTCAATAAGATCCAAGCTCGTCTCAAGTGAACGGGCCTCTTCAACTATCACCGAGCCATCCTTACCCGCTCTATCAACTGCTGTTGCAACCAGTGTACCAATAACTTTATCATTGTTAGCCGAGATGGTTGCAATGTGTGCTATATCTTCCTCTGATTGAATTGGGGTTGCCATTTCCTTCAAATTGGTACAGATTGCAGCCACTGCGAGATCAATACCTCGCTTAAGCTCAATAGGCGACACCCCAGCCATAAGGTATTTTTGTGCTTTTTTAAGTATGCCTCGGGCCAATACGGTGGAGGTGGTTGTTCCATCACCTGCTGTCTCGTTCGTCTTGGCTGCTGCTTGCTTGATGATCTGCGCTCCGACATTCTCGAAGGGATCTTCAAGCTCGACAAACTTTGCTACCGTCACACCATCTTTGGTAATAACGGGAATGTTTTCTTCTTTGTGATATAGGATCACATTGCGGCCTTTTGGTCCAAGTGTGGATGCCACATTGTCTGCAAGAATATCAATGCCTCTTAAAATCTTTACATTGAGTTCTTGTCCATTTTGATAGTGTTTCACTTATCCTCCATGTTCTTATATAATATAACACATTTTGATGTTTTGTCAAGTAAAAAGTTAATAATTTTCTATTGCTTTTTTGAGATCTTCTGCTTGGTCGGCGGCGAGTTTCGCTGCTTTGGTGTCTTGGTCTAAGAAGTAGTTGTTAATGTTGTTGCCAAGAGAATCAAGCAATGAATAAATTTGAAACATTGAATCTCCAAGCTTGTCTGCGTATCGTCTGGCTATTTCAACAATATTGGATCGTGATCCAATGTTTAGCGTGGCAAGGGGGAATTGCTTATAGTATTCCTTTTTAATTCGGAATTGGGTTCCGTGTATATCGGCATAGCGGCCTTTTTTGCCGGAGGACTTTGTTGCCTTTAGCATGTCGGCCATAAGCACCTTAGTGACGGGAAACAGATACCACTGAAGGATCAGTTCATCTTCGGAGCCCAACTTGTTGACAACAAGATATTTCATTGTGCCGTCCCATGCTTCTCCGGCTTCCTGTACAACTGGTTTTTCTTTATCTGGGCCGGTTTGGGTCCAAGCTGCGGCGAGGTCTTTATAGCTGCCGTGAACATAACCATCCTTCTTTAATAATTTAATGCTTATTGGTTGGCCATCTTTATTTATAATGTCTTCAGTGGAAATTGATTTATCAGGAACGATTTGAGTGCCGCTCACAAGGGCTGCCAAGAATGCTTCGAACAAGAAGCCAGCAGGCGAAGGGCCGAATTGATGAATGATTGATGCCAAGATGTCCAGTGTCACGAGATTTGTTAAAACTTGTGGAGCAGAGACATCGTTAATGCACGACTCTTCATCGCAATTGGTAACAAAATCGTTCAAAGATTTGATTTTGGCCTCAAGTGTGTCCCCTTCAACTTTGGAAAAGAATTTTTTTATTACATCGGGTCTTCCCTCTTTGGTTCCCCAATCCTCTGTGATTCGGAACTGCGGCAGTTTGATTGTAAGTTGCTTTTCCTCTTGGTCGAAGTCAATATCTTTTGTGGCCATCTCCTTCTCTGCAACCACGCCCCTCATACTCATGACTTCTGTGATTAGCTTGTCTAGTTCGCTTAACTTATTGATCATTCTTGATCTCCTCTAAAAGCCTTTGGATGTCAAGACCTGCACAATCGATCTTGCCTCTGGTGAGATGGAAGTGCGATAAGAAGCCCTTGAATTTGTTTGCTTTCGCAGTTGAGGACACTTTCGTTAACATATCACCATTGCTGTCGAGTGGGGTTTCCAACGGGATACCCGTAGCTCCGTGAATGGCTTTATACAATGCCTTCAAGGCTTCAATTTGTACCGGATAGAAGCCTAAGTGCGGCTTTAATTTGGTTCCATGTACACGGGCATCTGTGACTACTGGGCGCTCTCCGAACCCCCGAGATATATATGTTTTTTGGTACTTCAGTGAAAATGCGTTACTTATTTCGACCCCGATGGAGCTATGGTTCCACCTGCGCCCTCCGGCATGCCATGCGGCATGTTGGGTGTCCAATGCTTGGTAAATTGTACCATCATTATCAATCATGTAGTGGATGCTGATTCCTCGCTTCGCAAGCACAGATTGGCACGACTTGCTGCTAAGACATACGTCCCAATGTGTAACGAAGAAACTGGGCTTCCTGTCAGGGTGGCCGGCATAAGAAGAATAGGTTCCCTCTTTGGCATCGAGGCCGGATGGGTTTTCTGACCACAGGACAACCCGAGGCCATTCAATTGGAAAGAACTTGCCATTGTGAACAATGACTGAGGTTTCTTTCTCGACAACATAGGGTTGTCGATAGTCATCTATATTTGACTCTCGATGGGTCCAGATTCTACGAAAAGTAGATGGGCCACAGAGGCCATCGGCAGTCAGTTCGTTGTCTTTTTGAAACTTGCGAATAGCTCTGGTGAGTCTGTCGTCGTGTGTTGATACACCAAACCACTCGGGTTCCCAGCCGAGCTTTGCGGCTGAGGCTTCGTTGTAAAATTCTCTATCAATTGCCATTAATTTATCTCCTACATAATTTCATCAGCAATACCATACTCAATTGCCTCAGTGGCTGTTAAATAAACATTAACCTTTCTGTCAAGAAGACGGTTCAACTGCCTCTTGGTGAGTGATGATACTTCTACCAACGCGTTGATGTATTGTTCTTGCTGGTGTTGTATTGCGGCCATTTCATTTTTTAAATTATGAATATCTCCAACAGATCCTGCATTGCATGAATGAATCATAATCCGGCAATGTTTGCCAACATAGCGGCTGCCCGGTGTTCCATTGGCCAACAAAAGGACACCTGCTGACATAACCTTTCCAAGGCCGTAGGTGCGGATTTCACAATTTCGCTTTGCAATATCCATCATATCAATTATGGAAAACATGTCATCAGCATTGCCACCATAAGTTGATATATAGAAGTTAATGGGACCAAGCTTCTCTTCATCACTGTTTTTACTTAATAGAAGAAGGCCGACACAAATGTCAGAGGCCTTTTCTTCATCGATTTCTCCAAACAAGGCCATGCTGCGCATGTCAGGCCTTTCTAAGCTTGAAAGCAAACCTGCGATTGCTGCCGATTCGTCTGCGTCCTGATCTTGTTCTTTTGCGGAATCCTCTTCGGTTTCCAGTTTAATTTTTTTAGACATTTTGCCCTCTTATTTATTAAATTTATTTTGTTTCTCTTTCTTAATTAGTCTATCTAATTCTTGCATCGCAGATTCCCAATCAGAAAACCTTAAAATATGAGATTGGGCTTTGGGAAAAGTCGATATGAAATTGCGAACTATAGTGGCTCGAATTGAGTTTAAATGATAATTAGAAACATTTCGGGCGATCTCTATTTCTTCTTCCGGCTTTCCCATCCTTCGAAGTTCCAAAAGTTTTAAATGATGTACCTCAGACAGATCCTGACAAATAGTTCCCATGATTCTCAATGAATCGTCATGCACTTTTTGAAACAAAAAAGCCGAATAACCCAAGGACAAAAGGCCGCCGAACAACTTACATACAATCATTCCGACCGTAAAGGCTAAAAAGATTTGCATCCAAAACATATTTCCTCCATAATAAAAAAGGCAGATCATGGCCTGCCTTTTTCACTCTCTTTAGTGTAACAAATTTTATTTTTTTAATTATTATTTACCAAGGGCTTCATCTAAAGCTTTCTTGGCTCGCTTTGCTTTGAGAATTCTTTTGGCTACACGGCGGGCAACTTCTTGAACAATTTCTTCTTCAGACATTTGAAGGCTGACCTCAGCTAGCTCATCATCCATTGCCGCTTCTTCATCTTCGACAGGCTCTTCGAGCGGTTCTTCGACAGGCTCCATTGGGGGCTCTTCCATTGGTTCTTCCATTGGCTCTTCCATTGGCTCTTCACCTTTCAGTGCAGACATCACCTTGTCAAAAGCCATTTCCAATTCTTCAATGTCTTTCTCATCGACAGAAACTTCCATGTCGCCTTCTGGCTCTCCGGGCATTTCATCACCGGGCATTTCATCGCCGGGCATTTCACCTGCCATAGCAGCGGGGTCTTCGGCAGCGGGTGGAGCGCCAGCTTCCATATCTGCTGGGTCTTCTTCTGCTTCATAAGACATTCCCATCTCTTGGATGACATTGCTGACAACCATAGGTTTCATGCCTGCAAGACCCATGAAGCGACGGATTTGTGCTTCGCTTAAAAGTTTTTTCTTAGCCATAATATATAAACTCCTTAAAATGTTTATTCACTATAAATATGCTCCAGAACAAGAAAAACACCAAAAAAATGGTTTTTTTACAAATCTGGGTGTTCACTTGCGATAAGATCGAAAATATCCTCGATTTCGCCATCGACAATTCCGAACTGCTCCATCTTCACAAACCCAGATTCGATATCCTTTTGGGTTGTTTTGATAGCTTTTTTACTTTGTTTCTTATTATCCAATTTGTACTTATTAATAAATTTTATTATATCCCTGTCCTTTTCAATGTAAGCTGTAACAAAAGCTCTAAAAAATTCGGCCTGTGAAAGGCCGTCGTGTTGGAGTCTTATCTTCAACTTGGCATGCCTGATATCTGTGTCGTCGAAAACTATCTTTTTGTTTTTCTTGACCTTGTTCATTAAAAGCGATCCTTGATGTGGGTTCGGCTTTCATATAAGCCAGCCGAGCTTTGTTTTACAAATTTAGCTTTCGCTTGAAAGTCTACAATATTTAGTGCGCCGCTATATGAAAAGCCACTTCTAATTCCAGCTTCTAGCTCTTTTAAAATCTTTTTTACAGACCCCTTATAAGGCATCATATGTGAAACACCTTCTTCAGAAGAAGAGTGCCCCCTCCAATCGATTTGGGCTTCAATGGAAGCCATGCCACGGTACTTTTTATAAGTTGATCCATTGATCAAGGTTGTCTCTCCGGGAGACTCAAGCGTTCCAGCCAACAAGGAGCCAGCCATAACAAAATCAGCGCCGGCGGCGATGGCCTTTACCATGTCCCCAGAACTTTTAAGGCCACCGTCGGCTATTAATTTCGCTGGTCTATCTGATAAAGAACAGTCAATAATAGACTGCAAAGTGGGGATGCCATGGCCAGTTTGGATTCGGGTAGAACATATTGACCCTCCGCCGATTCCAACTCTAATAGAATTGGCGCCCCAGTCAGACAAATCATTAAAGGCTTCAAGGGTTGCCACGTTGCCAGCCATGATGTGTAAATCATACCCCAATGTGTTTCTCAGTGTCTTTATCGCATGACGGACAAGTGCATGGTGACCATGAGCCACATCGACACAAATGATCTCGACGCCAGACTCAACCAGCTTGATTGCCCTATTTAGATAATCCCCAGTCACACCAATGGCTGCTGCTTTTGTTCCAGTAACTCTCTTTATCGATGATACTTGCTCATAGATTGAGTTATATCTATGCATTATCCCACAAGCGCCGTGGCTGTTCATTGTGTTTAGCATAAAGGGATCCGTAACAGTATCCATTGGCGCTCCAAAGATAGGCAAATCTAAAACCACATTGGGAGATAGGATGCTGGCAATATCAATTGATTTTCTACTAACTATCTCCGAATACTGAGGGACTATAAGAACATCATCAAACGTAACTGTTGATCTCATCCATCCCCCAGCATCTTCACAACTCGTTTAATTTTAAATTTTGTGCCAGCGGGACCACAACGACGGATCTTGGTCTCCGACTTCATCAATTCAGCCTTTGCTCTGGCCTCGTGATAGGTATCAAAAATACCTGCATTCTCCCACACTTTCTTTTGTGGGTTGTGTTTTGGTGCGTCTTCAATCATTTTTCCTCCAATTTATTAAATGAAAACAAATTCCATGGGAATTTAAATTCTACATCTGAGTCAGGACTTAGGCATGCCCAGAAGCCAGTATCATTCTCTTTTATATACCACCCCTGCTGTTTGAAGTCTCCCTTGTGAGATTCAATCAGTATTCTCATTTTTCAATACCTCCACGACATCTTTGGCCTTCTGCCAACAGTCTGGACAATAGAGGCGGACAATTCCTTCCTTCTCTCTAACCACTACAGACCAAGAAGTGACCATTGTCTTATCTTTCTTGTCAAAATCTTTAAGACAAGCAAGACAATGGTCTGGCATTTTATCAAACAACCCCAACTTTTGCTCAAGCTCTGGCTTTTCCTTTAGTTTTTTTTGCTGTCTGGCATGCTCTCTTCTTTGTTGCCTATTCATTGGCCTGTACTCCCAAACCCGCCGTCACCTCGGTCGGAATCGGATAATCGATCAACCTCGACAAACTCCACTCTTGGGTAGGGCATAATAATAATTTGTCCGATGCGATCACCAGCATCGTAAACTTGTGTATCAAGTGAGCTAGATTCGACCCAGCCAAACTTAAATATAATTTCTCCGCGATAGCCACTATCAACAACGCCAACATGATTTCTTAGTGAGTGGGGTGTTTTTGACACAGATGATCTTGGATATATCAATCCAACATAGCCAGAAGGAATCTCCATTGCAATGCCTGTGTGATATACCATGTTGCCATACTTGTCTGCTGTCCCTTGAGAAGCGGCATACATATCCATACCAGCATCTCCATGCTTGGCATATGATGGTATTATAGCATCTGGATGCAGTTTTTTAATTTTAACTTCCATTTTAATCTCCAAATAATGCACCAGACCAAGTGGCTGGTTCGACGTAGGCTGTCAATGTGACACCCCCCACTTCAATACAATAATCATCAAGAAGTGGAAGCTTTGTCTCATACAGACAGTCAATTTCCCAATTGGGGGCTTTGTCTAACTTTCGTTTAAAACCCCCGCCAGCAACAAGGTGTGACTCGGCAATAAGCCAATAAAGGCCTGTTTCGTGATCTTCACATGTGTTGGTGCTAACTATAATTTCTGACCTGTCTTCGTAGTCATGACATGTCCAGTCATAATACTCCTCTGTCAAATAGAGGGGCTCGGGGCTTGTGACCTGTTCCCCACAGGCAAGCAATAATCCCAATATCATTTAGAACCTCGCAATGCATCGTACATATCGATAAGCTCTCCGATGTCAATGTCGTCTTTGAGCAGTCGATATGCCCGGGTGACCATACGCTGTTCTTCTTTGTTAAGCCAGCCATTATCGTCATATTCTTTTCGAAGGTCACGCTTCTGCTCCTTAAAGGGCTCCATGGCATCTTCTAAAGCTTTAACTGAAGTGATGTATTCCTTCATGTGTGTTTCCTTGTTCTTCTCTGGATTCAGAGAATCCGCAAGTTCCAAAATTTTACTTGTTTGTTCGTTCATATATTCCTCCGTTGAACATATATAATATAACACGTTTGATAGATTTGTCAAGTTAATTTTGAAATTATTTTTTAAAAAATGGCTTTAAAAAACATCAACATCATCCATCTGTCTGCCCCATCGGTAGCGTCAACCCAATGCTTGTTCAGGGCCTCGGCCTCAATGCTGCTGTAAACCAATGCATTCAAATGGTGCTCAGTGGGCTTTAGAGTTCCATCATCAAAATGAACATCACCGCCAGTAAAAGAATCGGGGTTTGATAATAATATTGAACAACTTAAGTTGCACCAAGGCATGTGCTGAGCGCTCCCAGTGTCATAGTGAACAATGCTGCCCTCATTATAATTCATAACTGCCCAATGAGATGTCAGCCGTATACCTCTTGGGCATGCATCCTCCGTTGGCTCGCTTACCACTCTTACACCTAGACTGTTTTCTATTTTTTTCACGATTCTTATGACAACAGGAACCACCTCAAGATAAAATGAGTTTTGATGATCGCCAGAGGGGAAGAACGTAGGTTTGTCAGGTCGCCGGGGTTCACGGAAAAGAAAAAGGGGATGTATCCAAAATTCACCAAACTCTATCAAAATTTCAGCTTCTTCGGCAGAAATGATATTTTTATATATTTTTCTATCAGGTATAAAATTCATAACTTATCCCAACATTTTCCAAGTTTTATTTATCGGACCTCTGGTTGAGAAGCCCCAGTCCAAAGAGTACGCAGGGCGGATCATATAGGGACGATTGCGATGTAACTTATCCCTAGTGGGATCGACACCCCAGCAGCGAATTCTTGTCTGCACAGAGTTCTCGTCAATGACATCCACAACATAGAATGGCTTACCATTGCGAGTCTTCTTTTTAACAATCTGTCTTGGAATGACCCAGCACACTCCCAAGTCCCTATCAAACTCAGAGATGGGCGGAATGTAAAGTTCTCCTAAGCGGCGATTGACGTCTTCTGTCATCACCAAAGCAAAAGGAAACATTCCGGTTAAATCAGTCAAATACTCAATTCGCTCCTCTTCTGTGAATGAACCTTCGGGTCGATACAGTTCGATCTTCTCATCGAGCTTCTTCTTGCTCCTTGGTTTATCAACGCATATCACAGACCAGAAGTGTTTGTCACCAGTGAATCTGTCATCAATAAGGTCAGTCATAGCTCCCGCCCGACAAAGGACATCAATTGCCTTTTTGTTGAACTTAGAGTAGACAATGTTCTCATTGAACAAGAGTTCTTCAGCATTGACAAAGGGTCGATTGGCAATGATTTGTTCAATTGCTTTCTCTCCAAGTCCTTTGATCGTTGTCAGTGGAGCGACCAATGTCTTGTCATCCACCAGATCCCACCGATAGCCAGATGTATTAATGTTCAAGTCTCGAATGGCGAAGCCATGCTGCTTAGCAAGGTTTATTGCTTTTTCTTTTCTTGTCTCTGGTTCTCTGTCGAGGAAGCTTGCGGTCCATTCGGGTTTATAATAATTGCAAAGATAAGCGCACTGATAGCTGATAATAGAATAAGCAATGGCATGAGACTTATTAAAGCCATAGCCTGAAAAATACTCAAAATTTCTCCAGAGACTGATTGCTTCCTTTTCCGGAATGCATTTATGTCTACATCCTTCGATGAATTTGTTGTAGATCCTTTCTTTGACCTCATTCCCTTTCCCCGTTCCCTTCTTTGTAAGTAGTTTACGGAGGAGGTTCCCTTCATCCAGACTCAAATTGTCACCTAACTTGTGTGCAAGCATGGCTATCTGTTCTTGAAAGATGAGGAATCCATAGGTCTCTTCTGTGATCTCGCGGACAGTGTCGTTGAGGTATTCAACATACTGAGGTTGTTCCTTTGCTTCGGCGAAGTCACGGTCAACACCAGCAGACAAAGGTCCGGGTCGATAGATCGAAGTGATAGCAGAGAGATCGATAATTGATCGGGGCTTAACTTTTTTGGCAAAACGTTGGGCTCCGTTCTCTGTGAACTGGAACACACCGATCCACTGGCCTTTGTGAAAGATGTTCTCAAAGACCTGCTGGTCTTGTAGGTCTATCGCATCCGGGTGCAGGTGGGTATCGTAGTAGGACTTGATGTCAGAGAAGGAGGGGTTCTCAATCCCATGGTGACGTGTCAAGATCCGAGAGATACAATCCTCAATCATACGCAACGTGGAGAGCCCAAGGATGTCAAACTTAATGAATCCCATTGGCTCTAATTGGCGAACGTTTTGGCCTTCAGACCAAGGGGTCTGTCTAACCCCCTTCGATGCTATAAGGGGCATGAACTTGTCCAGTTCTTCACCTATTACAACACCACCGGCATGTCTGGAGCATGAGCGATAGGAGCCCTGCAATGCCTGAACGTGATCCTTGACTTGAGGATATTTATTAAAAAATGCCTTAAGGCTCTCGGAGTAATCCATGACCTCATGAAAGGTTGGAGTATAGACCCCGGCTTTGATGCCATGCTTCTTCTTTGCAATTGGGGTTGCCTCATGCATCATCTTATTCGTCACGTTGTTGACTTCATTGAACGGGATCTCATAGAATTTAGAGATGTCCTTGATGAGAGAGCGAAGCTGTAATGTGTTCCAATTAGAAATAGGGACAACCGTATTGCTTCCCCATTCTTCAATAAGCTTCGCTTTAAGCGTCATTGGGTCTGACACATCGTAATCAATGTCGGGATAATCGGTGGCATCTGAGCGCATAAAACGAGAGAACAGAAGCCCATACTTGATGGGGTCGATCTGTGTAATGCCGAGGACATATGCTACCAGCGAACCAGCGGCAGAACCCCTTCCGGGACCTGCTAATTGGATCTCATTGGTCTTATCGGAGATTGCTTTCATTGTCAAGAAGTACTTCGAAAAACCACGATCGGCAATGATGGCCAACTCATGCTTCAATCTTTTGTGATATTCTGCCAAATCTTTGCCGCTGGTTTTTCCAAAATTAATTAAACCAGTGATAGATAGGCGTTCTAAATAATCGTCGGCAGTAAAACCAGCAGGAACCACAAAATCAGGAAGACGAACGGTAACATCAGGATCGAATCTTTCAACACGCTCAAAAGCAATTCTATGAGTTTCTTGAATGCTATCCAGTATAAGTTTATCATCGTATTCAACTCCACATTGTTTAGAATATCTTTTGTAGTCCTCCCACATTTGATTGCCGTTCTTGGGATAGAGTTCATAATCGATCTCGTCAACGGAAAGGGGGAGGTTCATATCTAGCCACTCGGGCTTGCCTTTACCAAGCCAGCCAAGTCTTTTATAAAGTTCACGATCCTTCCAAGCTGTTGGGTGAGGATAGTGAGAATCTGCGGTAGAAATCAGGGGGATGCCAAACTCTTTGTGCATTTGGATAATGTAATTGTTGAGTTCGTGCTGTTCTGGCACTGCGTTCCATTGAAGCTCTCCGATCCAGCGGTCTCCGAAGATGTCGAGCATCGTTTGGGTTGTCTCGCGCATACATTCGAGAACTGCTTCTTCGCCTTCATCGCGCTTTTCCCAATAGCAGCCAGCGTATACGCCACCAAGACAAGCAGAAGCAGCAATAACGCCATCACCATACTTACGTAATAGATTGTAGTCGATTCGAGGCTTTCTATAGAAATATTCACCGGTATAGCTCTCCGAAATAAGTTTGAAAATGTTGTTTAAACCTTCTTGATTCATTGCCAAGAGGACAAGATGTCGGCTGCGATTGATCGAGGAACGGCTTTTGCTTTTAGATGCGCCCTCGTTTTCCACATTAGTGCCCGATTGGTCGGCATCAATCTGTCTCGCCTTCTTCTTATCTAGTTTATGCTTTTCAAATTCATCCTTCCATTCCGCCAAATCTTTAATAAAATAGGCTTCAACCCCAAAGATCGGCTTGAAGTTTTTCCCATCAGCCAACATTCTTTTGGCATGTTGTATCTGGTATGCCAGACCATTCATATTTCCATGATCTGTTAGGGCGAGAGCCTCACAGCCATTGTTAAAGGCAAACTCCATATGTTCTTGGGGATACCCAAAACCATCAAATGGGGAACCTACGCCGCTATGTGCATGCAACCCCACAAATTTAATATCATTCATATAAAACCTCCACGTTTCATATTAATAATATAACATGAAACTTAGTCTTTGTCAACCTTTTTTCGCAAGATTTCTTGAGCTTTTTCTAATTCCTTTATTGCATTCTTTATATGCTGCTTGTGCGGTTCCCCAGTCATAACCCAGTGATTTAGGGTTTTTAATTTTCTAATCGTGCTGGTTACAAACATCCATTGACTTTCTTCTGTAGAATAAGACATATTTTCTCCATATTATATATTATAACAAACTATTGTTCACCTGTCAAGTCAGAATCTTCAGAAATTTTGACTTTCATCAAACACTCTGGTGCCATATCAATTTCAGAATTATCGGAAAACCACCTAACTTTAACAACTTGGTATTTATCCTCAACAACCCTAATAGACACAATGATGCCCAGATCGCCAAACATTTTCCACGGGCCATCGGGATCGTTATAGTACGATACATATTGAACTAATTCACCTACTTTAAATAATTTTAAAGCACTCTCTTCTTGCATAGTTGAAGATTACCTCATTGACTCCAAATACAGTGCGGCTGCACCACACCCTAATTATTTGCCTTTTGGGGCAATCTTCAATACAATATACGGTTTCTCCAATAATCAATGGCTCACATTCTTTAATGACACGCAAAGCACAGCCAGAAAGCATAGCTTAATCCTCCAATGTTGGGTATGGGGCCAACTCAAATACATAAAAAAACAAAGTTCGAGTTCCAACCTTAACAATATAGTCTATCATTGGTTCGTCGTCAGGCGCTAAAACAAAAAAATCGTGCTCCACGACCTCTCCGACTTCTCCGGCACGAACGACAACATCTTCAAAAAGAAAGGTAACATTCTTGGTTATAACCACATTTTGGCCTATGAAAAATTTTGGCTCCATATAAGTAAGTATTCTATTTCGACCCAAAATTGATTTCTAAAGGGGTATTATCAACATGTTTGGATTCCAACTTGGATACTCTAGCTTCTAAAATCCACAAACATAAAAACAAAAAACAATTCAATGACAATGATAATAGTGCTATCAAGCGAATAGTTCGCATCTGCGAAAAGGTTATTTTCCGCCCATGTGAGGGGAAATTAGGGTTTTTCTTTGTTGTGTTCATGTAAATCCTCCTGTCTTTCTATATATTTAACTAGTTTTCGCTATCAACGACATCTACGCCTATAGGATTAAACTCTCTATATTTCAATATTCCCTTCCATGGGCGTTTAATCTCCATAGAAAGCGCAGAGGTCATATATTCGCGATATTCCTGCCACGAAGATATATTTTGAAAACTAGATGGCGAAAAAATTGCTGATGTGGAGATGTCCAAATCAGTAAAAACATCTGATGGTTTAAAAAACCTTGCGGAATATCTTTGTTCTACCGGAAGAAATGATCTGGGTATGCCCCTCTCATCAACTACGTCAGTGGTATACATTCCAGTCCCTTTTTTGCGAATGTTTCTCCTATACTTTACAAAATCGTCCTTACCAAAAGTAAAGCTACAATACAAATCATTCGATATGTCCTTATCTTGATAAGATATATAAAAATTATTTTTAGAAGAAATTAGCTTTCTATGTTCTCGCAACTCCTCAACAGGATACACTCCATATGGGAAAGAAACAAAATACTTATCAGGAATAACCCACTTGCTCAATTGAGAGCTAACCTTTAAACTGATCAGAGCGCCGTGGATAACAGACCACGATAAACAATCTCTCTTGTCCCTATCTTTGGGGTGTATGGGGACATAAAAAATAGGAATCTGGATTCTTTCAGTAGATGGGAATCTAGATTTTCTCCCAATATAAACAGGGTCTTGAATATAATCACCCACTCGATGTCTTATCAGGGGTGCTATATCATCATTGCACACTAGCCAAATAGTTTCGCAGCCGGCCATCGCACATTCATAAATGGCATGTTCAACAAGTGTATAGTTGGGGGCAATTGGCATAAGACAATCAGGCACGTCAAGATCAAAATCCAACGGTTGGCCAGCAACTGGTACGATTCCCGCTAGATGAAAGGAAACTGTCGTCTGAAAAGGCTTGCTGTCATTTTCCATAATTTACCCTTGGTGTTTCTTGGTAAGTCTAATATCTGTCCCAAAGTCATATTGGGAACTATTTGCTCTGTAATATCTCGATGGAGGTGTTCTATTTTGATTGGATCAAATTTTCTTTTTCGATACCTATCATATCCCTTACTGGTACCTCGGATACCTGCTTGTTTCATCATCATTCTAGTTTTAAGAGAAACATACGCCTCAGAATACTCAATATCATAAATCTTATCAATTTTGAGATAAGTTATCGACACGACATCTCTGGCTCCCCTGACTCCGATTCTTTTAGAGGGGTAGAACACCAATTTGTTCGCTAAATATTCCTCATCTTCAAGCTTATCGATATCATGTTTTCCTCCAGATCGAACGGCGAACCAATCATGCATCCATGCGAAATTTGTCAACTGCGAATCGAACTTCTTTAACTTATTAAATGTGACTTCAAACTTTCCCAGATTATAAGTCGAAACATATAGTTTACCGACTTCTCCTCGAATGTTTTCAATTGAATTGGGAAACAAGAGAAGACCAGACAACGATAATAAAAAAGATAGGCGATCCCAGAGTTGAAGAGAAAATATCTTTTCTTCTGGTCTATATCCTAAAAAACAAAAGTTCAAAGTAGGGTGTACTTCGCTTATTTCAGACGGTCGGCGGGGCTGGTCAATAACAATTGGAGTTTCGGTTATATATGAATACAAAAGGGACTCTAAACTCCCCCCGATGACCAATTTGTCCATCGAAAAGGTGTGACCTATCACTTACCACCTCTGCCAATTGACTTCAAAAAAGCTTCATAATCAAATGCTTTTGAAGAGAAGTGTCCCTTTTCGACACCATCAGCAGGACCAGCAGGAACAAAGGGCTGGCCCAAGAAATACAAACTAGTCAAGTCCTTTGGTGGGAGAGGTTCAATATCTGTTTCAGGTAATTGGCTTTTAATTTTTTCCAAGATGTAAATCAAATAACTCTTGCCATCTGGTGTCAAAATCGAACCACCCATGCCCCAGTCAACTGCCCCGGAGCCACCGAAAAATGTTGTTCCAAACGAAGGCTCCACGTTTGGATGCCCAGTCAGTGTCACTGGTATTTGAACACTACTTGTGGGGTGTTGTTTAGTCTTTACCACCTCTATGATGGTATCAATGTCAGCAGCGAGAGTTCTCTCTTCATCGTCAGTAAGTTTTAACATCAGCATTTCAACTTTTTGATGCGCAAACTCTAGGCCCAATTTGGGGCGATAAATTCTTCCCGGGTTTTCTTTTCTCTCTTGCTTTGTCCCAAACACAGCCCAATATAAGAAGTTATATGTGGAGGCGACATTCCCACTTGCCCGCATTGACATGTCAAGACTTGGATCTACGATTTGTAAAGGGGAAAAAAGAAAATCCCGCATCTTTTCGCCAACTTTTAATCGACTTTGATGGGGGTCACTCTTCATCTCCATCTCGTTCAAATATCTCTTCCAACCCTCGTGGATTCTCTTCATGGTCATCGTCTCCCATTCTATAAATAAAGTCTTCTGGTATGTCCTTAAGTAGTTCCTCTCCCAAGATAACATCATAGGTGAAATATTTGACATATAGGCCAGTTTTGGCACACATATAATTCTTTTCATAAGGGCCTGAAATCACGATTCCGACTTTGGCATTGTTTGGTTTCATAACTGATTTGCCAAAAGCACTCAAAATAATTAAATTGCCAACCCTTAGTGGCCTATTTCCCACCTCTAAGTTCCCTATAGGACTTAACCGTTATTGGGAAAAGGTCATTAGCAAACTGTAAACAAGCCTCTGCAACTCTTCTAATTTCCCATTGGGCTCCTTCGTGGGTTCGCAAGTCGACGAACTTAAGTAAATTATTAAGATTGACCGTTCCATAATATTCTGTATATAAGTTTTGAGGCAAAACCATTCTTGCCTGCTCACGACACACGCCGGATTTTAAAAGCATGTTAAACAATCCAACGCTCTCCTTAGTGGCTCGATTTATTAAATTCGAAGCTGTTACTCCATAACCAATATCATATAAATCTGGGATAATTACCGGGTCGATGAGTTCAGCCTCATTAGATGCTTGTCGATTTGATTCATGCTGGGTTCTGAACGAGTCGGGAGTATAAAATTGTAAATCTTTAGAAGTATAGCGTCTGGATATTTCATTATAACTCCACGTTCTATGTCTGTGGTGCTGTGATCGAACAAATAGCGGAACTGTAAATTTAAAAGTTACACTACAGTGCTCCAAAGTTGAAGTGTGTCTGTGTTTTATAAGATAATTGATCAACTTTTTGTCTCGGGTATCCAGTTCTTCTTTTTCTATTCCAAATGACACCCTTGCGCTATTGACAACTGTCAAGTCAGAACCCATATGCTGTACAAGGTCTACCTTGCCGATGCTGTCATCATATAAAAATATACTTTTCACTAATCACCTCAATATAATGGAATGAGAAATTTAAGACCAGACTCGTAATCAAAAGTATAATTGTCTTGGGCCAATTGAGCTTTTTTGTCCTTTATGACAAAGGTGGTCACTTTGGAGCCGGGAGCCTGAAATTCGCCCTGATCTTTATCATAATCAACTTGGATCATTTGAAAATTTGGCAATTTCTCGCCCCAGACATAACCCCATTGGTTATATTTTCTGTTTAAACTTTCGGCCTGTGCGCGAGATGGGTTCATAATCAAAACAGAGTCCTCATCATTGTCAAATTTGCCACCAACCGGGATGAATTGCAAATTCATGCTGGTGAGATCTTTTTTAAGTCTATTGTCTAGCATGGCATTTTTAGCTGCGTCTGTTTCTTGGGCCATAGGGTTTTGGCCCGACATTATGACGATGGTTTCCACGGAAGGGTCTCGGCCCTCCAAAACGTCTATGATTCTGTCGTAAGTTTTCCTTGATACGTCGCTGGGAAGCGGATCTTCAGTGTCAGGTGGTGTCTCGGACAGAATCATAGAGCTTTTCTGTCTCTCGAAAGTCACTTCTTTGATTAAAGAGCGAAGGTTGTCTTTTGTTAATTTCATGTATCAATTCTCCCAAAAATATAATTTTCTAATATTAAATAGAAAGAAGAGTCATCAATTTCAATTTTATGTAACATTCTCCTTTCAACCAATATTGTATCATTGGTTTGCAAAGAGTCATAAAATTTTGAATCTCTGGACGCTTCTATAAGTATAGCCTTGGCATAGGGTGACACAGGCTTTTCATAATCAGATGGCAGCACTATAATACTTTCATCTATTTTTTCTTCTTGTTCAATCAAATCGACAACTAAGTGACGATTAAATGGTAAAAAATGCATTTTTTCTCCTTTAAATTGTGCATGTATCGTTTGTACAAAATTTAGACCCGGCTCCGGCTTGTTCAGTGTTTATTCTCTGAACTGGGACAACCTTCGAGATCATCTCTTCATATTGTTTTTTTGTAATTGGCTCATAAGGAGCCTGTTTGTAGCCAGTTTCTTCATATTTCAAAAAAGAAACAGCCTTGAGGCGGGTTTCGTACATCTCAAGTGCATCTTTCAACTGAGGCGCTTCGGATGGTTTGAACGTGACTGTAATGGACACACTATTGTCGGCCCAAAAGTGCTGATACTGGGCTGCTATCTCCAATTGCTCCCACATAGAAACATCGCGCTTTCCTTTTGTGAAATGAGGCTCGTAAACAGGAAACTCAACACACATTGTATTCGGAGAATAAGCATCTTCTTCTATCTTATAGCCAGCGGACTTAAGTGCTGGAAGTAAATCGGATGTTGTGGCAAAGCGGATCCGTCGAATATAGTATTCATCCTCGGGAAAATGTATGCCGGGAGTTGAACCATTTAACAAAGATACAGTTCCAGAAGGCTTTATCGATGTCATACGAACAGAACGGGGTATACAAAGCCAATCTGAATATTCAATGTCCATTGCCTGAACTTCATCGTAAGCATTGTCACACCACTCATAGACTTGTCGTCTGCCAAACTTATTAAACGCTTGGACCACACCAGATTGAGATAGGCCGATTCTTCTATTTTTTAACATGATGGCATTAGTCTCAGGCCAATGGGTATTAATCAGGGTAACTGTCTTGCCATACAGATAAGCGATCTTCAAGGTTCTAAGATAGTCTTCATAGGTGTCGTGCTTTGCGGGGAATGTCTCAACAAGACAACATAATTCTCCGTCTTCAAGTTGTTGCTCGACACAGGGATTAAATCCCATCACCTTTGTATCATCATATCTAATGCCATCCTTCATCCTACCATAGTATCTTGCATTGTCAAGCCAAATGTAGCCCGGCTCACCATTTTGTTGACTTTGTTCGGCATGCCAAGTATAGTCCATTCCAACTTTAGCCTCAAATGAGTTGTTGGAGCCCCATCGATGGTGATAGAGTTTTTCTTGGTCATTCTTCATTGTTAAATAACTTTTATCCTCGGCTTGGCCGAGGGCGAGTGCGGCGGAACGGCGGACATTGCCTGCGACGACGCACCGTCCGATAAGATTTTCTGTGTCGACAATATCAACCGATGTTATCTCTTCTCCGGCCTTGTTCACATATAGCTCTTTAAGATTCTTGTGTAGCTCAATTAAGGGACCTGCTCCGCTTGCGGTGCCACCAAAGCCCTTGATGGGCTCTCCGATACCACGGATCAAGGAGTAATCGAACTGGGGCACTTTCTTGCCCAAGAAATAGCCATCTAATATCAGGTGGACAGAGTTGACCCAGCCCTCGCGAGAGTCCTCAATCATGTGAATGTCGTTGGTCCACTGAGGCTCTTTGACCGTGAAAGTACCGGCGGCAAGAGTATCAAACCCAACACCAATTCCGACCATTAAAGCATCCATCATCCAAGAGAATAAATAGCCGCCTTTGGAGCCAAGATCTTTGGTAGAGCGGAATGCACAATTAAAAAGTCCTGCGCCTGTGCGCTCATAAATAAACTTTGTACCCATCATCCACAATCCTCTGCCGGGAGGTGTCCACTTGAGAGTAAACAGCCTATCATAAGCTTCTTTTGCTGTTCTTTGGGCTTTGGCATCATTCCATTCGAGACCTGTGGCCACAACATGGCGCTTTTGAATATCAAACATGCCCTCAATTACTCTGCGACATGTTTGATACCACTCTTCTGTGCCTGTAGCGTTGGGATCAAACTCACTCAAACGCCTTGCATAGGTTCTTTTAAATGTAATATATCCGACTGGTCCCCACGGAACGGTCTTTTCTCTATATTGGTTAATAAATTGATCCGATAGTTTAAACTTTCTCACACTAATGTCTGCTAGTTTCACCACAATGTTCTCCTATTTCTTGTGTTGTTCGTATTTTGTTTTCAAATACTGTAACGCGGATGCCGTGGTTTCCTTAACAGCATCGTCTGTGTCTTCTCCGGTATTCTCCAATACCTTCATACATATGCTTGACCAATCAATAAAGGTTGGAAATACCAAGCCATCTGGTCCATTTCTGTTTTTGGCTACAAAAACTCTGCCCTTATTCGCCTGTTTATCTTGAATTGTTCGAGACAAAGAAAAGATAAAATCGGCAACAAAGCACTTATTAAAGGCTTCCGATATAGATTCCATCGTGATAACCTCTGCATTCAGGCCAGACCTATTGGTCTGCGAGGCTGTCCACACGGGACAATTATAAACCTGAGCTATTGCTCTAAGCTCTTCATAGATGTTTTCCAATTCGTGCCTCTTTTCGCTACTTGATTTGATTGGTTTTAATAAATCGGCATAATCGACAATAATCATATCAGGCTCAATTGAGCGTTTCCTTAATTTTTCAAGATGACTCTTAATTGTGGAAGTCGATGCCGACTTTGTTGGATATTCCTTAATAATTAGTTGGCCTTCGAGGTCTTGGACAACATCAAAAACTTTTTCTTTATTTCTCAACAAATCGCCAAGTGGGACACCACTTATACAAGAGTCATATCTTTGTCCAACTACCGTATCTGCCAACTCAAGAGTATAATGGATAACTGTTTTGCCATCCTTAACAGCGTGGGAGCCCAAATGGCACAGTACCATCGATTTCCCGGCGCCAGTGGGAGCAATAACAACTCCAAGCTCTCTTCTTCCAAGACCGCCTTTACTAACATCATCTATGCGTTCCCATCCGGTGCTCACAGGGTGTCTTGGCTTCAGGATAAACCGCTGTTCAAAATCTTTCAAATAATCGTGGCCGAAGTTGTTTTCCACACCGAGCCTTAATGCGTCATTGATGATCTTCTGTATTTCATCATAAGAAGATGATTTTAAAAGCCCAACAGATTTGATCATAGCTTCTTTTAGAACTTGTTTTTTGCAAAAATCTATGGCCTGTTCTTTAATATAATCTGCACCGACGACAGCACCGCTCATTATTCTAGAATAATAATCTCGGACCTGCTTTTTAACGGCTCCATTTTCTTGCAACAAACCTGATTTAAGCATTGTAGCCATCAACTCATAACTGGGATGAGTCTTGTATCGATCTCGATAGTTGAATATTGTCTCTACAAACACCTGAAGATATTTGAGTTCTAAAAAATTTATATTTAAGACCTCTGAGATTTGATCACAGAATGGTCTATCTTCCAAGATAAGCTGACACAACTTTTCTTGAAACGATTTCCCGAAACGGGAAAGAGTCTCCGTTTGATTAGCCATAGTTTCCTCCAAAACCTAATATAATTATATAACACGTTGACAGAACATTGTCAAATACTATTTTTTATTTTTTTTTCATGAATGTTTAATGCAGAAAAGCTTCTGAAATATGTGTATAACTCATTGAAATTTAAAGAACCTTGGCCATCTTCAAAAAGCATCTTTGTAACATTAATTTTTGCAAAATCAAATTCAAAATTTTGAATTTGATAGTCAATCGATTGTTTGTTCGTGTAAGATATTATTGGATCATATAACTGCATCATATCATAATTTTCAAAAACCAACTGATTGTTGTCTATAATATTTCTATGGGCGGCGGTGATTTTATCCTGTTTCCGGCAATTTTCAATAATATCGAATACAGTGTATTTTTTTGACTCCAACAGAAAGTTGAACAACTTTGCCACCGTTTTCAGTCCAACTCTCGGAACTCCCGGCAAGTTATCGGATTTGTCGCCCACCAACGCCCTCGCAAGTGCATAATTGTTGGGATGTATCCTGTCCTTGTCCAAAAGCGATTCAATCGTAACAAATGTATCTTGAATGGGTCGATATACACTTGTTTCATCAGAAGCCAATTGAAAAAAATCTTTATCACTTGAAACAATGACCTTTTCCCAACCAGAATAGTAATCTTGGTGTACTATGTGTCCTATTAAGTCATCTGCCTCTATTCCATCCAACGATACTTGTATCACTGGCATTTCGTTAAGATATTCATAAAGGCGAATTTGTTGATAAATTCTATTTTGCTCCTGAGAGGCTGGGTCAAGCTCAATCATTCGTCTGTTAAACCGAAGAGGCTTTCTTCCGGCCTTATAGTCTTTATTTTTTGCTTTCTTTCTTTGAGATCCACCGATGCCGTCCCAACAAACTATAATCTCGTCAGGTCGGAGTATTCTTGTAATTTTCTGCATTGATTTAAGAAATCCAATGCAGCCGCCGATGGGAATGCCCTTTCTGTCCATTGTGGGATTCACAACATAATTTCTAATAAACAGATTAAGTGCATCAATTATAATAACCTTTTTCATCTTTTCCTCCATAAAAAAACCTCCATGCTATAATATAACACGGAGGAAGTGGTTTGTCAAGTAATTTTATTTTTATTCTTCGTCGCCCAAATCTATCTCATTTGCCGTTTTGTCAAAGCGATGAATGATAACCTCATCCATCAAATCATATACCAATTGGCGGAAATTCTTGTCTTTTAGCTTTTCCACCCACTTAGAGACTTGGAACTTATGTTCATAGCCCTTTTTGTCAATCAGAGTATACCAACCGCCGGCCTGTTTTAACTTATCGGTTCCAGACAATTTCAATGCTGTAAACCAGCTTTCTTCATCTTGAATTCCGACGTCAGAGCCCCAGAGAATTTGAAAAGTTGCTCTGCGGCCTTCAGTACCAAAACGAGATTTCTCTAATTTAACTTTAACTTCAGAGCCAATTCGAAATCCACTATTATCCGTAGTGAATGCATTTTTAGCTTTCCGTTTAGTAAGCCAAACCCTGAGAGAGCAATTATATTCAATTGCTTTGCCGCCGGGGGCTACAAAGGGGGTGGTCATAGCCTCTGCGATACTTCTCGTAATATTGGTTTTCAACTGATTAATTAAAATTAGCGTTGATTGTTGATTGGCCAAAGGAATAGTTAACTTTCGAAAAGCTTTACCCATGGTCCGTGCCTTGACTGCCATACTTGACAGGGGATTGAAGTCGCCTTCAATATCTGTTTCGCATGCTGTATTTGCAATGGAATCCCAGATAAACAACCATTGTGTTTCTGAGCTTGCTGACATCAAATCCTCAATTGTTTCCAAAACTTTCTCAACCGAAACGGCCTGAACATACATTAGTGTGCTCAATTCACAGCCGGCTCTTCTCAAAAAAGCTGGATCGAGTGAAGATTCAGAATCAAAATAGACTACTTGCATATCCATTTTTTGTGCATTACCTGCTACCTGCGCAGCCATAAAAGACTTGCCTGTAGCTGGCAGACCAGCTATTTCTGTTATTTTACCAACGGGGATGCCAGCCATCTTGCCCCTACAGATAATCGAATCCAACCAACGGGAGCCAGTCGGAATCCACTGTTTAACTTCAGTGGGATTATCTTTCGTTAGATCGTGAGCAACATTCATGCCAGTCGTTTTATTGATTCGCTTTTTGATTGCTTCAAGATCCATTTTTCCCGGTTTTTTCTTCATTTGTACTACCTTTCCCAATTATACACCTCTGTTGTAAGATTCAGCAAACAAAAGTAAATCTTGTTCGCTCTTGGAACCAGCAGAGATACGAAGAACCTTTCCATCTTTAATTAGAGCAAAAGTTGGAATACTTCGCACACCAAATTTGGCAGCAGTATTTCGAGCTTCATCAACATTAACTTTTGCAACGGTTATATCTTCGCCAAGCTTAGAGGCTACTGATTCGACTTTTGGCATCATTCTTATGCACGGTTGACACCAATCTGCATAAAAGTCAACTAAAGTGATGCCCGATGAAGTTGATTCTTCAAATGTTTCATCGTTTAGATTAATAATCATTTTTTATTCTCCTTTTAATTGATTAAGTCTGCGGGGGCTATACAAATGCTCTTTGATATATTTATCTCCCGCAGACCTTAAAAAGGGGATATATTGTTTTTTAACCATTGTATAGGAAGTCTCATTCATATCTGGAAATCCTGCTGTTTTTAACATCTCGTTAACTTCCAATAAAGTGCAGCCTGCCATAATAGCAGACAACTCAATTGCCCTTTGGGCAGGAATCTTTTTTTTACCAGCCATGTTTGCTCCATTCATTTAAAATTAAGGCATCTGTAACCCATGCCTCCCTGCGGTTTTGGACCTAACTCGCGCTTATAAGTTCAATTTCAAAACTCAACTTCTTGCCGGCCATCGGGTGATTAAAATCCAACTTAACGCTGTCTTGACTTATTTCATCGATTTTAGCAGCAAAGCGTTGCCCTGATGCGTTTTGGCCATGGACAATAGATCCAACAACCAGATCTTCAGGCGTTTTAAAATTTTGAAGCGGCACAACCGTATAGGCATCGGGATTTATTGGCCCATAAGCTTGATCTGGTTCAACTTCTATTTTTTTAATCTCGCCGATATTCATTTCTGAAATAGCATCTTGAAATGCTGGCATGATGGTGGCGGCTCCAAATTCAAATTTTAAGGGTTCGCCTCTTGTTCTAGAATTGTCGAACTCAGTGCCATCATCTAATGTTCCCACATAGTGAACAGCGACTTTCTGTCCTTTATTTACACTCATATTATCCTCCGAATATTTAAATAAGGCATCTGTAAACCCATGCCTTCCTGCGGTCCAATTAAAACTAAGCGCCCATTAATTCTTGGAATGCTTTATCAACTTTTGACGATGACGTAGTGTTGTATTTCTGCGTCTCGGTAGAGGTTGATTCGGAGGAAGTATCAGTTGACAGATACTCATCCAGAATGGCTTGAACCTCTGTTTTGGCTTTTCTTTCAAAAAGAGATTCGATATCTGGAATGCTGTCAAGCAATTGAGAGCAGTCAGCCACCATATCATCACAAAGAGCCGATGGTCTACGCCTTGGTTTTAATTGAGTTTTTGGAAAAGATCCGGGGGTGCCGGGGACTGAATAATTCAGAACAATATCTGTTCCAGTTTCGGGATCAGTAATATCCCCATAATCCGGGTCAAGAACATACCCAAGAAGCATTTCGTAAGCAGTCTTGCCATAAGACCAAACCTTTACTCCTTGTGATTCTTGTCCACGAACCAAAATTGGCGAAAAATAACGTTTCCGAGCGAAAAGCTTTTTTGCTTCGCGTTTTGCCCGGTCATCATTGTTATCCACACCATCTCGCCACAGTTGTGATGCGAAATCACAGATTGGACATTCACCGCCGTGAGTTCGCTTTTCACAAAGAATACCGGGGTTTCGTCCCACGTTATAATGAAAATGAAATTCCTTGAAAGGATCTCCATCAGAAGTGGGCAAAATACGAATGGTTTGGTCGCCCTCTTGCGGACGCCATTTTGTATTATCTTGTTTTCTTCCGCCGTTGCGGGAAAGTTCGAGCTTCGCTCGCATTGCATCTAAATTTAAAGCCATATTGTTATCTCCTTATAGTTTATGGTCATTTTGGGGATTCACCCTAAAGTCAAAAAGTATAATCTCACTCTTTGCTGTCTTATATATTATAACCTATTGGTTATCATTTGTCAAGTTATTTTTACTTAAATGTGTAAATAGTTTATCTCTATATTTTCCAAGTTTGGAAATTTTCGTCCCGAAATTTTTTGGCCTATAGCGATCTAGAAAAATTCGCTTTATATCAAGATCTTCTTCCGCGCCGGTGATTTGTTTAATTTCATCCCAAGTCATGAATACTTGATTAGTCTTGGATGATATTTCATAATTGAAATCCCACAAATTTCCACCTTGATTATACCAGACATTCTTTCGATCATCGGACACCCATTTGCCAACCTCTGCTGCAAACACATGAACGCCTTCTTTTTTGTGTCCTACAACAAGTACCTGATCACCGACATAGGCTTTACCTGCTTTGTTGGATTTGCCAATGATCGAGTGCTTGTGTGATATCTTCACATCATTATCTGATGATGCCATGACTGAAAAGCGATCAGTATATGGAAACACTGTTGTAAAAGTGCTTGGCTCTTTGCTATACATTGTCGCCTCCAATGTTATTTTCCAATGTTTTACCCAATTGGTTTACTTGGCGTGATGGGATAGAGGCCAAAAGACTCTTGATTAAATCTATTCCATCCGTAGGGAGGGATTCAATGGTACTATAGACCTTCGATGATTTATTAAATGATATCTGGCCATTGGCCATTTTCCATGCCGTCTTGGCTGCAAGCTCTTCGATTGTAAATACTAAGGAAGTATCCTCTTCGATTGCCTCAGCGACTTTCTCCTGTTGCGCCTCTTGTTGTTGTTTTTCATATTGTTCAACGATTTTTGTAAATTCAGATGCACAAAGTTGCTCAATCTCGTCTCCAAACTCAATTTGAGTTTTAATGTGGTTAATGACAAACTCGTCATCAGACTCAGAGTTAAAAAATACGATTTGGCGGATGCTTTTGTGATCATGAGGGGCCGCCTTAACAACACTAATTGATTGCCCCTTCTTTTTGCGTTGACCGATCTTAAGAAAATGATTTGTAACAGCCTTAACGTCGTTGCGATAAATATTAATACCGCACTTGGTAAGCTTCGCCTGTTCTTTGTTCGGCTCTACAATCCAGCTTCTAACCTCAATATTTCCTGCCTTGTTAAAAGCCGAGTTGTACGAAGTTGAATTGAATATGTTTGCGGAAGATATCTTGAACCACTCTCTTTTATCCTTGTTGTCTACATATGATACTGCCATTGTCAATTTGTTTGTATGAAGAAAGTGGCCATATCGGTTGGCATAATACTCCCTCAAGGCGTTAAAAAATCTTAATGATGAGGTGCCATATTTGCCCCAAGTTTTAATGTTTGGCAAAATCGTAGTCGTGCCGTCATGGTCGATGCTGACAAACCTTTTGATTATATCCTCATGATCTCGCAGTTCTTCAGGTATATTGTCTGTGTCTAAATAGTCAATAACTGGTTTTGCAAAACTCTCTTTAGATGAGAAGTCCCATGTAGAGTAATAGTAGGTTCCATTGTGCCTAGTTATTGTTACTCTTGTGTCCGAAAGCTTATAAAACAGCTTAGACCCCAAACCAGCCATTGAAATCCCACTAGTATCTTTAGGTTCGTTATGGAAAGTATGATAATTGGTGCAAAAAATATCTTTTGCAATCCCTGTTCCAATGTCCATCGTTATGATTTGATTCTTATGTGAATCAACAATAACCATAACTTCTTTAGATCCGTATTGGATCGAGTTGTCCGTATATTCTTGAATTACATGTACCCCGGATACGGACCGGTCTACAGTTGTTGCATATCTATGTGCATTAAAGATTGTTCCATTGTGTTTAAGCATTATTCCTCCAAGACTACTTAATTAATATGGGGGAGTTTAGAGCACTCCCCCGTTGCTCATATATTAATATAACACGTTATGAGATTTTGTCAAATGAAAATTTAACATTACTTTCAGTAATTTGTCCTTGGATAGTGTTGTGGTTAAATACTCGCCATCCATTGGCTTTTACGTCATAAACGATCTCTTCACCTTTAGAAAGCCGGGGGGTTTTACCAGTTCCACGAATATGTTGTGGAACATCAGTTCCTTTGACAAAAGTCATGGTTCGAGATTGGCCGTCGCGCTTGGTAAAGGTTCCGGTGTATGTATTGTATTGATTCATTGTTCCTCCTGTTGTATGTAATGAGTCATTTGTATCGCGTGACAGAAGCTTTGATCGTACTCTGTCGTATACATTGCGAATGATGTTTTGCATGATGTTTCTTTTACCTCCATCATAGTTTTGATCTTTTGGATCTTTTTATCATTAGACTTTTCCGTCTTTTTGATATTATAAATATAACATGTTTCGGTGATATTGTCAAGGGGAAAAAACAACTTTTCTTCACTTTTTTCCACATCGACCATTGCAAAGGTTCTAATACGAGAAATTTCTTTTGGTTCCATTTTGAAGCCCATAAGTGGATCAGTGTTTTGATAAATATTGAAATAATGAATCATAGATGCCACTGTTTCGTTGATCTTTGCGTTCGCCTCATGAAATGGGATGCCATCGAGGAGATCAAGAACATGCTTATTGGAAACCAAGTAAATTGCATTAAGTAGGCCGCAGCGGGCATATTGCTGCAACACACCAATTATGACTTTTTCTCTTAATCTAGCTTGAGCCGACATAAACATTGGATCTGAAGATATATGAACAACGTTTATCTTGTGGTCTTTAATCTGTTCAAGAACGGCCAATGTTGAGGCTGCAACTTTTGCGGCTCCGGCTACAACAAACCAAACTTCACCTTCGATTTTCTTAATTTTTCTTTTAAGCCTCGGAGTGTTCGCCTCGTACTCTTCAACGGTTGACTGTCGAGGGATTTCCTTGTCCACTTCTAGCGTAACAACCCTATATTGAGAGTACTTCTCGAACTCTCTTGCTATGTTGGCACCAGCGGAGCCCAATCCTATCACTACCATGAGAACTCCTTTAATTCGCCCATGTTTTGGCCTATTTTAACCCCAACTTTGAACTTTCCAAGCGTTGTGTCTTCAAAAATCTCTCTAATTTGAGGCAAAAGGTTACGATCGCCATGAGCAAGGTCAATTACAACCGAGTCGTGAATCGCGAAAGCAACATTTGATCGCTTGTCTCTCAAAAATCGATGGATCTTGTTAACCTGAGTCATGCAGTTGTCGGATGATGAACTTTGAAGCAGATAATTGAGAGCATGAAAGTCATCTGTCTCGATCTCACGCCCGAAGGGTGTATACACGCACCCACCCCGGTAGTAGGAGGTTAGGATAGACTGGCGGTCATAGTAACGTTCAGTCAAATAGTCCTCCGAATTGGAATTGTAGAGCCAAGCAAAGAAACGCTCTTTAGCTTTAGTTCTCGTTGTAAGATCGCGATATATGTTCTTCATGTGAAACTCGTGAATATCCTCATGAGGTTGCTCCTTTTTGGTCAATGACAGCAATGTTCGTATCTCTGCACCATTATAATCAAACTCAACGAACCAATTGTTCTTCGGAAGCAGAATCCCCTTGTGTTCTGCCTTAAGGTTCATGATGGGAAACGAATCAGGATGAGTTGCCAAACGACCCGTTATTGACCCAAACACATTGTAATTAATGAATGTTCTCGCAGGATCAAAGCGTTCCACTATAGAACGAGCTTTGGGGTCTTTGACGGCGAGATGTCTGGCCAATTCCCAATCTATTTTAAGATTCTGTTTTGCTATTTCTCTGCATGTCTCATGCGTCTGAGACAGAAAAGAATAATTCTTTGGTTTTTCGATCTCTTCAAAAATATATTGACATATCAAGCTCTTAGTTTCAAGATATGCCTTCAATTGTTGTTCCGGCACCATGTCAAACAAACATATCTCCGATATATCTATCTTCGCATTCAAATGTGATTTGATTTGGGCTTTGATTTTTTTTTCGTGTGACTCGAGTCGGTTTTGTAAGTGTTCGGGGCAAGCCTTAGCAAGCGCTTTACCGCCGCTCCAGATATGTGCATAGTCAATATCGTGACCAACGAGATGATGAGACCAATCCCAAGTCCCGCGCAAAGCATTAGGAACCCGATCATATACGAAGGTTCCGTTTGTGTAAATTCCATAACATCCATCCTTTTCATCAATAACTTGAAATGCCATTGTTTCTCCGTTTTATATAATATAACATATCTTGGAGAACTTGTCAAGTTTTTTTAATAACTTCCTTTAGTTGGATCAGGAAGCAAAACTGAAAGCGGGGAGGCTCTTTCTTCTGCTGCATTTTCAGCTTCTATGATTTCCTTTCTTAATTTCGTTCTCTTAGCGTGTTGATATGTAGTTCCGGGCTTGAACTTATATAAAGAGCGATACTGTTCATTGAGATACCTCATTGCTTCCTCTGGGCCAAGGGAATTATAAAAATATTTAAGTTTTGAAATCACTCTAGCTAGATCGGCCGGCGCTAGTGGCAGGTCTTCCTCAATATTTCTTATTTGTGTATAAAACACATAAAAAATTAAATTGGGGATTCTCGCCGCAACTGCTTGGGCACTAGTAGATTCTCTAAACTTTATTTTATTTACCAAATTATACTCTGGGCATATAAAAGGCTTTTTATAATATGGCCGGGCGGCAACATAAGTGTTGTACCCGTCTATAAGAACGTTTTTCAACAACTCTAGTTCAAAATCGATAGCAAGTTGGTATTGGGCGGCAAACAAATGATTCTCATTGGAAAGACCTTCGGCATGCATATATTGTAGCATTGCAGGAGATTGTAAATCAGCAACCAACAGCCACGGAGCATTGTGTGATATCGAAAAACCATGATATTTTGCCACGTTGGAATAATATCCCCACTCGGCGGCGCTTATAAACATGTCAAATTTTGGCTTATCATCATCAATGGGCAATCCGGCTATATCTATTGCCAACCCACTTGTAAATATAGAAGAATGTTTGCTTCGGTGCCAACCGGTAAATGTAATTGGATTTTGAGACCCAATCATCTTACAAAAGTTAATTATATTTTTCCAATAATCATCAAAATTTATAACCGGGGTATGAGATTCAATACTAGGAAGATACTCATTGTTATATCGAGAAAGAATATAGTTCATATAGCCTCGATAAAGCTTGATGGGTGAAATATATGCACGGGAAATTTCAAGCGAATGAAGAAATGGATGATCACCTGTAATGATTCCGAGGCGACAGGCCTTTGTCATTCTGTCTCTCATCTCATTAAAGGCAGTGGCAACAAAATTCATCATTACTGATGTTGTCTGATCTGGGACTGAAAAGCTAATTGTTTGCAAGAACTCTGGCCTAGGAATAATGGCGTTTCTGTCTTGATTTATTCTTCCATAGCGATTGCGCTCTGCAAAATTAAAATCAACGATTTGCTCGGGCACTGTTGGTCCCCACGCCTCAAGTTGATATCGAGCGCGTTCAATGGTCAATTCAGATAGTGAATCCATATCGTTATTGGCGTTATATTTTGCCATAATCAAGCTTCTCCTTTATTTTTTCAGTCATATTTTTTTTGAAAATCAGCGCTTCTTTGTATTTGGCCCATAGGTGACATTGCTGACCGGGGGAGACGGGTTTGGTCGAATCGGGTTGGCAGGCGTATCGGGCTTTCGATGGCCGCCGGAGCCGCCGGGGTTATTGCGCTTGTTATCCGGAGTCCGTGGCGCTTTGGACTCGATTTTAGGGGCCACGCCATATTTACTTGGAACATTCGGAATAGTTTTGTTTGCATTCTCTGTCATTTTATCCATATTTTGCTCTTCGAGGTCTTTTCCGGTTGAATAACTAGTCTCTTCATCAATACGAGACAGCTTGCCGCCAAGATGGGCTGTGCTTTTTTGTAATTGGGTCAAAATACTCTCACATTGGTCAGATATTTCGCCCTTGACATCAACAATTGATGTCTTATCATCGGCTTTTATAAATCCGAGGCGCTGCTTGTCAACAGATTTATCGCCGGAATAGTGAAATTGAGCCTCCACCTGTGTGTTGAACACACCCGGGGCTATTGTAGATTTAATTCTTGTTATAATGTGATAACCTCCAAGGCCCAGCTTGTTAGCAGCGGAAGAAGAATCATTTGGAAAACCAAGCTCCAATCCACCTACGCCAAGAGGATTGACGTATAGCTCCATTCCCGGGAACCAAAGAGTGTTCCCCACCATATCAATCGTCGCCTTATAGACCGCCCCAAGTTGAAGCAGACCATCTTCACCCTGATTTAAAAAACGAGACTCTCGGATGTACTGGATATCTGTTCTGTCGAAACTAACTTTTTTGATAACACCTGTCCGTGCGCCGATATGTATGTGGTGGACGCCGCGCTTCCTGTCTTGCAGTTCATCACCCGTGCCGGGGTGGTTGATCGCAGGAGAAACAACTGGGTACACCATCATATAATGAAAAAAGTTTTGAGTAATATTCGCTCCCGGTGATCGGTCATAATGAGTCAAGGGGAGGGTGGCCGAGGTGTAGGTGCCATCATAATATTTTCCCACCTGAACCAAAAGCCTTTCCAATCCATTAGATCTCTTTGCGGTTGTATCTGATGTGGTTACCATGTGTTCAAATGGATCTCTATCTTTGTGTGGTGCAGACATAAAAGTACCTGTTTTGAAAGATATTTTCAAAACTTGGGCCTTGTTTCTACACTTATCAGACAACAACTCAGTTATAAAATGATTACACAAGGTACGAATGAAATAAGCAACGGGAAATGATTGTCTCTTCGTTTTCACAACATGTTGAGTATACCATTCGAAGAAATAATCGCAGGACACGGGGATATCTGCTATATTTGCAAGCCTTGATCTTCCGTCAAAATCAATATACTCAAAACTTCCCAACAATATTTTGGTTTTTTCCAAATCTGGTTGAATGCCGTTAATGACATCAAGAATTGTATATATCAAATCGCCCATGAAAAAATAATTCACGCGAACATTTCTAGAGACATTTTCGTCTATCCACTTGTCTCTTAGAAGGTGATAGCTTGAGGTGCGAATATTGCTGCTCTTGGCATGTTTTTTAAGGCGCGTTTGGGTATCGGGCGTCATCACTGCCATGCCGGACTGCGCTTGTTTTTTGTCATAATTCACATATTTAGGTCTATTTGGAAAATACCCCCTTCGTTCAAATTCTAGTTTGTCTGTCTCTTCAACATCAACAAAATATATTTTATTTCTTTTAATGAGTCTCTTCATGATAGATTGGTGTGCATTTTTTGTAATTAACTCATTTTGCCTATCTATTTCTCTTCGGAGTATCATAAAGTCTTGTCTGGTACACTTTTTCTTTTTAGCATTTATAAGTTGCTGTTTTTGATTGCGCTTCATTATATAAGTTTCTTCATCTAAGAGAGCATTAAAGCGGGTTGATTTTAAAGCAGTCTCAACATACGCCCTATAGTTAATGTCTATTTGAACCGCACCAGTATCTTTAATGTCCATCTTGTGGTCAACCATGTTTAGATAAAAAGACTTGTTGCTATTATTAATAATCAATCTCAATTGATCATAATAGTCTATAACCGTGCCGGCGTCGTCTGTTGTAGTCGACCACAAATCGACTTGGCTTAGTCTCGCAATTCGATTAATCTCTCCCCTAAGTGACTCAGGAGGAACGTTCCAACCAACATCCACCCTTATTCTATAATCCGAAGGGTCATATTCTTGTTTTGCACCTTGGTCATAATCTCTGCGGCGGTCGCTGGTGCGATGTTGGGGATAAAGAACCAAATCAACAAACTTATAATAACGACCATTAATAGAGTTTACCCTCGATTTAAAAAAATCATTAAAAGATTGAAAATGGAGCGATAAATCACAAGAAATATCATTCCGTGCCGTTGCTGGACTGGTCCCTTCATAAATCCACGAAAAACTTTTAATGCCGGCGCCACTGCCTTTATCAAACTCGGTTGACCACATCTGTTTAATGCGGTTTGCTGCATTGTCGGTCTCGGTAAGGCCGAGACCTTCTTGCGGAAATTCAAACTCAGTTTCGATTAAAGTATCTCCGGGTTTGCCATCGATTTGAATTGCCTTGCTGTATACCTGATATAATCTCAATTTTGGTGTCATAAGGGCAACAACAGCTTGCGGAATATTCATAAAAGCATATAAATCCTCTCTAATGAATAACTTATTGACCATTGAAGATTGGTCTGGAACGGACGAGGCTTGGCCGCCGCCGCCGTCTTCGAGCATCCAAAATCTTCCATTATACGGACCTTTTCCGTTACTATGGATGCCGGAGGTCTTGTCGGCGATGGCAGCATTTACTCTAAATCGATGGGCTTGAACAAACTGTTCCAAATTTAACAAAAGAGCGCATTGTTTAAAAAATTTCTGTCTTTTTTCAATTTCCTCGTCTGTAAGGGCTCCGGAACCTTTGGTTGGGCTGGCGCTGGTGATATTGTTATTCAGTAAATCTTTCTTGGCATCGCCTTCGGCCTCTAAAAGATCTGTTTTTGAGAGCTTTTTTGGATCTTCAGTTTCTTTTTTTAAAATTTGAATCAAAAATGCTTCCGCTTCTTCCATCCGAGCATGACCTGCATAATGGGCGGCGATGGCGAGGGCACAATGATCAACAAATAAATCTTCTATATATTGTTTAAATTCAGCCCGCTCATCTTCATCGTCCCAATCAAAAGAGTGCAAGGCGTTTTCATATGTTTCCCCTTTTTGCATTATTCGTTTATATCTCGCGTCATTGTTATACGAAGTACCAAAGCCTCTGGCGAAACCCCAAGACATGGCATGGTGTTGGACCTTGTCGGCATTGGGGTTGATGTCTGGATCAGGATTGAAATTTTGTGCCTTTTGGTAATATGCATCGAGGTTTTTATGAAACTCGACCAGCCCTTGAAAATAAGCCTCATCTACAGCACCGCCGTAATTCGTTGCATCGTTTAAGTCCACACGTTGATCATCTATATCACGATCCAATGGTTGTGGTTTCCAAAATTCGTTCTTCCATTGATCTTTGTTATCCTCCCAATGTTCACCCCACTTGCGGTAGACTGCATTGGCGAGGGTGAGATTATAAGTAAAGCCTTTTTGAATGGCCTTGGTATTTCCATCCTTGTCCAATCCATACAAAGTTGTATCAGGGTTCTTTTCAAACCATTCATTGAGCATTTTTTTCACATCGTCGGACGTCATCTTTACACACATTCGTCCCCGGACATCGTCGGTTTCCGGTATCCAAGACTCGTCAAAACCATCGGTGTCATTGTCGCCGCCGAAATCGCCGGGGTGGATCAGATCCCAAAGCTTATAATCTCTTTCCACATTTGTGCCTTGGAGTCCTTTCAGAAAGTTAAAAACCAAGAAGCCGCCAGAGGCGGGGTCCCACCAGCCCTCCGAGATGCCAGACATGTAGGCCTTGTTTCCCGGCGATGAAGAGACTGTGGAATAATCAGCAGCCATGGGCTTAAAAATATCCCAGTAGATTGACCAGTTCCACTGTAAAGTGGTAGCCTTTGCAGACTCTTCAACTTTATCGAAGTGCCAGACCGTTGGCGCACCTCGGATGCAAGTGGGTCCTTTACCTTGAGAGGGGAATGTTGATTTTTTATTTGCCCAATACGACATCGCCTTGTGGGGGCTTCCCCAAAAGGAGTTGCAAGGGTTTATCCCGGCGGAGTACGGGGGCTTGCCGGCCTTCTGGAGTTGTTCCACCACCTCTGTGGAGTCTATTGTGTCCCTTAAATTCTTCACGTCGTTCAATGGGCTGAAGTGGTTCCATGCGGAATTGGTTTCAAAGATCCAGTCGGGGGCGGTGAAGCCACTTTGTCGAGGCCAATCAATCGTCTCATCCATTTCGTTGATGTTAACACAAGATCTACCATGATCTGCATGTTTAATTTTTTGTATAACCTCTTTGATCTTCTTAGTGACCATCTTGACAAACTTTTCTCTTGACGGAACATTCAAATCATCAGCTATCTTAGAATTTTGGATTGCCTTCCAAAAAGGAACCCACTTTTTGGCTAGCCAAGAGTCTCCAGACATCCATGGAGAGTCGGCAAAAACATTGGTGGGCTCTGCCGGAACTTCGGAACACCAATGAATATAACCCCAACAAGGTTGGTATCCGCCTTTTCCATCTGTTCTCTGATAATATAAAAACAGTGGATATTGCATTCCACCCTTGTAACCGTAGCCGCTTGACCTTTCTGCCCTCGATGGCATACCTGCATCTAAAATAATTGATAGCGCTTTGGCATATCGCCAGTCATCGGCGGGAAGTACCCATTCTGGCGGTTTATCTTCGTCGAGCCAAGGTTGCATAAGTTGGTCGATTTTGGCCTTCAAAGCTTGCTGCCATGGGAGATGAACTTGCCAAGCCCAATGGTGGCTCTTCAAGTGAATCTCATTTGCACCGTCAATCCACCCATCTGTGGACTTATTGAGAGCGACGGTTTGAGCAGCAGTGTCTGAGTCACTCAGCGCTTTCTTCCACTCATTGTAAGGTATAATATCTCCGGCGGAGGCGGGGTTCGCTGTATATTGACTCGCCCAGCCGGGCCAATATCCGCCCTTAAGAAAATAACCTTCAGTTGGGTTCGTGAAAAAGTGTTCGGTGCTGTTCATACCACTTTTGGAATCCTTTATATCTCGCAAAAGATCAGCATTGGCTTCTTCAAAATGGTTCTCGCCGGGGTCCAAGAAAGCATTGATTGCGGCGGCATAACAAAGCAACTCATTGCGCTGGACTGTGAATTTATTCTTCCACGCGAAGTCGGTGCCATTCTTGCCATTGGAGTCCCAATACAATTTACTCCAAATCATCTCTAATACAAGCGAGGGCTTGTCATAGGAATATCTTTTGTTGCGATACTTTTCGTCCTGAAGCTGGGATGCGGTCGGGGCTGGCATTACTCTTGTCCTATATAGCTATATACAGCAGAAAGAGGGAAAGGTATCTTAATGGCCTGACCCTCCACAAGATGCTGCTCGGTTGGAGCTTGATTGTATTGAGCTATGATCCACCACAGCTTAGAATCATTATAATACCTCTGGGCCAGTTGATAATATTTATCCCTAGAAGACCATATATGAGTCATAAATGATATTAGCTTTGATTGGTTGTCCGATGGAAAGATAAGTTTCGGCGTTGCATAATGATCAATCGAGAACACATCTCGAGCCTTAAAGTGTTCAGTGTACATCTGATGGATATTGTATCCAAGTGTTCTTTTTCTATATCTTGACATTTTCTTCTCCTTTTACCAGCTTCGAGCTTGGCGGCCCAATGCATGGGTATGTTGGACGGTTAAATTGATCGAACAATTCCAAATTCTTGGGTATAGCTTGCCAGCATCAGAGAAATATCCATTCTCCACAGCGGGGGCCAGAGCGAAATTTTCCACATGACAAATTAAAGCCCTAGCTTCAGTTAAATAATAGGTCGGATTGGGAGCATCTGGCGAATGAGACGGCATGGCGCCCATTGGGGCGAAGGTTGGGGCTGCGTCGTAATTAGGATCTCTATTTGCAATCAGGTTCCCCCACGAGACTCCAATAATCGGAGGCTTGGCCAAGGGTCTGGACGCGGGTGCCCTATATATTGTTTTCACTGACTCGACCAGATCGTTCCAGTCATTGGTGTCTTTTTTGTGTGGATTTGGCGCCGCCTCGGCAATAGCATTCACTCCCAAATAAGTCGGATAAAGCATCGTTGCCAAGGAGTTCAAATTTTTGTAAACATCCTTAGCTGCATCCAAATCAGCCGCTGGTGTTTTCCAAGACAAAGAAATAGTTCTTTTGGTGTTTTTGAATCCAACAATGGCGTCTGTTTTGCCGTAATATTGCTGTGCATCCCACGAAGAAGCAAAAGATTCGTCAAAGTCATTAACAAATGCATAAAACATAGCAGATTGTCTTGGTTCTTTGCCGGCCTTCGGCAGGTATTTGGCATCGAGATCGGCGGTGGAGCCTTGAATACTTGCCATCTTGAATGCCCGGCCTTTGTTGGGGTGCATAGCAAAAAAAGACAAATATGCATTGGTCTGCTTTGCATATTCATTAAGCGAATATTTGTGCATGGTGTAAATAGATGACATCAATAGGCCCTCCGGAGATAATTAGTCTTCAAATGAAAAATATGTCACTCATTGGGACACCCAGTGCATCATATCCAAGAGCTTCTGTATGAATTACATTAAAATTGCACGAAATAGTATATACCCTTGGGTAGGTGCCTGCGGACATCATGACTTTTTTCTTGGTTATCGGATTTAGAACCTCACCTTGGCACTCGGTAAAGTGGCCCTCATCCAGTAATGGCTTTATTGAGAGACCGTCTAAATAGCCCATTAAGGGCAGGCCCAAACCATCGGATATCAAATTTGAATATCTTATCAGCACTATCGGGTTCTCGATCATGGTCTGGGTATGTTTTATTCCTCTATCAATTGACATATTTTGAGCCAAGGGCTCGGGGTTCCACTCGCTGCCATCCTCGTTTTGGTTGTTCTCATTTTCTCGTCTTTGGGCGAAAATCTTTTCGGCATCGGTGTAGTGGCCGCTGCCGTACTCTCCAGAGCCTGAGCGGAGGCGTGGCTCGGCGCCCATCATCAGATGATGACCATCCGCTTCCATGTAATGAAAAAACTTAAAGACAGTATCGGGGCGGGGGTCGGCAGTTTTAGGTTTCAATTGTCTCTGAACTGCGGCGGACACTTGTTTTTCCAGATAATATCGAGGATGCATTGCTTTCAACCATTCATCTTGACTCATTTTTTGATCTACCAAGTTTTCATATCTTGGGTAAAGTAAGCGCATTAGGTGCCTTGTCTTCGCGTGGTTCAACTTGGCATCATAAAGATCAACTGATGGTATGATCCAGCTTAGCGATAGGGTTCTCTTGGTGTTTCTATATGATGTAATGGGGTCGTTTCTCCCATATACCTCTTCTTGGTCATAAGATAAAGAAAATGTTTGGTTCATTTCTTGAATAAACGCCAAAAAAGATATCTGAGGGTGGCGCATATATGGATCACCAAAAAAGAGATCGCCGCCTTGGCAATTTGCGTATTTACGAATTATATCATTTACACTTTTCATTTCTATGTCTCTCGGACTATGTCAAAATTCATCAAGCAACGCCTTTGCGATTAATGCTCTTCGTGCGTATATACGCTGCAAAAGAGTGTGTTTTGCCGTCATCAACCACAAGCTGAAGGTCCTCAAATTTATTCTCGATCTCTACCTTTATTGCTTGTTGAGTTGTATTGATTGAAGATGCAGTTTTTCCTCTAGCCGAAGTGGCGACTTCAGCGGTGGAAATCGAAGCTAAATGGGACAATGTAGAAATGATTTCAACCCTTCGTTTGCCAGAGCCAATAGCCGTGTCTATCTCGTTGATGCCAGTGGCAATTGCATTCATGGTTTCAGCCACTTTTTCAAAAGACGACGCCAAAGAGGCGGTTTGTTCCATACCTTCCGCCATTGCTTTCAGATTAGCACCGCCGGAGATGGAAACGGTAGTTTTGGATGCTTTGGCATAAAGCGTTTGTGCTGCCAAACCAGCAAGAGCAATTGGGTTACCATTAAGTATCGCAGCATAGCCGGCTTCACGCAATGCTCCTGCCATGGCTTTTGAATCTTTTGCGGTTCCTTTGATTGCCCTTCCGAATGCTGCCATTCTATCAAACATAAGGGCCAAAGCGCCGGCAACAAGAGCAAGGGCAAAGCCAATCCCCTTGATGGCAAGAGTGAATGTGGCCAAGCCGGGTGCAGCGGCGATGGCAGCAGTGCCTATGGCCAAAGTGGCGCCAGAGGCGTAAAGCAGACCAGCGGCAATGGCAGCAATGCCAAACGCCAAGAGGGCAAATGTTTGAATAGCCTCGAGACCCTTAGAATTAAGATCGCCGATGGCCATGACCAGAACCGCAAAACCCATTGCAGCAAGGCCCACGCCTGCGCCCATTAGTAATACAGCGAACCCAACAGCCATAATAGGACCAGCAGCGGCAGCGGATGCTCCGCCCATCAGGCTGAGTGCGAAGGTCATTCCCACAAAACCGGCAGTGATGACAGTAACAATAGCAACCAGTGCGCCGACGTTACTCTTCATTTCGCTCATGGCATTGGCTAAATCAACAAAACCCTTGACGGCTATATATATACCTATGCCGGCCAACAGGATAGCGGCTCCGACGGCAGCTATTTTTGCGGCGGCGGCAAATGCAGCCCTTGAGTTTGCTTGAGTTGCCGCTGTATTCATTTTTGTGGTTTTGGTATACATTTTCATTTGGACTTTGTTTTTTGGCAAAATGATGCCTTTTGCTTTCTCGGCTGCGACTTGGCCATTTGTAGCAATCTTACTAAGCTTGCTATACATAATATATGATTTTAAACCCCCAACGAGCATTGGAAGAAAAAGATAGGCGGCGCCGAGAACGCCACCCCACCATAAAATTTTCTCGCCGAGAGCAACTAGTTGGTCTTTGCTCAGCCCCATTGTCTTTAACCACGCTTGAAAGCGCTCGGGCTCTGTCAATTTGATCAACCAATCGACAAATTGGTGCATTCTTGTTATAAACTCATCTGTAATGTGCTGCGATACCATTTGATTAAAGGCAATGAGCAGCTTTTGTTTTGCCGGAAGAGCATTTTTTACAGCCTTGTCTACCTTCTCTTGAGCTTCGGCTTCTTTCACCATCAATTCTTGAGCTTCATGATAGTCGCTCAATGAACCACCGAAAATGCGTTGGGCCTCGTTCATATCACTAATTCCCGCAGCGGCGGCAATTGCTTTTTGGGTGAATCGATCCATATCGCGAAATGCCATTCCAGAAGTTTGAACTTGTAAGATAAGAGTCTCAATTCTTTGATCCTCTGTCATCATCAGCATTTCCGTTGCCGACATTTGAGTTCCCAAGATGGCATTTAATTTTCCGACAGCTTCGGCGGCGCCTTGGAATGTATCAAACTTGCCCGCGACATCAAGCATGGCCTGCATAGAGGCTCCGGATCTTTGTGCCATAGCAGCAAGGTTACCAAAGATACCCACGGCTCGGTTACCGTATACAGTTAATTTAGGAATAGCCGCTAAAAAGTCCCTTGACATTCGCCCGGCGCTGATCCCTATATTTCTACCCAACAGGGCGATTTGGGCGGCGGATTCCATTGAATCCTCTGATGTTTGGCTTAGGTTCTTATTGAACCAATTCATCATCTTGCCTGTTGATTCAGCAGAAACCCCTAATTTCTCCATCCTGCTGGCAAGCTCTCCCATTTGCCTTCGGGCAGCAGGGCCGGTCTGAGTAAAGGCGAAAAAACTCTCATACATAGTACGGTGGGCTTTTTCGGTCTCGGCGGCGGATATTCCAAATTGAATATTAGCAAATGTTGAATCACTAATCATTTGGTTATACTTATCGCCTTGCTGTGTTGCTGCGGAAAAGGCATTTTGAGCATTATCAAGGGCAAATATTAGCTGGATTGTGTGTTGAATTACTTTATCAAGAAGAGCAAAGGGCAGTTGCATGATGCCCTGAAATATTCCTTTGAAAAAAGCCTTCACCCCTCCGGGCTTCGAAAGGACTTTAATCATTTTAAAAAGTTTTCCGGCAAAAGTATCTTGCGCTTTTTTGGCCAGCCCGATGGTTCCGGCAAGACCTCTGAACAAATTTTCGCCGGATTGGTGTGCTTGTTTCTGTGCAACAGTTTGTTTTTTGGCGGCTTTTAAAAGCTTCTGATTTTTGCCTAAGACCACATCGACTTGAGCGATTTCTTTCTGTAGGGCGTTGGCTTTTTCAATGTTTCCTTCACTATAAGCAGTGTTGGAAGCTTTTATCAGTTCATGTTTTTGGTCTTCCATCTTAAGAAGACCATCCATGGCTTCCTGTCTATTAAATAAGCCTAGATTCAACTCAGTTTCGAGACGAAGTTCTTCAGACCTCAATGTGACGCGACGTTGGTGATCTGCGAGAGCTTTTTTATTTCGCTCCATTTTGGCTTTTCCAGCCGCAGTTCCTTCTTCGCCTTTTTCTATTTTTTCCACGGATGGGCCGGAAGAATCTTTGCCTTTACCCTTATCGGTGGCCAATTTCTTCAAAAGTTCTTTCAGTTCTTCAAATTGTTTTTGGGTCATCATTGACATAAGATTGGTCTCTATTTAAATGGCCACTGAATCCCTGTTAAGCTCTCAAATTTATTTGTTGCCTGATCAAGTTCAGCCTTTGTTTTGGCAGTTTTCATATGGTTTTCGCCATATTTTTCAATTGCGATGATATAGTCCTTTTCATAAGCAAGAGCTTGAGCATATGCCTTGATATCTCTATATTTTCCTCGAATTACGAAATCGGTTTTAGGGTCGGAGTTTTCCTCTTTCATAGTTAACCAAGCATAATGCTGTAGTTCTTCGTCGCTTGCGCCGAAGATCTTGCCCAATAAATATTGAGAAACTTGACCAAAAGCATCAGTATAACCTTCCGCTAAATTATTATTATCACTAAAATCAATCACCATTGTTTACACCTCGCATAATATAAATAGTTTAATAAAAAAAATGCCCTCTCGGGCATTAATTATCTTTTATTATTGCTTTTGTCCATTTCTGCCTTTTCTTCTTCAAACTGTTTTTGTAATCTTTTCAAAAACCACATTCGCAAGCCAACAGGCAAATTGTATGCTTCTATAAGTGACCAGCCTCCATGGTGTTTAAGCAAGAAGAACTGCTCATAGACAGATTCCATATATTTATCCGTCAGGCCAAAAAAAGTCCGCTCCAAACGGCACCTCCAGTTCCTGACTATGGCCACAGGACTGGCAATTAAAATCATTAATAACCTTAACATCGGGAGAAATAGATTTATAGATTGTTCTAATAAAACGCATATCTCGGGCTGGTGCATTTGTTAAAAAATGGTTGATAGCTCTTCGATCAGTGTAGCCCGATACAGACTGCACCATTCGTTTATATTGCTCAGACATATTGGTTTCTGGTAATTTGTTCTTCTTGTTGGACATCATAATGTGAGAAATATATGTTTCATCCTCCCCAGTCATCATTTTAAGCTCTATCCTGAACTTAGAGACTGGAGCAGTTAAAAGATAAGTCCCGTTTGGTGTTATCTCAACATCACCCACTTCTGGAAGTGATCCCTCATATATTTGGGGATCTGAAAGATCAAAATTAACCATTGAACGCTCGCCGCATGCTGGGCAACCAACACTAGTTTCATAATCAGAACCATAGCCAGAGGCTCTGGCTGCGACAATTACCGCATTACGATCACCAATGAGCATGTCTTTTGGGTTAATGCGTTTATCTTTTATAACACTTTGAAGAAATCTTTCAATTGCAAGATTTTTTTTCAATAAAGCTCGAGAAGTAAGAATATCTTCTTCTTTTGCTGTCATATATTTAATCTCAATCACTTCTTGGTTATGAAGCGGATGATTTGAAGGGTAACTCTTGCCTTTTGACGGAAGTGTTACAAAATCCGTAGGAGTAATAAACTCCAATGGACTTCTTGTCTCTTGTTTTTCTGTTGTTGCGACTTCTGTCGCCGCTGTCGCATCGCCGGGGTTTTGGACCCCAGTTCGCGATTCGTTGTTTCTACTCAATTTTCACCTCTTTGTAGTTTGCTTATCCCAAGACTCGTGGGCCTTGTCATTAAAATTTAAGTTCCTCTGTTCCGGGCTGAGACTCCGGTTCGGGTTCATTCTTTTCTGTGGCGACTTTTGTTGCCACCTCTTCAGGTTGAGGGCCTGTTTCCAATTCGGCAAAATCATATCCCAAAGTCAATTCGATCGTAACAAATTCATCGCTTTCATAACTTAAATCTCCAAATCGAACGGATCTATAAAACCAGTTGTCCAATCTCCATTGCTTGGCGACGGATCCATTAGGCTTGATGAGTTGTATTCGGAAATCACCCATGGCAGAAAATGCGCCCTTAGAGATCCCCGAGCCGCAACTAGCGCCGGCGCCATAACCTGCCAATTTAAGCGTTGTGATAATTTCTTCTGCTTTATTGCCAACGTCCACTAAAGTGATTGTTACATCATTCCATACAAGCATTCCGGGATATTTAAATTTATGATTAACCAATTGGTACTCTGACATCGCAATCTCGAAAGAAGGAAGATTACAAGCTTTGGCCCACCACCAATAATCTTCTTGGGTTGTAGCTTCGAAATTGGTGTTCCACAAGTGGGCTTTGGTATTCTCTTGGATTTCGGATTCGGGGGGCAGTGAAACGCCCTTTTTTTGTTGCTTGTTTGCTTCTTGATTTAGTAGCAGAAGTGTTGTCTGATGATCTAGGGAAGGAGTGAACACAACCCTAAATCGGTTTTGTTTGCTTGGCTCGAGCTTTGATGAATTCCAAAATGGCACTATAAACCCCTATTAAAATTGAGGATTTCCGGATTGATTTGAGGCTCCGAGGTAACGCTGGGCTTTATCTCCAACTTCATCATTATAAACTCCGCCACCTTCGGACATAATAGAGCATTCTGCCCAATCATATCTAAATTCAATTGAAATTTCTCTCAATTCATCAGAATCATACGAAAGGTCTCCATATTTAACAGACTTAATAAAAGGATTTTGCAATGACCACTGTTCAAGAGAATTGCCATCTTGATCAATTGATTCAATAATAACGTTACCAATGCCCGCTGTAACAGCTTCTGCTTTTGATATCGAACCCCAAGCTCCCTCAGCATTGGGAGAAGAAGGTATGAAATATCCAGACTTAGCCAACATAGCATTAGTCATCCCAACTGCATCAGGACTTACAGGATCTACCAAAGTGGCTTCAATGGTATTCCACTCGACTCGTCCGGGGTAATAAAAGGTCTTGTCAACAAAAGAATGTTTAACTTCTCCAACCGTAAAGGCAGGAACAGTAACCTTTTTCGCAAACCAAATAGCTGCTTCACCATCGACTGCCGTGATGGTCAGTCTAAATCTAAATTGCCTCTTAGGCTCTAATGCAGTTGAAGTCCAAAATGACATGTGTTAGTTTCTCCTATTAATACTCTAACTAGTAACTTAATTAAAATTCTACGCCTGTTCTGGTGATTATGAAATCAACAGCAATAAACTCAATTGATCTCGCAGGCTTTACAAAGATTTTAGCATAAAGAATGTTGCGATCAATCAAATCAGGAGTAGTGGTTGTTTTATCCAAAACAACCTTATATTCTGTCAGACCAAGTCGGGTTTGTACCGAAGACAATACTCGGTCTGCTTCTCCTCGGAAGCGCAACCAAGTGGTGTTAACATTTTGATCAAACAAAATCGTGTCTGCGATGTTTTTAATCGACTTTTTCAAATAAATCATCAAACGACGAACATTAATCCGATCAAGTGCAGATGGGGTCTGTTGAAGTGTCTTTTGGCCAAAAATAACAATCTCATTGATAGCAGGAAATCTTGCAATCGGATTGACGTTTGCGGCGTAAAGATCATCACGATTATCCTTGGTCAAGTGTTCCCAAGTCCCAACACATTGTGGGCCTTTTACTCCACCAAGTTGGCGGATGCCACCCCGGTTAAATCCAGCAGGTGCAAACCAAGGCTCAGAAATTGCTTCAGATCGAGCGATTGCACCGATTGCAGCGACAGATGGAGGTGCCATAATTACGTCATTGTTTCCACTTAAAGTGTCACGAAGACGAATCCATGGATAGTAGCATGCACCATAACTTGTGTTGATGTCTCTGCCAACAAGAGAACTAATTGTTTCTCTTACAGACCCAACCGTTTGGGTTGCGCCTTCGACCTGTGCGGGTGCGAAACCGGATTCAAGATCAATGATGGCCAAAGAGTCTCCGCGTTCGGAGGCGATTTCTAAAACTCGATCTGTAATTTTGTTATTTGTCACGCCGGGGACAGAAATGAGATCGTATGGAACAACTTCTTCATCGGCGACAGTATCAAGAGCTTTCATTATACTATAAACAGCATAATTGTTCATTTCATTGCTGCTGTTTGACCCAAGAGCTTCAGAGTGGTTAGCAAAAGGATTTGCTTCCGTGATGCTTACGCCATCAAAGCCACCGAACAAAGGAGACTTAAACTTGCGAACTCGAATTGTGTTAATAAGCGCATCCGAACCACTAGTTGCTGTATAAGATTGATCAGTGGCGAGGGCCTCAGATCGCGAGCCAGACGCATAATATACAAGATCTGTGTTTTGATCCCACTTAACATCATCCAAAGTAAAGAAATATTGAAATTCCTTTTCGGATGCGGTTGTTGGGGCGTCGGTTGATTCAGCCAAATGTACGTCATGAGCAACAGTTGTGTTTTTTGGACCTTGTCGAACCAAATCATAATAACACTGAGAAAGAGATGTGGAACCAGAAAGGCGATGAGAAACCCCAAGCCAGTCACTAGTGGCATAATCTGTATTCGAAGAGCCCTTAGAAGATGTTGTCGTCAGGCGAAGGCGTGGCCACGTAAAGCCAACCTTGGTGGTAGAATGATCGAAACCAAAAATATCATCGACGATGTTGGAGGTGTCATTACCATTGACGACATCGCCGTCGTGCCAACCAATGCAGTCCGCATAAGCATAAGCTGTGGTTCCAGCCGATGTCTTTGAAATTTTCTGTGCCGTTGCGTTTTGGACTGCGAAAAAATCCTTAAAAGTCACCGGACCTTGGACGCCGAATGGAACTGACGATAATGATTGCAAAGAGCCATTTTTGACAGCTTCGGCAAGCTCAACTCGAATATAGCCTGAAATGTTGGGGTATTCACCCTGTACCCGATATTTCTTTTGATTGGTGTTCCAAACTTGAGTTTGATCTCCAATTCTTTTTGCAATAAAATTCGAAGAGCCCGGATTAAAATTTAAGTTTTTAAAATGCTCAACTTTGTTATCATTTAGATCCATTACATATAAATTAAAAGTAGAATAAGGATCTACATTATTTCCAAGTCTCACTATTTCAATCCCAATTTGGAAATTCTTTTGAAGCCACTCACCTTCGTGAAGACCAACAACTCGGAAAAGCCTTTGGGCCTTTGTCGTGTCATAATTTGTTGCAGATCCAAAATCTTGCGAAATAAACCAACCTGACTTTGGAGCTTCAGCTTCACGACGATGATCTTCAAATTTAGCCCAACCATCGGTATCATTGGCTTTTCCCAAATGGACGAGTATGCCCCACTGGCCACCAGCGGTGGACACTTCGGAAGTTACAAATCTATTAACCGATTCTTCATAGGTTTCGCCAAGCCAAAGCTCATTTACCGTCGAATAAAGATTATCGTTAGTTTTTTCAGGATTTGTTGGTATAATTGCTCGAATAAAATTTGAATTTGTATTAGAAGCTGCTTTATCAAAATTGATAAGATAATCTGTTGTCGTAGTTCCAGCAGAGTCAACGTGCTGGAGCAAAAACTCATTAGCAACACCGCTGGTGGTCAAGGATTGAATTGCCTTGCCTACCGAAGCAGTAGTACCGGGGGTGGCATCTGTCGGTTGATAGACGGTGCCACTTAACTTTAACGAGCCTTGATCGCAATATACAATTGCAGCCAATGTTGCTGGTTTATCTTTATTGAAAGCAGTGGTACTGCCAGATGGGCCGACGAAGAAGCCGTAGGCGCCGCCGTTGTCAGCTTGGACAGTATCCATATCATCTGTGGTTGTCCAACCAGCTAGCAATCCGGTGGATTGCGATGGATGTTGTTCCCCAAGCACACGAACGTAAGTAACGGGAGAAGATTCCGCAGACAGCCAAGCTTGGGCGGCATACATACCATATGTTGGACCAAAAGATCCGTTTCGCCAAACATCGGTAGCTTGTTTCCCAGATCCGGGATATCCAAACACTTCCAAGAAACTATCAAGATCCCTAACTCTTACTGGTTTCATGGCAGGACCGGCGGGAGCCGTTCCAACAATTAAAATACCGTCCTCAGCAGTAACGGAAGGGATTTGAGACTGGTCAATCTCGCGGAGGGACACTCCGGGTGATAAAAAATCAAATTTAGCAGGCATTAAGAATTATCTCCTTTTATAACTATATCTTGTAGTAAATAGTATCTTGTTCGTTGAATAACCATTATTCTCTGTATTTACCATCATCTTTGGCCCAAGGTCTCAAATCGCCTGTAATAACTTTTTCTCGGGAGATTCTAACCTCAACTTGATTCTCCCTAATTGTTATTTTGGGCCTTGGATCATTGGGGCCTTCACCTATTAAATAGCCAAGAACTTTCACTTCGACCTTTGTTTCGAACTTTCTTTCCTCTTCTCCAAGGTTTGTCATATTATTGGAATCACTAAAGTCTTGTTCCACAAAGCCCTCAAATTTATGATTATCTTTTCCAAATATAAAACCAGACACATTGCCAGTACGAGTTATAAATGGTTGTATCATAGTATTCATCTGTTGTTGATACTCAGATCTCAAAGTGATGCTATATTTAACAGTAACATGGGTTGGGATAGGAATAGACAAGGTTTCATAGACCACCTTCTTGTTGTCTCTAGGGCCAGTATATTCAGACTCTCCGGTGGGTGTTACACCAAGAATTCCCTTGCGGAGGTCTTTATTAGCGAAATCCCTCGTTTTATTTTGCTTAATTCTTCGAGCTATTTGTATCGTGCCGCCTTTGTAATCTCCAGAGTATAAAGAATCATTTGGAAAGTGAGCTTGCATTGCTCCCTTGAATTGTCTATCTTTAGTTATAGACATTCTAGTCACTGTTATAATTGGTAGCTTTAACTTACCAACAGAGTCTCGCAACTCTTTAGTATGTTTAACCTGATAGGCACGTTCGGCCGACAGCCACAATACAGGAACCTTATTCCAGCCAGCATTAGAATTAACAGATATGTTAAGAGACTCATCAACCCACTCATAGAAAGCAGTGTCAATAGTTTCCATCGTTGATGGAAGAAATTCTACATCTCTGGTTTTACTTTGCATTGAAAAGTCCATCCCTTGATCTTATACATTCGGCTTGGATTTCGAACTGATTATCGGCCTGACCAAAAAGGTGTTTTGGTTCATTTAATTTTACTATCTCATAATAGATAGATCCATACTTAAGGAAATCGCCCTCACGGACAAACAGGTTCTGGTCTTCTGTTAAGCGTCTCTTATGAAACATAACTTTAAGAGTTGTCTTCTTATCGAGACCAACATTCTCCATAAACATGGTTTCTACACCACCGTACTCAACTCTTGCATATACCCTTACCGGAGGTAAGAAAGTTTTTTCTATGGCCTCGCCATATAACGGATGAAAGTTGGTATAATTCAAATCAATCGGAAAATAGAGGACTTCTTGGCCGACAACACGCTCTATGATCTCGTCATTGATCTGTTTGACCAAATCTTTCTCTTTATCTCCGAAAAACATCGGAGGAGGCGACTGTTCTGGTGCTTTCCATTTATCATCTGCCATTTATTTACCCCACAAAGACCGGCAAGGGCGACTTTTCTTGCGTTTTCATTGAATTTTCGCCCATTGCTGCTTCTTTTTCTATAATTTTGTCATATGTCATCTCGTCGAGGACGGTTTTTAGCTCATCTCGAAGGGCTGTTTGCTCTTCCTTTGCTTGTCCAAGCAAATCTGAGGCGTTTAACGATATAGAGTCGCCGGGTATGGGCACGGCGCCTCCAAATTTACCTCGGACTTGGCCGAGAGTCTCTTTTGAAAGAGCAAGGGCAAACCTTCGAATCCATTGTTTGCCAATTGAGTTGATTGTATTATATGCAATGTTCTCAAATGGAAGATTGCTCATGTTGTTAACGCCATTTAAGCCGTCTTCGTTATTTCCTTCGTCCTCGAATGGGCCGGTCTTGATTGTAAATCTGAACCAAAACTTGACCGGAGACATTCCTCGGTCGGGGGCAGGATAAATACGCAGCTTGTTGTCTATAACTTCGTAAGAATAATGAGATGTTCTCGTATAAAGGTGGTCTTCATAGGCTACGGCCTGCATCTTGTTGTGCCATGACGGAATAACCTCAAATGAGCTATCATCTGTGTATTGTCCGTAATTATGAAAGTTGCCCACAACGTTCAGCCCGCCATAATAACCATAGAATCTCCAGACGGCAAATGGGGTTCGATAATATACGTTTTTAATAATTATTCTTTTGTCTCCGACTTTATCATAGTACGGATATGCGCTATTATCTGAATCAGCGGCTGAGGAAGAAACAATACTTTGCAAATCATAATCTTGTTTCTCATTGACTGTATCAAAAGAGGCAGAATACACTTGTTCTGTTCCACCAATACCTGTTGTGGTCGAATAAGTATCACTTAAGCGATTTGAAGCTTCAAAACGAATTTTTGGAAATTTAACATTTGCACCCACGTTAGCAGCAGAGCCTGATGCCGAGCCTGAGAACTCGCCTGTGTGGTCGAAAGATCCCGTGCTTGCTCCGAGAGCAGAGCCAAGGGAATTCTTCGATTGATGTATATTAACCAAATAAGAATACTCGAGGCAAGCCTCTTCATAGTTAGCATAAACGTTTTGTTCAGTAATTTCGATATCAAGTATATCGCCACCAAGCTTCTTATAGGTATAAGCAACCTGTGCCGATGCGCCAGACAAAAAATCAACAGAACCAATGTATACGCCAATTGGGCATGCAGCGGCGACGTTTTCTGGTGTGCCAGCGGATGGGAGCACAATTGCACTTGTCTTAGAGACGGGTGTTAAAGTTGGTACAGCCATTCATATAATCCTCCAGTCTCAAGTAAATAGTCTTAAATTTATTATGCGGATTGTTTTTCAATGGCTTCAATGATTTGTTTCTTAGTATTCTTAGGGGTCACTTTACACCCCATGCCTTCGGCGATTGCTAAAAGATCATTTTTTTTAAGCTTCATAAGGTTAATGTTGGATTGGTTTTTCATTTTGTCAATCATTACCGAATTGTCTTCTTGTCTTGGGATGGGGTTTGGCTTTAATTGGCCAGAATCCCACAATTTTTGTTGTAATTTAGATAATTTTTTCATTTCTTCTCTTTTACAGTGGATTTCCGCCGTGGGGCTCTTTTGGGCTTGGGTTTTTTAGCTTTTGCGGGGATGGCTTTCTTTGCTTTCGCATCAGCTTCTGCTTCTGCTTTTGCTTTCGCATCAGCGGCGGCTTTGGCTTCAGCTTGGGCCTTTAATTGGGCCTCTTCTTCTGCCTTCAATCGTACTTCTTCGGCTGCTTGGGCTTTCTCTTCAGCTTCCAACTTTAGTCTTTCATCGACAACATGTCCTAATCCTACTTTACGCAAAAGAGTATCATCCAGTTGGTGCCCAGCTTTAACTTTTCTCATCATTGCCTTTCTTCTTCTATTTCTTCTACCCATTACAATCTTCTCCTAGGTTATATAGTAAATAGTCTCAAACAGAAAAAGCCCACCGAAGTGAGCTTTGATCTTACTATTGAAGAAAAGTTACTGATCTCCGAAAGTAGCAACAACAGCATCATTATTGGCCCACATGTCGCCATAAAGATACCAATAGGTGCCATCAGAGAAACATTCAACCCAAGAACCAGCATGGAGGGCATTGGAGCCACCGCCAATAGTTAATTTGTCGTGACCATCAGCGGGGTCTGCCTGTGCAATGGCGGTGAGTTCAGCGGCGTTTCCTGAGCTTCCCTCAACATGAACCCGAATGGATCCAGCCATATCTTCTCCGGCAACAGCATTGATAATTAAAGCGCTGGCACTGGTGATATCTTGCTTAACAACAAATTTATAATAGGCGCCATCTCTGACTGCGGGAAGAGTAACTGTGCAAGCAGCACTAACTAAATAGAGTCGGCCCGATTCTTGAGCGTGGTCAGCTTGGTTGGTTCCGCCAATGGCGTAATTGCCAGAAATGGTGGCGACTCTTTGATATTTTGCGACATATGACATGTATAGGTTTCTCCTTATAAAATTAATTAAGAACACATGTTTGTTCTTCATTACTAAGTAGTGCTCTCATATAGAAAAAGCTCACCGAAGTGAGCCTTGTCTTTTTCTTGAGGAGCTTGTGAGACTATTGGTCGCCAAATGCTGCTGCGGCACCATTATCGTTTGCCCATATGAACCCATGAACAAACCAGTTTGTACCATCAGAAACGCACTCCACACGAGAGCCCGCATGAATAGGGTTTGAGCCATCACCAATAGTCAATTTATCATGCCCATCGGCAATTGCAGCTTGGGCATCAGCATGATTATCGCCAGCATGTCCACTGCCACCTTCAGTAACACATTGAACACTTCCGGCCATATCTCCAGAACCAGCAGCATGGGATTGAATAACCAGTGCGCTGGCGCTTGTGATATCAGCACTAACAATAAATTTAAAGTAAGCACCCTCTTGTGGGCGTGGCAAAGTCACTGTAGAGGCGGCGGACACCAAGTAAAGTTCACCGGTTTCTGCCGATTCAATGGTTTTTGCTCCACTAAGTGTCTCAACTCTTTGTCGGCTTGCGACTCTTGCGCTTCTTGCAACTCTTGACATAATTTATATCTCCTTAGTATGTAATTCTTCTTTACGCTCGGTGCGTAATCATTAGTAAATAGTATCCAGAAAAAGAAAACCCCCGGAGTTTCCTCCGGGGGCATATTTTAATTTCCTAGATTATCTGATTAGGAACCAGACTCTCCAAGAAGACCTCGAATGATGACGAGACCGTACATATCAGGACGGACCATCTTCTTAGCGTAACGGGTCATAACCCCTTTACGAGGCACGAAGTCCTCTACGCCGAAGATCGTTGGAGTGGTTTGGAGAGGCACATAAGGTGCATACACATAACCAGACTCAAGGAAAGAATTTCCTTTACGCCCAATAAGGATTACGTTACGAAGGAAGTAAGGATCAACGATAACGTCGAATTTACGATTCAGAGAACCAGCCTTAACTGCTCCGATGTCGCCCTTATCTGCATCAGCAGTGACATTAGCTCGGAAACCAGAGGTAAACTCAAGAATGTTAGCAACTTCAGGAGAGCAAACAACAAAATTGGCGCCACCGCGAAGTGTCTTCATATGAATTTGAGCAGAAACATCATTAATTGTTTCAATCAAGGTTTCATACCATTCGGAAACCGTTCCAGTGAAGTCGGGAGCAGCAGAAGTTGCACCAAGTTCAGCACCAGTCAAGCGATTAACGAAAAGGCCGGGAGAACGAGACCAATAATAGGTCGCAGCTTTTGCACCATTCACAAGATCAGCCAAGATTTCTCGATCGATTTCAAGAGCAACTTGCTCAGAAAGGATAGAGGTCAACTCAACTTCAGCATCCAAGTTGTGGTATGCATTAAGATCTTGACCAAGCTCTGGTGACCATTTGGCCTTCAGTTTCTTGGTTTGAGCGGTGATAGCGATGCTATCGACCTTGATGTCGATCTCTGGGATCTTATCATTCATTTCCAATGGCATGGCGAATGAGGTCAATGCACCAGCAGAGGTAGCAGTTGACTTAGCTTGATCCTTTACGGGGAATGTAACTTTAGTAGCACCCCAATCAGCAGATGATGGTTTTGCAGGAGTTGTGGTATTATTTGCAGAAGTGAATGTAATGCCAGATGCTGTTCCGACAAAAACAAAACGAACTGCTTTTGCATTGTTGGTCAAAGACGACACAAAAGCAGAATTTGCGTCTACAAGATGAGTCAAGCGACGAATCTGTTGGATATCGCCGGCTGCAACACTTGAAATGTTTGTACAGTCATTCAAATAAATTGCGGCTTCAGCAGTATCCAATTCAAACGCTGCAAGATTGTCAAAGTCTGCATCGACAACACCACTTGTAACCGATTCGAAAGCATTAGAATCAGCGGAACCCACAGTACCAGCAACAACATCAATTGCAAAAATAATCAATGAACTGTCGGTAGATGCCAGCAAATCAGGATCCCAAAGAATAGCGTTACCCATATCTGCATTAATGGTTCCATCTAAGTGATACGCACAAACAAGTTTAGATTCAGCATTACCGTTTGCAAGTGCATCAGCATTGGAGCCAGTTGGAGAGCCATAAGCATAACCAACAGCTTGACGAGGACCACCAAGGGTTTCTTTATTGGTGGCACCAACAAGATTAACACCTTCTGAGATACCAGAGGCGACCTTGCCACCACCATAGATTGAATCGCCTTCGGCTGGACCGGTTTGGTTACCCATTGTGTTACCAAAGCGAGTTGCTCCAGCAGCATTTGTTCCGGCGCCGAGTTCATCACCATAGACGAAATCGAGGAAGAAGATGAGGCCAGATGGCAAACTCATCGGTTGAACACTAACAAGATCATTAGCGATCAGTCCGGCGAATACACGCCGAACAATTGGGAATGCGACAGCAGCAAAACCTGCAACGTCACCTCTGGCTCCCATACCAGATGCTTCTCGGAGAAGCTCTTTGGCTTGATTTTCGAGCAAACGAGCCATATTATGCTTCATTTGTTCAGTTTCAAGACCTTCGAGAAGACCTGTGGCCGTCCATTTGTTAAGAAGAGCTTGCCCTTCTTTCTTCATGTCACGGTTCACAATGCCTTCTGTCAATTTTTCAATTATAGACATAGTTTAAACCTCCTTAAATGTTATTTAATGCCTGCAAGCTTCCTCATCCTCTCTGAGAATGAATCTTCTTGCTTGGATTGTACGTTGTTGCGACGAGGCAACATAGAAGAAAGGTTGGACCTTCGGTTGACTGACTCACTAAGTGATTGTGGACCTTTCTTTTTATTGTCAGATCCCACTGTAGTTCTGAGGGTTTCCCAAAGAGCTTTCGCTTCTTCTGGTTTACGTGCTTTTTGGATGGCTTCGACAATTTTAACTTTTTGTCGCTCATTCAAGGAGGCATCTCTCAATACACGATTTGAATAAAGTAATTTTGCGTTTGACAGAAGGGTACTTTGAACCTTCTGATTTAATTTGTAAATTGTGTTCTCGTAGAGTTCATGTTCTTTGCTTAACTTATTGTAAGCTTCATCAAGCTCTTCGAGTTTCTTTCCCAAAGCTTCGTTCTCTTCCTTATGTTTGGTAGATTCTTGCTTTGCTAATTCCATTTCTTGCTGATAGGCAAGGGTGGATTCGTTGGTCTCAATGGTGCCATTCTTGTGCTGGCCTGCCATATCAATAACTAATTCTTCTTCTAGAGTATCCTCTGCAATGACCTCGGCATCGTCGCTTGTGGCGATTTCGTCAAGCATATCAAGAACTTCTTGAAAGCGGTTGTCCTCTTGAAGAGCGAGAGGGTCTTCTTCTTCGTCTCCGAGATCTAAACCCAATTCGTCTGCTCCGGGGGTCGGGAATGGTTCGCCGGGTTCTTCCTCTTGAGCCATGTCCTTAAAATCATCCATTGAGAACTCAAAAGATACAGAATCTTCGTCATCTGGGCAAGGACACATAGCTTCTCCGCCTGCGGCGCCGAGTGGAATGTTCATGTCAGAGCCGGCTGGTTCGGAAGACATAGCTCCGCCCATCATATCACCTTCTTCTTCTTGGAGGATATCGTCTTCTGTAGCTTCCTCAAGATCGGCCTCGTTAACTAAATGAGTCTTGCCGCCGGAAGTGTATTGGATTCCAACTTGTCCGTTATCGGACTCAACTGTAACTCGTGCCAATTGTCCACCATGTCGAACGGGAGATCCCATTCCTCGTTGGCCGGGTTCTTCTTGCAGCATGCTTTCAACAGCGCTTTTGATCTCGGGTGCATATTTCTCAATAATAGCTTGCTCAGCGTTTTTTAGTGCTGCTTCTCTTAGTGATGCGGCATCTACAATTGCTTGTTCCAACATTGAGGACATTCAATTTTCTCCTAAAGGTATTTGTATTCTTTTATAATTAGTATAGTCTTGGGTAAAAGTCATAATGGATTATTATCCCGGAACTTGGTCCGTGTAAAACAGCGTAACCCGAATTACACCAGATGTGGCGCCGGGGTTCCCATCAAAAGTTATTCTTAGGTCTGCTTGGGCGGAATGATCTAGAAATACTCTTGGAACCATTTTGGCCGAGGTGTCCTCGGCACCAAGTGTAGCAGCATTGGCAAAAACGCCAAATGCATCTAGATCAGGCGTTCCGCCTTGGACGATGCCGATTTGTGAAATATATTTAGAAGCGGGGATGACCGTTGTTACCTTTGCTGTCAAACCAAGAACTGTACACCCAGCAGGAAAGAAGTTACTCGCATCGACCCAGAAATTCGAGCCGTGGTTGACGCTATTTAGTATTACCTGCTTAGTTTTTACATTCAGCCCATCAAGAGGCCCAGTGAACCTAGCAATAATATTTCCATCAGCATGAGTACATGCATTTGAAATATCAAGAGGCACAACATTATCAGAATTTGCATGTTCTGCATCAATGGTTACAAGACTACGATTGTCATCACTGCTTGCATTAGAAACAAAACGAGCAAGACCACCGGTTGTAAGAGCGTCAGCCTCCATATCAATTCCGTATGCGGTTGTAAGTGAGTTTGCTGTAATTTGAACCGCATCTTTTGTGGTTTGGGATGCTGTGATTGTAACACCATCAGTCGCAGTGGTGGCGGCAGAAGTCAATGAAATACCACCAGCAGAGGCTGTCAATCCAATTGCTGCGGCATTTGTGCCTGCATCATTTAGAACCGTTATCTGTTGAGATGTTCCCGCATCAGCATGCAATTTAATACAATCAGCAGTATCATGATTGGCGGTGACAATAAACTGTCCACCTTCAGCCCAAAGATCTTTTGCATCATTCCATAAGAGGCTTATTCCGCCAGCAGTGGCTTCAATATCAATTGCTCCAGAGCCGTAAGTTCCCTCAACTGATCCTTCATCATTGATGATCTGAATCGTTTGGTTTGCGCCGGCATCAGCATGGATTTGAATGGCCGATGCTTTATTTTCATTGGCGACAAGCATTATTGCTCCGCCTTCAGCCCAAAGGTCTTTGGTGTCGGCCCACAAGAGGCTCATGCCTCCGGCTGTGGCTTCAATATCAATTGCTCCGGCTCCGGCGGTTCCGTCTACTGTACCTTCATCGTTAAGGATCTGAATGGTTTGGGCGGCTCCAGCATCTGCATGTAGTTTGATGGCGTTGGCGGTGTTGTGATTTGCAACAATCATAGCTTGGCCGCCTTCGGCCCACAGGTCTTTGGTGTCTGCCCATAAAAGACTTATTCCACCAGCAGTGGCTTCAATGTCAATTGCTCCGGCACCAGCGGTTCCGTCGGTGTTTCCTTCATCGTTAACAAGTTTAATAACCTGTGCTGTACCTTCATCGGCATGAAGCAAGATTGCACCAGAATCATTTTGGGATGTCTTCAAAGTAAATGTTCCGGCATCCATATAAAGCTTCTTTGTAGCCGCGCAAGTTATACCTATACCACCAGCCCCTGAGTGGAGTTGAATAGCACTAGAACCATCATCGGCTCCGGTACCCGTTCCTTCATCGTTTTGCAATAAGATTGTTTGATCTGCGCCAGCGTCTGCATGGAGGTGAATAGCATTAGCTCTATTCTCATTAGCAACAAACGACATGGCGCCACCTTCAGCCCAAAGGTCTTTGGTATCAGCCCAAGCAAGGCCAATTCCGCCAGCAACCGCGCTGAGTAAGATTGAGCCGGCGGCGTCGGTACCATCGGTAACTCCTGATGTGTTGATTACAGAATAGAGTTCACTACCTGCCGTTCCATGAGGAGCAATGATAGTTTCAACTGCTCCATTCTTTCCGAGTTTAAGTGTCTGGCCGTCTGCTAAGGAAGCGCCCAGTGTAATAGAACCAGCAGTACAATCAATATCTAAATTTCCAGCAGATGTAATATCCATCCCTGTTCCGTTGTCGTGGGTAAAAGTTACATCACTGCCGGCTCCGAAAGTTAAAACAGAAGCATCAGACGTTAGTGTAAGATCGTCTCCAACGTTAACATCACCGGTTACAGTAACATTTGAACTAGAATCTATTTCTAATGCGGGTGCAGCGCCCAGAGCACCGGCACCATTTTCAATAACAAATTTATCGGAGTCGCCATCCTCGCAACCAACAGACCATTTAACAGTTCCACTAAGGGCGAATTGGACCATTGGGTCGGCATCGGTCGCATCATTATCAATCACCAGACTGGCGGACTCTCCCTCAAGTTCTGCGGCGCCTTCGCTACTGACTGAAAAGAATCCAGTTTGGCTTGCGGAGATACGGGAAATCTTCATTTTGCCATCGGAGCTATCGGCATGAAAACCCCAACCATCGGTCGCGTTATTTTGCAAAATTTTCCATTGTATTGCATTGGCGCCAGTTTGGCGGAGAGCCAGTCCTACATCGTTTGTGTGAGTAAGCGTGGTCTCTGATCCTGCGCCGAAAGAGAGCACGGCGGAATCGGATACTAATGAAAGATCGTCACCAACGGACAGGTCAGCAAGAAAAGCTGCATTTCCAGAAGTATCCAAGACTAAGGTGTTTTGACTTGGACTGGCGTCGTTAGCTTCCTGAACAAGTGTTATTCCTCCCAACGTGGAGCCGTTTGCACCTCTTGAAATGATGCGAGTATGGTTACTCGCATAATCCATAACTCCATAACTACCAGCACCTTGGATCGCAGCAAAAGCACCGGCGACAGAAACACAATCTGTCAATTCAAGCATACCGTCAGACCACAATCTCGCTTTTTCGACTGCTGCTTCCGAAGCACCGGTCTTAAATATTAAACTTGTCTCATTGACACTAGCAGAGAAGGTGTCTTCGGCCAGAGCCTCAATTGAAGCAGCTATTGCCGCTCCATCTGTTCCATCGCTATCGCCTGCTGTAAAGTTAATTGTTCCAATTACATCATCAGCAACGATTGCATCTTCTTCAGACTTTAAAGTTAAAATGACAGGTGAGTCATCTGTCCCATTAACTGTATTTGTTATGGTTAATCCGCTATTATGAACATGCGTCATTGTAATTTCATCATTTGCACCAAAGTGAATTACGGAAGCGTCTGATTGTAGCTTAAGGTCATTGACAAAGATTGCGTTACCTTCGTCGCTACCATCAAATGTTACTGCTGTTACCGAAGAGCCGGCATCATCAACTTTAATAATTACGTCTGCGTCATTTGCTTGGGCATCAATTGTGATATCGCCTGAAGTTGTAATAATGTTTACCGCAGCATTGCCATCGGAGATATTATCAGCAGCGACAGAGTCTGCTTCTCCGCCAGTTGAGGCAGTGGCCCATACTGCTCGTGCAGTACCAGAGGTTGTCCAAGTTAAAACTTGCTCATTTGAAGGAGTATCATCTCCGATACCAGTAACTTGACCAGAAGAATTTATCACAAGTCCAGCAGTTGTTCCGTGTGCAGAGCCTGCTCCAATTTCAAGAGAATCTGTACCATCATCTAGACCAATTCGGAAGTCGGCAGCATTACCATCGAATACAATCATTGTATCCTCGGCACCTGCGTCTCCAACTGTAAGAGTTGGGGTTGTGCCGGTGATTTTCATGTCGGAGGTAACATTAACCACACCAGAACCTTTGGCGGCGACATTCAAATCAACATTGGTATCATCACCAATGGCAGATATAGTAGGGCCATTACCATCTGCTGCATTTTGAACTTGCACATGGTTTTCAGCGGACGCTGTTTCTTTAAGAACCAATGTTTCATTTCCATTGCCGTCTTTAAATGTGACATCATCCGCGACTGCCGCTACTGTTGTTGTTGTTAATCCTGCCATTTATTATTCCTCCAAAATTTCTTGCATGACGATTTTGAACAGTTTCCCGTTCTTATTATTTCTTAAACTTAAATAGTCTTCTTCTTCTATAACTGTCCAATCTCCACGATCATTTGATAAATGAAGGTCACCAGTGTGAACATCATCAAAATAGCCGGCCTTCCAGCGGACGCCAGTTGTTCCCAGATCAACATCACTATCTGCTTGAGGTCCAAACATATTATCTGTAAGTTTTACCTGATGGACGTTGGCTGCATAGAAGTGAATTTCATCCGCAGTTTCAAAATCAATCTTAGTTTGATCGTCTTCACCAATCTTGATGTCTGTTGCCAACAAAGAGGTGATTGTGGTTTGGGCTGCTGCGAGAACAAAATCAAGTGTATTATCACCGTCTTCATAAGTTACGGCAATGCCAGTTTCTGTGTTTGAGCCAACCATTGCTCCGACTGTATCGGCGATGGTCTCGGCCAAAGTTGTACCGTTAAGAGTGAAAGCTCCACTTATGTCGCAAGCGCCATTAATGTCAATTGTTGTTGCTGTTAGGTCGATCTCGGTTGCAGCAACAATTCCAAGAGTGCCATCAGACACAGAATAAATGTACTCGCCGCCTTGGTCCCGAAAACCAAGTCTCATGCCGGCGTTTAAGTGAAGGCCAACATCATTTGTGTGAGTTAGAGTAACATCGTCACCGGCACCGAAACTTAAAACAGCCGCATCGGATTGTAAAAATAAGTCGTCTCCGACGATGAGATTGCTTGTAATTTGACCAGTGCCATTTACATCTAAGGTATAAGAAGGGCTTGTGTCCAAAATACCAACCCTTTGACCCTTCAACGTTATGTGCATTTGATCATCCACAGACATTTCTACTCTGTCGTCGGCGGCGCCACATTTGATTTTGAAGTTTGATGAATTCGATACATTGTTATCCATCTCGAATGTCAAATCGCCGCTGGCGCTTTCTAATTCCAAAAGACTGGTCGGAGTATCTGCTCCAATACCAACTTTACCGGTGCTATCAATAGTCAAGCGGGTATTAGATGCTATTGATGTGGTACCGATCTTAAATTTATCAGCATCAGCATCATCGACGCCCATGGTAAAGACTTGAGTAGGCGGTGATGAAGCATCCACAGCGAAGGCCAAGAATGAATCACCGGTGTCCGTATTATTAATAACCAAGCCGGTAGAAGAGCCGACCCCTGACAGAACCAAGTTTGTATCAGCAGTGTGGGTTAACTTTATATCGCTATCCGCACCGAAATTTATGACGGCGGCGTCTGAAAGCATAGAAAGGTCATCGCCAATCGTTGCGTCCGTATTAAAGTATGCCTCTGCGACTGATCGAAGTGTTCCGTTGATGTCCATAGTGTATGAAGGACTTGTATCCAATATACCAACTCTTTGACCTTTTAGTGTAACATGGGTGTTGTTATCTAAAACAAAATCGGTACGGGCGTTGCCTGCTCCATTATTAATCTTGAAATTGGACGAGTTTGCTGCGTTGTTGTCTATCTCAATGACAAGGTCTCCTGATGACCCTTCAATCTCCAATTGGCTAGTAGGCGCTGTTGACATTCCAATACCAAGCTTTCCACTGGTAATGTTGATTCCTTGGTTGTAGTGCCAAGCATCTGTGTCATTCTCCCAAAGGATAGTCTTATCGGTATCGCCTTTAAGTGTAAGTCCTCCGCCATCTGCGGTAGAATCGGTTCCAGCGGTACCACTTGGGCTCGTATTTAATTCAATATTCTTGTCATCAACCGTTAGTGTTGTACTATTAACGGTTGTAGTGGTGCCATTGACAGTTAAGTCGCCCTCTATTGTGGTTGCTCCATTTACATGAAGGAGGGCGGTAGGAGTAGTTGTTCCAATTCCAACATTCCCTCCTGTGAGAATTGTCATTCTTGACGAAGCGGCTGGGCTAACTTCGTTTATCTCAAATAGCGAACCAGCAACATTGATACTGTTTCCAATATTGGCATATTTGCCATTAGCATTGTAAAAGTCTAATTGACAATTGTTATCGGCTGTTGTTGCCTCAATTCTCGCACGGCAATCAGCCTTTGAAAGGTGTAAAAGCATGCCCGAGGCGGGGTCGGATGTTCCTAGACCCACGCCAAAGCCTGAACCGGGACTTAAGATGATATCTTGAGTTGAGCCAAGTGTTAAATCTGTTGAGACAGGAGTAGTTACAGAGGCCAGTGTTGATGTGGCGGAATAAATATTCCAACGAGCCGTGGAAGAACCTAAATTACGAGTCCCATCAGTGTCTGGTATGACAGCCGAATCAACTTTAGCATTATAGGTGACAGTATTACTACTACTGTCACCAAGGGTTGTGTTCCCAACTGTCTTAATTTCAGTAGCAGCTTCTCCAATGGCCAAATCGCTACCAGAATAGACCTTCATGTTGTTTACTTTTAGTGTACTCATTAATTTTTACTCCGTAATTATGATTGCAAAATAGCTGGTAAGTCTTCGTCAGGACGGACTGCGATGATGGCGCCAGTTCCAATTGCCAATGTGGCGTTAGCTGATACCGATAATGGACCATACACTAGACTTCGAAAATCAGCAGGGACCACTTCGTTTCCAGAAATAGTTAAAACATTTCCTTGACCTAAAATTTGTCCCATATTGCTTAAAGTTCTGGAGTGACTGCCGGCATAGATTTCGCCAGTGGTAGTGACAGTGGCTGCCGTAATATCGTTTGTTATGGCGATGGCATCCGATGTTATTTTGCCAGTGATTGTTAAAGTGGTCGATGATGCAGATGTACCCGTGATCGTGAGGGTTTTGGCAGTTGAGTCCCATATAATATCAGATGCAGCTTCAAGCTGCTGGCCTGAAATTTTAAAAACAAGGCCATTATCGGTGCCTATAACACTTGACGCTGTGCCTGCTTGTATGTTGACCCATCCTAATGTTGCAGCCATAAATTAATCCTCATCCTCGGGAAGCTCTTCCATAAGAAGTTTGTAACGCTTTCCGTTCTTGTTATTTCTTATTGTTAAATAGTTCTCTTCCTCAATAACAGTCCAATCTCCTCTCTCATTTGATAAATGAAGGTCACCAGTATACACATCGTCGGCATATATGTTTCCCCAGCGGATTCCAGCGGTGCCTAAGTGAAAATCTCCGTCGCCAGCGGGGAGGAGGTGTTGATTGAACACCCAAGCATCTGTATCATTCTCCCATAGGATGGTTTTGTCACTAGCGCCCTTAAGCGTGATACCTCCGCCATCGGCAGTTATATCAGAGGGAGAATCTACAGAACCAAGTTCAATGTTTTTGTCATCAACGGTGATGGTTGTGCTTTCAACTGTTGTTGTGGCTCCCTCCACAGTTAGGGTGCCAGTGATTCTTCCATCTCCAGTTAAAACCCAAGTTCCCACAGGGGATAGGTTGCTAAAACTTTTATTACTCATTTGTGTTCATCTCCTAATCGGTTATACCAGATCCTGTTAGTTCATACATACGACGAATTGGTATGTTTGTTAAATCAGCAATCATTTCAAAAGTTTGGGTCCCACTGTTGTTGTGTAAAAATATTTCTTTACATTTAACATCAAAAGAGATAGACTCCCCGGCGTTTAAAGTTATAAAATGTTTGTTGGTGTGAACATTTCCCGGAGAACTTGAAGAAACAAAATGAATTAATGTGGCCCCAGAGGCGGAAGTGTTGACAACCGTGACTGTTTGTGTAACATATGGAAATGTCAACATCATTTCTCCAGCTACGCCGGAGACATTATATGTTGTGGCGGCGGCTATACTAGATCCAGTTAACCATGGGGTCCCAGATACTTGATAAGAGCCAACATTTCTCAATCCTACATTATATTTTGACATAATTCACTCCTTACTCCGTTATTCCTGATCCTGTCAGGGTATACATGCTGTCAGTTGGTATATTTGTTAAAGATGCATAAACTTGATAATCGCAAGTCTGGCCTGATGCTTTGACTGTTATATATATTTTACTACACTTTACATCAAGAGTTACACTCTCTTGTGCCGCTAATTCAACAAAATGTTTGCCAGAAATCACATTTCCAGAGCCGGTTGCTTGAAAGTGAACTCTAATAACCTTTGTGGACCCCGATGATTTTGTATTTTTAACCCATACCTTTTTTGTAACATATGGGAAAGAAATGATATCTTCATCGTTTGCTGGGACTGTACTCCCTGTTATAAAAGGGGTCCCAGATACTTGATAAGAGCCAACACTTCTTAAGCCTACACCATACTTTGACATAATGTTCTACCTCGATAACTTAATTAGTTCTTCTCTTGGCTTTTGCCTCTTCCTTTTTTCTTCTTGCGATGGCGCGTTTTCTCGCCAATCGTTTTTTTTCAGAAGGTTTTGTATAATAGCGTCGGTCTTTTGCTTCATCGATTATTCCCATTTTTTTAACTTTTTTATTAAACCTCTTTACAAGTCTTTCTGGAGATTCATTTCTTCGAGGATAAATTGTTAAATTGTTTTTTTTCTTTGGTATTCGTTTTCTCATTTTAGTTTCCTGCCAGCTTCTTCCAGTGCCCTAAAGAGCCAAAGTTAGATATATCTACACCGGGGTCTCTTGGGTCTACTCCTGCAAGGGGACCTTGGCCCCGTTCTTTGGGCTGGGTAGTTGGGGTTGTTCCCTCAAACAAGTCAACGCCGTTATAGGCATCTTTACCAATAGAATCAAGCATACGTTTTTTCCTTTCTAGACGCTTTGCTGCTGTACTATCAGACTCAAGCTGCATTGGTTTTTGTATAGTTGGTTGAGCCTCGGAAATAACAGTTGTAGATCCGAGGCCCTTTGCAACCTCCGATATGATATTCGAAAGAGTGCCGTCTTCGAAAATCACCTCCTTGATGCACTGTTTAATCAGAGGTTTCAAAATCTTTTTTAATTCATTTTTGTTCATTTTTTGCCCTTTATATCATCTCTCTCAGGGGAATCAAAATTGACAAGACCTTGTTCAAGGGCCTTGTTGACTTTAGCTTGGTTAGTTCCGGAATCGGCGGCTTGAGGCATGCCAAGTTTTCTTTGGAATTTACCCTTTTGTGCTCTTTGGACCAACATAAGATTCTTGCCGTACATTTTGGCAGCCAATCTTTTATCCGCTTTGGGTATCTTTTCGGCATTAAAAAGCATTTGCACAACTTCATCACTTATTCTACTTAAAACATATTTTTCCAAAGTGGCAACATCTACTTCTAAAAGATTAACATCAGTGTCATTTGTGACAACATTTCCGGCGATTCCGGCGATGGCCAACTGTGTTGCCTTTAAAGCAAGTTCTGCGCCTTCTTGGCCTGAGCCAAAAGCTGGGGCAGACAAATTATCAACTGCCATGATGCCGCCGGGGTTTGTCATAACCACCTGCGACCATCGGTGGTGACCATCTAAAATATATTTATTGTCGAACACCAATACAGGAATTCTTCCCTCCTTAGAGCCCATAAGAATTGGAGAGCCCTCTTCTAAGGCATACTCAGTTCCGTTGAAGCGGTTAACCATTTGATCTCCAAGACTTTTTTCCGTATCAATGTCAAATTGAGTTGGCACCAAATCGATGGCTGGTACCGGCTTACCGCCATGCACTTGGATTGATTCATCGGCTGGGCCAGCGCTGTCGTCACGGCCCGAAAGTGCTAATTTACGGAATTCAGGGTCGCCGGCGATGCTCTTTAGCATAGCGGTATAGTCATGCAATCCCTTTCCACTTCCCTTAATGAAATCGTCAATGGCGTCTTCTTTTAGAAACCGTCTCCAATTCTCAAAAATTAACTTATGTTTTTTATCACTTGAATAGCTCATTTTTTTCTTCTTCGTCGTTTTCTGTTTTCTTCAAGGTCTCTCATTTTCCTTTCTCTTTCGGCTTGATCGGAATCAGCGCCAGCTTGGGAGCCTTTTTCATATGTTCCCCCAGAATCAGGAACGACTCCGCCGGGCTCACCGGTGTCTCCAGCATATTGTGGATTTACATCAATAGCGCCGGAGTTTAACAATTTGACTGCCAAGGCCAAGTGTCCTTTTTTGGCGCTGATGATAGGCATATCTTCTCTCTGTGGAAAACCAGAAGGAACAGAAAGTGTCAATTGACTTACGTTTTTGGCCATTTTCTTTGCAGCAAGGGGGACGGCTGCTTCGCCAGTTTGTCCTGTAAATTGTTCCAAAGCGCTCATAACCATGGCAGGGTCATCACCAGCGGACCACACCCCATCAGCAGCATATTTTTGTAATACCGCTCCGATTGCCTTTTCATTAAAATCTTTAAAACTGCCCCCTCCGGGTTTTCCTTTGGGACTTTTTGTAAAGTGAAGAGTAAGAACATTTAGAACAGAAATCAATTGTTTCGCGGGATAATCTACTATAAATCCTTGAACTTTAGCAGATGGGTCGATCATTCCACTAGCGATCCAACGATGGTGGCCATCCATAATATGATTATCACTGGTTATAATTGCTCCCAAATCGCCCCCGGGACCTGTTGGAAAAGGTTCGTTTTCAAGAATCGCTGCTATTGCAAAAGCAACAGCTTTTCCGATATTCATTGATGATTGAGAGGGCTTCAGTTTAGAAACTGGACCTCCGCCGGGCTTGGCATTAATAATATCGTCTGATTTATCTCCATCCTTAAGTCCACCTACTGCAATTTTTTTAGCCTGTTGGGGTGTATATTTTGAACCCACATCGCCAAGTTTCATTGGAAAATCCTCTCCAGACATTTTCTTTGGATCTGCCTCTTCGGAGACAAATTTTCTCCAACTCTCAAACATTAACTTATGTTTTTTATCACTTGAATAGCTCATTTTTTAATCCCTCAATATTTTTTTAAATAAATTGTTGATACTGTTTTCTTTTCCTTCGCGCACAGCCATCTTGAAGCGCTGCTGATCTGATTTGGGGAAAACATAAGCATTTGGTGTGGATGGTTCTGATACAATATCAAAACAGATTAGTTGAAAATCATCTTCCACAATCGATTCCCCCATCTGTTCTTTGACAGAACCAAGACCTCTAGAAGAAATGCCAATTTTTACACCAGCATTTACAAGATCTTTTAATATTCTGCCGGATGGTGTATTAAGAACTTTGATTTTGCCCATTACATCTTTTCCCTTCCACCAGATGTCTGTAATCATGTGAGATACATTCTTTAAATTAATAACAGAATCATCAGGATGATCCAATTCTCCGGTAGCCCTATTGTCTCGAACAACGTTCATATAATTCTCCATTTCTCGTCTTAAGACTTTTTCAGGATACTTTCGTCCGTTGCCGTTTTTAACATCAGCGGACTGAATGCGGCCTGTTAAATACATACCACCTTCCATGACCTCTTTCTTTTCTCTTTCGTTCAAAAGATCGAGACATGCACCATCGGGACACAATTCAAAATATTCTGTTAAAAGCTTTTTTGACATTATTGTTCTCTTCGTCGTGATCGGGTGACCGATATTCTGTCAAGCAGTTCAGGGGCCATTTCTTGAATAGCATTATATGTATTTTGATCTACCATAAGGCCGCCGCCGGGGAACATTTCTAAAATATTTCTTGTGGCCTCGACCATTCCTTCCTTGCGAGCTTGTTCAATTTCGGCAGGGCATCGAGTATCTTCATATCCACCAGTTGGTCGGCGGGGATATTCGCCACGGGCTCTCTTGGCGCGGCGGTGTGCATCAATTGCACGATCCTCATCATCGCCGGCAATATCCGTGACACGCATTTCGTTAATTTCTTCTAAAATTATCTGTTTAAGTCTGGCTTTTGTCAATTTCATCTGTTAATTCCTTAAAAATAAAAAGCGGGCGCTACCCGCTTGAGTCAGCTACCCTTACAACAATGCCTTACTGGTTGAAGCATCCACTTTTGTGTCCATACTTTATTCATCTTTATCTCCAATGTTTAGATTAAGACCATAATCTCCAAATAACATATTAAGTATATAAGACGTGCCCGAGGACGTGCATCCACATATCAACATATTAATTAAATTATAATCAAATGTAAATAGTTCTGTGAAACCATTTATGAAAAATAAAAATACACCAGTCCAAAAGCCCATACACATTGGACAATGAAATACTTCTCCCCATCCTTTGTATTGTTCTTTGGCTGGCCTATAGTTATCAAAAATCTTCCCGTATACAAGAATTTGTGTTAAGCCAAAAGCGGCTAACATAAACCAAATTAATTCCATTAGTACCTCTTATTGTTTATTCGACAACATCGCCAGACATTTCCATTGCTGCTTTAATGGCCTTGTCGGCCCAATTTTCAGCATAAATACCTCCGCTATCCGCCATTGCATCGTAAGGTTTATAAAAGGCGCCGGTCCACCGAGAGTCTCCAATGTCGCGATTTGGCTGATAATAATATCCATAATTATTTAACGTCTGTTCGCCTATTGGGCGGTGGTTTTGATCCGTCATGTTGGCATCAGAAATGGCTTTTAACCAAGCTTGCTTTGGAATACTTCTTTTATCAGAACCATATTCTTTCATGGTCTCTTCAACTTCCTCTTTTATAATCTTTCTAAGTTGTTTTTGTGTTATTTTCATTAGTATGTGTATCTCCCGTACAAGTATGGTGCAAACAAATTATGCTGCAAAATCGAACCCTTCTCTTCTTCATGGGGAACTTCGCCAAGTTCTGTTGAATTTTCCACATCTGGTTCCAAAATTGCATCGTCCATCATTTCATCATGAGCCTTTAATGATTCAAAATAGGGGCGTTCGTCATCCATCCATTTAGATACATTAAGTAATGTCATCTTAATTGGGTCGAACTCTGTTGATTCATGTATTTTCGCCTCAAGGGATCCATAAACATTGCCGCCCTGTATTGAGTCAAAAGCAACGATACCTCGTTTGCGCAAATATTCAAATAATCTCGATTCAGCACCATAAACAATATCGCTCATGATTTCTTTTGCAAAGGCGACAACTTTTTTCTTTTCTGTTAAAATGATGATGTCGATATCAGCATGATCAAAAATCATAATATCTCCATTCATTGCTTTGCGAGCATTTAACTTAAACGATATTGGAGGGTCTTCTTTTACGATCTCAACCTGTATTTCATCAGATTTTTTGATCTTGACGTTCACCTTATTGGAATCCTCTTCGGGCTGATCATTGGTAATTTTAACATTGATGGTCATTACTTATTCACCTCATAAGCTAGGTCTTGAATATAAAATATATCTCTAACCAGTTGTTCAGTTATTTGCTTTTTAGAAAATGATTCCAATTTTATTATAACTTTTTTTGTGTTCTCGGCAAGTTGCCGATCAATATTTGATTTAGAGGCAGCAGCATTCAGAACCACCTTTAGACGTCCAATCTCCTCATTAAGAAAAGACTTCAGCCCAAGGCCGTTGTCAGAAAAAGACGTAATGTAATTTGTTAACAAATCTTTCTGCTCTTTTCTCAGCGATGACTCATAGGTTCTGTTAAATTTATTCACAAAAGTGTTGTAAGTTAAATTATCAATATGCTTCATATCTTTGGTCTCTTTCTTCTTATTTATCAACATTCCAACAACCTTTGATTCAACCAAAATTCTTTGTTTTGCATTCAAATTGTTAGAATCAAAAAATTGTCCAATATTAGCAAGTTGACGATAGTTTGAAATAAAGTTTGCGAATACTTGATTGGATAGTGATTCATTAATCTCTTTAATCAAGCTTGTTTGCATGTTAAAGATTTTCTTTTTGTCAAGCAAATCATAGTCCTTTTTACTTTCATGCATAAGTCGCAAACTATATTCTTTATTTAAAGAGCCGGTTGCAATTAAAGAATTATAAATATCTAATTCCTCTTTAAGCACAGAGTTATTATTAAAATATTTTTTTATAATCTCAACAACTTGTTTTTTTCTAACATGTTGTTTTCTGACTATTGCTTTTGTTAACTCTTTAACCAAAGACTCGTAAAGAAAAGCGGTATTTCTTTTCTTATTATGTTTCATCTTCATATTTTTTCTTCTCCTTTAGACTTTTTAAAAGGTGTTCTATTTCATTATTTACACTAAATAGTTTTTGTTCTTCCAACAAATCATTGTCAACAGTTTTTTGCTCAAACATAATTCCCATTGGTCCGGAAGTGACATAACTTTTCGACATATTGGCAAGGGGATTCATACCATGGTCTCCCTTCCAGCCCGGATTAATTGTTCTTGGAGTGGCCCTGATGGCGTCTCTGGTTATACCTGCTTCGCTCTTAATTCTCTTTGAGGTTCCCCCTTTGTTGCGGATGCCATATTGACTATCGTCTCTTTTTCCCGGCGGTTCAGCCAGCAAGGGCGATTCCTTTTCATCGGCGGCTGTGGCTTCTTCTCCACCAGCCTCTTCCCCTTCATCGCCCAAATCGCCGAGGTCGCCGAGGTCTCCTTCTTCTCCACCTTCACCCCCCAGATCGCCGAGTTCGCCCAATCCTCCACCTTCACCGCCTTCTGCGGCGGCACCTTCGGCGGAAGCTTCAAGGCTTGCCATAAACTTCTTATCAAAGAACATCTCCCTTTGGTTTCTAAGAAATTCATCTTCAGAAATGCCAAGCATATTTTCGGCAATCCAGCGCTTTGAAAAGAACCCTTCGGTCGCGGCTCCGGCGGCATCAAATTTCTGTTTCCAATGTTCAAGTTCCTGAAGTTCTGCAATTTTAGAAGGGTTGTTCAATCCAAGCTTAAATGATAAAAGATCATCACCTCGGAACCCAAGAGTATATAAGTGAATAATTCCTATCTTTTCAAGCTCCGAGGTCACAACGCGCTGGAGGCGTTGGATGGTTCTGGCAAAGCGAACGTCCTTTTGAGCAAGGGTGGTCTTGTCTTCGGTGGCGCCTTCGCCCATAGTCAAGTAAGATTGGGGCACTTTGAGAGCAGCAAATAATTTATCTCTTAAATATTTTACATCCTCGACAGTTCCAGTGAATTGGCCACCTTGGAGGTTTTCAATCTTGGTATTTGAAGTGCCACGAACCGGAATATAGTAATCTTCCTCAATTGAAAGCGGGTTATAGCGAAGATCAATCTTGCCGGTTGTTGGATCAACAACCTGATGACGCTTCATTTGGGTCATAACCTTTTGCATATATTGTTCAACATCTTGAGGAGCAATGGCACCAACGTCAATATAAAACACACGGCGCTCTGGAGAGCGTACAATACGATAAGCCATCATTGCATCTTCTAAAAGAGTTAATTGTCGCCAGATTCGGCGGGCGCCTTCAAGAACTGATGTTCCATATGGAGCATGTTTATCATGTCCCAAAACTCGAAAATGAGCTACTTGCCAGTTTTCAAGAGTAAGGCCGCCGGAGTTCCATTGGAATTGGACATAGTTCGGATTTGACATATCCTCGCCCTCTAAGCGCTCGACTTCTTGTTGTGGGAGTCCGATAACATTCTTGACTCCAAGAGATTCATCGAGTTCCATATATAAAAACAAATCTCCATATTTACACATTGTACGAGACCAACCAAATAAATTATATTCAACGTTAAGCACATTATGATAAAGAGCCTGAAGAATTGATTTAATTTCTTCGTTTGGGCATTTAATCTTGAGCATTGGTTGCAAATCAGAATGAGTTGTCATCTCATCTGCGTAAATATCCAATGACGATGCAATCTCTGGCATATACTCCATTTGGTCAAAGTCAACATATCGTTCTGATCTATTTCGATTTGAAATCATGTTGGCAGAAGTTATATTCATTGGGTTGTATTCTGCTTTCTTGAACTGTCTTCCTGAAGCAGACTTAAACCATTTAGAATAGACATCCAAATGTCTCCGACGCAACTGTCGGCCAGTTTGGGTTCTTCTGTTCAAGATGGGCCCAGAAAACAATCTAGTCAGTGATCTGAATAAATCTGATTCATTATTATATGGGTTTTTGTTATTTTTCGCCATTTATTTATCCTTTAAAAATCCAAGCAAAATCAGTTGCTTGCTTCTGTTGTTCTTCGTATTTCTCATCAAAAGATTTTTTATGCCCTTCCATTCCTTCAATTGTGGTACTCATTTGTGTAGTTTTCATGAACATACCGTCAAGCATTGCTTTTTTGTATTGAACATCTTTTTGGCTTGTCTGTAGGGCTGTATCCCTAACCCAACAAGCTATCGCCAATGACATCACCAAATCATCATGATAGGAACGCATCGCTTGTGGTTTACCGTTATGCCAAATAAATGTCTTAAGTTCATGAAACAACCTACTAGAATATAAAGTAATTAGTCCATTCCTTATGAACTCTTCTAATTTTGCCACAATCAATGGGCGGGTCTTGGTTGAGGTTGTGAACCCCGGAAGGGCTCTATTGTTTACTTCGCCCTGTATCGAATCAACAAACTCGTGAGTCCCTTTTATGGAATAATATAAATTTGGATATCCTAAATCTATAAGCTTCTCGAGAATTGAAATGCCTATTCCATTGTTTTCAACCACTAGCAAACACTTTCCATATTCATGACCAGCTTGAAACAATATATTTGAATATAGATCAAGACTGGGTTTTCCTTGATATTCAGCCACCACCTCCATTGTTTCTAGCTTCAAGATATGAAAGGTTGAAGAGTCTGAACCATCACCTCGGGCTACGTCGGCGACCATAAGATAAGTAAAGTTTTCGGCGAACTTCTCCCAAAGCCAAAAATTTCTGTCGTGGCCGACTCTATAATTTGGCTCTTTAGTTGCGGCGTTCAATCTAGCTAAATCATCGGGATGGATCACTGTATCTCCTGATGTGTTAAAGTTACACTCCAACTCTTGAGCAATTTGTCTCCGAGACATATTTTTTGTCTCTTTTTCAAACCAAACCCTATCGCGTTCAGGATGTACGTCCCACGCCAAGTTGATTGGATGAAAATCGTTTTCCATATTATCAGCGTCGACATAAGTCTTGTGGAACCAATTACCGACCCCATTGGGTGTTGATAGGGCAATACACCTGCCGCCTGTTGATAGTGTAGGATAAAGACCAGTCCATAATTCATCTAGCCCGTCCACATGGGCAGCCTCATCAATCACTAACAGAGAGAGCGCTTCGGAACGACCCGCATCACCGGATGTTGATGTTGCTTTAATTTGAGACCCATTGTGAAGCTCGAATGAAGATCGATTATCCACCTTAATGTTGGAAATGCGAATCCAAGGAGGAAGGTTCTTCATCATCGCCTTAACTTTTTTAACCAAGTTTGATGCTGTTCCGAATTTGGTTGCCATTACAAGAACATTCTTATCTCTATGAAACAGCATCATCCAAACGCAATAAGCAGCAGTAATGGTTGAAATTCCTAGCTGGCGGGCTTTTAAAATAATGCTGAAGCGGTAATCATTAAAATCATTAAGCAAATCATCTTGATAAGGATATGTCTTAAAAGAGATCAAGCCCCTCATAGGGTGCGAGATGCGACAATAATTATTAATAAAATAAACAGGATCTTTGCCTGATTTAAGAATCTCTTTTACAATTTCTTGTTTTGAAGGTTGATAGGCCATAATCTCTCATCATGATTTTGGTCTTGTGTCGTTGGGTGGTCGCTTATTTTTATTATCAAGGTCTAAAAATTTTCGCCATGAGTCTTCAATTTTTCGATCTTCGGAGCCACCAGTATACTCGTTTTCTTTGATTCCAGAAATTTTAAAATATTGATGAGCTTGGACAAAGGAGCGAACCCTTGATACTGAAGAAGCCAAAATATATGGTTCGTCAACGCCAGTTAAAGTGACTGAATCGCCAGTAACCTTTTTATATTCTTTTTGAATTGCCTTTTTAACTTGATTGATCATAAGTTGCATTTCATTTTCAAACTTGCCACCATAAATATCTTTTAACATAATGTCAGCTTGATAGTGAATGCAAAGCATATGGCCCACAAATTTAACAGTAAAACCATCATTAACTCTTTTATCAAGAATAATGTCTCCCTCTTCTCTTTTGAGACCAACTGTGCGAGCTTCGCCATCATAAGCGTAACGTTCATCGTGACCGTTTGCTTTAATATCGGAGACGGCTTGTGCCAGTCCTTGTACTACTTTTAACATTTCTGAATTAGCCATTATTTAGTTTCTCCTTAACTTTGACTTGATGCAACGAAAACTTCTATATCGACGGGGATGGCGAGGGTGGAATCTGCTATCGCGTTAATTGATTCAATATCCGCAAAAGCAACCCATGCACCGCTAGTATCTGCTTTTGCCTCTAATTTTGTATTGTGAAAAATCATAGTATCGCCCTTTTCAAGTTTAAAATAAGCTCGATCACCAGCGCCGGAATCAAGTAGTCCCAATTTAACAAAATTAGCATCATCTAAATTTGTTACGCGAATATACTTTACGTCTCCTGCAATATATGTGCCGGCACCAATCGCACTTCCAAATGATAAAATTATTTCAGTACCAGTGTACGGAACTCTCACAATTCGCTGTGAAATCATATTGATATCAGCAATGGACTGCTCATGGCGGTATTCATGTTTCTTGCCGTTAAGAGTGATTTCCTCTTTAACAGATACTTTTAAAGTTGATGCTGTTACTTTTGTTGCCATTAGTTATTTGGTCTCCATCCGGTTTTCCAACGTTCTTCTCGACCTTCGACCCATTGGATATAACACTTTTCACAACACTCAAACTTTGACATATACACATCATCGTTTGACTTGAATGAATATATATTACAAACGGGACAAGAACGATTAGAGTTCTTCTTAATTAGTTTTTTGGGAACAAAAACTCCATTTACTTGAACTTTGTCAATATCTTCTTCTTGAATATCTTTGAAGTGTAATTGTTTTTGTTGCTCAAGGTATTCCTTTTCTTTTTCATTCGTCCAATCTTTCTTTGGGTGTTGAATTGTTTCTTCGCCATATTTCTTCGCTATGGCTTGTTCCACCTTTGCAACATAGTTGGGATCTTTTTCCTTCATCGTAGTCCCGGAGCAACAGCATACATGATGCCGATGGCGGAGGCTGCTCCAACCACAAATCCACCGGCGAGCCACCATTGGTGTTTCGGGGGCTCATATGACTTTCTCAAAAACTTTATCTCGTCGTCTCGAATGGCTATCATATCTTGAAGTCTGTGGTCGTCAGCTTCACACTTTGCTGAATGGAGATCAAATTGATATTTTGAGGCGGCATTTGCTTTTCCAACTTCATATTCGATTTGAACATTACACTGTTCGACCTTTAGCCTGTCTTCTATAATGAATTTAGAAACGGCTGCGTTATTAAACAACCTCCCATCGAAAGGGGCTTTTTGACCTTTTTTAAGTGGGGTGAACACCGGCTCTTCTGCGTTGGCAGGTGGCGAGTAAACCAATAAGAACGCTAAAACAAAACTTTTCATCTATCCTCCTCTATACATTAGACAATTTAAGTAATAATAATAATATAACATGGTTATACGATTTGTGCAACATATTTTTTCAAAAAGATTTTTTTCTTTTATGACCTCGAAGCTCATCTAATAAGTACTTCGGAAAGCGCTTCCACGGTGGCCCCTGTCAGTAAAGCGATCTTGATACACTTCTTGGGTGCCATCGGCGAATACTATGTCGTATCGGCCACCTTCCATTGGAATGATTTGTGTGATCTTTGGCAATCTCCATCCTATATCTTGGCGGCCATGGGCTCGGTGTAGTTTGTAAAATTTACGAAGCAGAGGGAAGCCCAAATTCAATTCAGGAAATTCTTTGTTGGTAGCTCTCACAAGTCTTTCGAGAGTCTTCCAACTCTCAGATTCTTTAGAAGCGGGGGCGGGTTCGGATGGTGGAATTATTTCCTCTTCTCCGCCGAACATCTTTTGTTGCCACGATTCTTTAACATTGGCATATTCTTCTTTAATAATCTTCGCAAGTTGTTCTTTTGTTAGCTTCACCTTATCTCAATGCCTCATCTATAATAGCCATGATTGTTGCTTTGGGGTCTGAGAGTTGTGGATTGTCTGCGACAAACTGTGCAATAGCTGTTCGCAAATCATTTGCTGATTCGGCTCCCGACATTGTTGTTGGTTCATCGGGCAATTCATTGAAAGAGGAATCGGGCCTTTGTGAACCAAGGCCATAGCGGCCAGCTTCTGCCATCTGTCCTATCTCTTCTTTAATAATCTTCGCAAGTTGTTCTTTTGTTAGTTTCATTATTCAAAATCCTTATATTGTGGGTTCTTCTCTTTCACAGCGTCGACGATGTCGGACCATGGTTCTTGTTCTGAGCCGTAGCCGGGGCCGTCCATTCCGTTATCTCTCACCACTTGGTCCCAGACGGGGCCGCAGTCAGGACACATTTCCTCTATTTCCGGTGTTGAAAATCTAATATCAACTTCTTGTTTGCCATCCCAATAGGTATCATTCATGGTGTCCATAAAAACATCCGTCCACACTCCGTGTGCTGTCTCTGGGTTGTTGAATTCATCAGGGTCCCAACTGCTGTCTTCCAGTTTCTGCAACAATGTTACATGTTTCCGAACTTCCAGACCTTTGGATCCATCATGGGAAATCCTTTGAATGTTTGATTTGACCTTGTCGTAAAGAGAATGTTCCATCGCAGAACCAAATGGGCCATATTCTTTTAGTGTCTTCGCAAGTTCATCTTTGATGATATTTGCAAGTTGTTCTTTTGTTAATTTCATTTGTTTGGATTCTTTGTTCAATTTGGTATGCATAGACGCGAATACATCATCCATTGAATTCCCCCATTGCTGTTCTTCCTCTTCGCTTGGGGTTCGATCAGTGTCGGGGCTTGAAAGACCGGGCTCACCGGATGCTTTAAGATAGCTATCTACTATTTCGAAATCACTTGGGCCGCTACCTGCATATTTCCAATATTTCCAACCCTTAGCATTCGGATCTCCCGAGGCATCGATAGTCATCAATTTTGCTTTTATATCCTGAATCTGTCCCTGTAGTTCTTCTTTGATAATATGGTTAAGCTGCTCTTTTGATAATTTCATTGTTTGTTTTTCCTGTTTGCAATTTTGCGGACCTTCGTAATTTCAGTCTCAAGGTCTGCAATGTCTGCCTCAAGAAGATCAAGCCGATGTTGAGTTGTATAATAAAAACCGCCGAGGATGGCGGATGCTGCCAAGATAGACATCATTGTTTTAATATCGATTTTCATATTTTTTTAATTCCCAGTTCTTGTTCTAAGATCCTATCAACTTCTTCAGGATCATCCTTAGCTTTCTTGATCATATCTCGAATCTTCTTCTCTTCTTTGATTTTTAAAGAATTGGTCTCTCCAGAATATCTTTGGCTTATGTGTGCCAAAGCTTTAGAGTAATTAGCCTGTGCTTTTTTTATATCTTCGACTTCTTTTGCATGGGCTCGCTCAATTGCAGCTTTTTCGGCTTCATATGATTTAAGAGCAAGCTTGGCTTGAATCAGTTGGGCTTTAGAGGCCTTTCTCCCAAAATAATACATCACTAGCGCAAAGCCGCCTAAAACGACCCATCGCCAGTGTTGCCTGCACCATATAGCAGATATCTTGAGCCACTTTTTAGCTGCAAGCCACCACATTGATTAGGAGCCCCATTTCCATGCTTTAACTGCATCAATAACAGATTGTCCAGTAATATACATAACAGCAATCATACCCCAAGTTTCAGGGTCAAGATCTGACCAATACATAAGGCCAGTTGCAGTTAAGAAAACCAAAAGCTTTCTGCTTATCATCTTCTCTTGAATGGCATCTAACATGCCTTTGTCTTTGTTGTCAAGGTACAATTCTTTTTTAATGTCCTCGACCAGACTTTCTCTTTCGCTTTCACTCATCATTTAAATCCTCACTTTGGCATAGTCGCCATTTTTTTGAATGTCAATCGTCATATCAACAACATCTTTAAGAGAGTCCAAGTGGGAGATCAGAATAACGATCTTGAATTGATTCTTAATCATATCCAAAAGCCTTATAAAACCTTCCATATGTTCTTGGTCTAAAGCTGTTGCTGGTTCGTCAAGTATAAATAGTTCGGATTTTGGTAAATTCGTTATTGAAATCAGAGCTAGGCGTATTGCCATTGCAGCGATTGTCTTCTCTGCTCCCGATCCCATTGATAAAGGTCGAGGATCATAATTTGGATGTTTGATATAAATGTCGAGCTTGCCATCGGTATTGTCAAAAAATGTTTCAAATTCGACAATGTTCGCCAATACCTTTGCTATCTCTTCGTTGATCAGAGGAAGCGATTGTTTAATAATATTATATGGAATACCATTGGGGTGCATGCATTGCATATACAAATCATAAGCTGTCCATTGTCTTTCCATTTTTTCAAGCTCTTGTTGGTTCTCTTTTAGATTTTTTAATATTGTGGTCTCCGAGCCTTGATCAATATAAAGGAGTTGCAATCTAGAATTGCAATTATCCAAATCAACTTGCTTCTTATATATCATCTTTTTAAGAGATATCTGTTCCTTGCATAAAGTACCAAGGTTCTCAATTGTTTCTTTGTTCTCTTCATACAGCGACTCTTTACGTCTTAAATCTATAAGATCAGATTTAATGCGCTCGTTTGTGAGATCACACTTTTCAACCTTATGTCGAAGATGTTTAGCATCTGCTTTTGATTTATCAATTTTTACTTGGATCTTGTCACATTTTTGAATTCGCTCTTCTATCTCAGATATGTCCATAATTGATAGTTTTTCGGTCAAACCTTGTACTATTTCAGCAAGTTCTAGCTCTTTCTCTCTCAATTGGGGCAAACTATCCAGCGCTGCCTTTGCATCCTTAACAAACTTGTTATCGGTACAATACTTACAATTTGGATCATATTTGTGGCCCTCAAGCATTTCAAGCTTTTTTTCTAAATTTGCAATTTGAGAATTTAACAATTTGTGCTTTGAGTGTTTTTTTCTCCTTTCTTCACTTAATTCCAATGATCGCTCTTTTAACTTTTGCAATTTATCAAGTGGTATGTTTTTGAGTTCTATTTCTAATTCATCAGCAAGCTCTTCATTTTGTTTGGCGCGGCCTCTGTATTCCAGTTTCTTTCTTATATTCTCTTGGATCTCGAATTCAAACTGTTGTATTTTTCCTTGAATCTCAGCAATGTTAATTGGCTCCACAGGAACCGAATCTATTTGTTTTTCTAATTCTATTAACTCTGCCTGTCGACGTGTCAATACTGAATTAAGTTCTTTGCATTTTGCAGACTTTTGTTCAACCTCTTCGCCGATTTGTTCCATTGCCGCTTTCGAATTTTCAATCTCAACAGCCCATGATTTGTTTTGCAGCCTCTTAAGCACAGCCTTCATATCAGAAGCATCTTTTTTCGCCGATTTAAACTTCTTGTCAAACAGTTCAAGATCCAAAAACTTTGCAAGTATCTCTTTCCGTTTGGTCGAACCCTCTTTAACAAAAGCAAGAGAATCAAGTTGTGAAGCCATTGATGTTAAAAGGAAGTCATCCAAAGTGCCTATCTTTTTGCGGATGTTGGCATCAGTTTCATTTCGAGAAGTGCCATTAATAGATTCGCCCAGTGTATGATTGTGAAAGTTTAAATCTGTTTTTGCCTCTGTCGTAACTTTTCCCTTTAACCTCTTCTCGTACTTATTAAGGTTACGAGATATTTCAACTAACTCATTACCAATCTCGATCTTTATCTTAGACTTTGCTGATTGTTTATTTTGATTTATAATATGAACGTTTTTGCGCTCGCCCTTTGAAGTTGAATTAAACATTGTGAACAAGATCGAATCAATAATCGATGACTTGCCGGAATAGTTTTTTCCAAAAATTCCAACGAGACCCCTTAGTTTGTCAAAATTTACTTTATTGCCTCCACCATAGTTGAATAGATTGTCCCATTCTATCTCTTTTACACGCCATACAACATTGCGGCTTATCTCTTCGTTCTCAGTTGCCAGTCGATTATATTTGAGATTGTGATCAAGCACCTCTTGGATAATGACCTCATCAAGGTTGTAGTCCTTGAGGTATTCTCGAATATGCTTCTCTTGAACCTTCAGGTCTCGGAGATTCTCGGTGATGTTAGCAGATGCCGAGTTTTGCCCAGAAGTTGTTGCATTTCCACGGTTTAAGAACGCAACACTATACGGACGCCACTTTACCCTAGCCATGTCAGAGGCTTTCCGAAGTTGGCTAATTGGAAGGTTTCGTGGGGTAACCAAGCGAAGTCTGCAATACTTTGGAACGTCTGCTTCTGGTAGAGTCCCGTCAGTGTTAAGAGTCACCGTAATAAATGGCTTTGGATGGTAGAGCGAATGGTGCGAGACCACATGATTATCTTTATCTTTGATCTCCCATATCATATAGCCCTTGTTCTGGTCTTCGCCGAAGTTCTGCTGAACGGTTGAGCCACAATAGCCAACCTTGCGCTTGGAGTCGAGAAACTGAGGCTTGTGAATGTCTCCGAGAAGAGCATAATCATGATCGTTAAATATGGTTGCTTCATCCTCGCCATGAGACATAATCCAGCCGGTATCGGTCAAACAACCGCTAATTGAGCCATGATATAGAGCTATGTTGATTGATTGGTCCGATGACGGCTTGATCCAATTCTCTCTGTCGAAAACGCTCAAAACATTAAATGTTAGACCGGTTTCGGGTGAATACTCTCCAGAATCCTTCAAAAGAGTGATTTGTGGATTCTCCAGTGCATTAACGATTGGTGTAATTGCGTCTTCTCTACTTTCGTTTTTCAAATTGCCATCGTGGTTACCAAGGATGACAATCAATGGCGCAATAGCAGAAAGCTCCGAGAGGAACTCGGAGGCTAATTGAAAATACTCTGGACTTAACTGCGTTTTAGTATGTGCTATATCGCCGCAGTGAACGATATAATCCGGCTTATCCGCTTTGAGTTTTTTATAAAGTTCCTTGAATATTATCCGGTATTCCTGATGATATTTCAAGTTCCTTATGTGGGTATCACCCAAGTGAGCTATCTTAAACATTTATTCCTCCCTTAAATATTTTTATATATCCTTCGCTTCCTGTGATTCCGCCAACTATATATTGTAGGTTATATTGATTAAGAACATTACATACAATTGATTGCATAGTTGAAGAATGACCCGTAACAATTTTAAGTTGATTGCCCCAATGTTCATTTATAAAACGATGACACCTTGACTCAACATCTTCATGGTGAGTCCCATGTAAATCTAATACGTGCATTATATAACCCTTCGTAATTCACCCATGAGAAAGAAATCGTCAAATGTTATTGGCTGCGCTGTAGCTAATCTTGTATCAAATTGGGCTTTTGTGATTGACCCTACATCCTCAATATCGGAGGTATCAACCTTGTAAGCTTCAATGTCATACTTTAAAAGATTTTTAACAATATGGCTGAGTTTCTTATCAGCATCAGCATCCAAGGCAAGATATACAGGACTATCATTCAAAACAATAGCCTGAAACAATTTTGTATTATCTCTGAGAGTTGATCCAAGGATTGGGATGGCATTTCGTCCCGCGACGACAGCATCGAACACGCCCTCGACAAGGACTACTGACTCATCCCAATCGATGGATAACTCATTAAAGATCACATTTTTGCTCACCGGTGGGTTCTTATATTTCCACTTGTGCCCTACATAAGATCTCGCTATATAATAATTTATGTCTCCGTTATTGTTGAAAGATGGGATAATGATTCGACCGCCGTACTCTCCATCTTTACAATAGCCAACCTTCCAATTAAAAATGTCCTTCTGGTTTAGACCTCTCTCATGGAGATAATGAAGCGGTCTTTGAGAAGAACGAGGAAGGTGCCTATTGCAAAGTGAAATAAATTCTGGTGGAAGTTCCGTTGTTGGCTCAATCTTTTCATCGTTGAGAGCGACGAACAACTTGTCAAACTCGGATAAATCCAAGCGACCATCTAATTCTAACCATCTTTGCCGTTGTTGAAAGTTACCAAACTTACGAACAAGGCGATAAATGTTTTTGCCACGCTCATCGCAAACCCAACATTTAAACGCATTTTTCGGAAAGTTAATTGACATCTTTTTTTTGTGATGTCCACAATACGGACAGTGATAGAGGCATTCGCCACTAACCCTTTTATATCCGCCAAGTATATTATTAATAATAGAATGTTTTTCTGTCATAATAATAATATAACACAGTTGCCACTATTTGTCAAGTTTTTTTTGATTTATTCCTGCAAGGGCAACGACGATTGCATCTGCCATGTCATCCGTACCGGGTTTGGGATTTCCATACCTTGTTATTTCAAATAAAAAATCTTTTGGATATTTTTGTTTCACCCATTTAATAACTTCAAGCTTCGTGTTGTCTCCTCGCTTAACTTTAATTCCAACGGATGACCTTGCGGATCTAACGGGAATCAATTTTGCGCTCATTCCCAATCCAGTGGCAATTGCATAACAACACATACCGTTAAACCTTTGAAGCTTAGAGATTGTATGCGCAGACGAGCGGCCCATGGAGAATATAGATGCGGGCTCCTCAACAAACACACCAATGGCCTTGTATTTTGGACCGAGGAATGTTATTAAGTGCATTGCAAAGTTCATAGCCCTTGTTTCAAGGCTATTGGCTGAATTGAGTTTCACTAGTTTTGTCTCGACAAGAGTTTGGTCCTCGGCAATAAGTGCCATACCAATCTTGGAGGTGCTAATATCTAATCCTATATATACATTCATATTTATATTATAACACGATTTAAACTAGATGTCAAGTTTTATTTTAAAAGTATAATCAATATCTTCGGTTTTCCGAACAGGAGTGGCAAGTTTAGCGATGCCAATAAGATTTTTATTTTCATCGTATATAGCAACTTTTGTGATGTAGGTTGTCTTTTCAAATGGGGGATTTTGATCAGTATAGGAGGCGGAAACTATATTTTTGATTTGTATTGCCTTTTCCACATATTGATGAGAGCCTGACATGGCGGATAAAATTGTCTGCTTATTCGCATCACTTGCAGTCCACGAGGTTGGGTTATTGGAATAATTTAACTCATCATATGGGGCATGAGCGAGCATGGTCATAACTTGGGTCTCTGTCGAGCCGGAATATTCAAGAGCAAAAGATGAAGAGATCATTGTTGTTGTGTAGTCAGAAGCAGCAAAGTCAAGGCCGTGACCCCAATGTCTCCACGACAAGGGGTTATTTGAATTTATCGTTTCCAAGGTCAAAGTGTTTGATGAGTTCAAATGTTTTATAATACCAGTTGATGGCGATCCGCCGGAGCCGGTCAGACTCCAGCTACCAGTTAACACGATAAATCCTTCATCATATAAAACAACCCCAGCGCACTTGCCATCATTACTTGAATTGGCGCCGGAGACCTGAATAAGCTCGCCATTTTTTTTATTATCAACCAAACTTCCCAACAACGATCCGCTAAAAAAATAATCTAATTTAACTGTTCCTTTCTTAATAGTTGTTCCATAAAAAATCGATGGAATCGAAACAATACGAATACTTTGGGTTCCCTTATCTCCAAACGGCGAAGAATATTCATAATGTGGAGACAAATATGCATAATGGTTTAGTGTGTTCTTAAGGGCGATTATTTCTTTTCTAGCTGCGACGGTCGCATCTGAATCCAATCTATAAATAATATCAATGCTTGCTGACATATTATAAGAGGAAGAGACAACATCGCCATGATCATATTGTGTTTCATAATTTGCCTCTGTAACAACCTTAAATGAATTTCTTTTACCATCTTTATAAACAAACGGATAAATCTTCTCATCTACAAGCCTATCAATGTTATATTCATATAGACTTATGTAGCCATCTGGAACACCGTAAATGTTTGGGTTTGAATTAGTAGATTTGGTGCCAGAAAGATGTGGCACACTGTCGATATAAACAGAGCCACTATAGATATAAAAACTATGCTGTGGCTCGGCTCTTACCGTGTTAATAAACAGGTCATCTTCATTAAATTTATAACAAGACATACTTAGTAGTCCAATCGCACCCTCAAGGTGAATTCTGTGTCTGGGGTTTTCTTGAGTGGTTCGCTAACTTTTGCAACAGCTAACAACTCTCTTCGATCATTGTAGAGGCCAATGGTTGTGATATAGGATACCGGATCATCAGTCGCAAAATTCTTAATACGGATCTTAGATCCGGAAAGATAAGTTGGGTTAGATGAATAGTTAAATTCATTATGATTGGCTCGACAGAAATAAATTGTTGAATTTAACTCCGTTGTGTTGTTGAACTGTACATTCTGAATTCTATTTCTAAAGGCATCGGCCGAAGACGAAATTTCTGAACCCGTGAGGGCGTCGACAATATCATGAGTTCCGTCGACAAAATCTGGCCCAACGTTATTTCCTGTCTCCTTCAAAATACCCTCTGATGCGTGATCCTTGAACAAAGAAGCTGTTAAAACAATAACACCGGCTTGATAATAGATCAACCCAACTTTTGCATAATCATTTCCATTAAAGCTAGCTGTATGGGGATAGAAATCACTTGCGGTACCGCCATTGCCATAATAATCAAATTGAAGGTCGCTGCCAGTTGCATATAGGATTCCATATTCTCCTGATGGGGAGTTGATTCGATACTCATTTGATGCACTAACATCAGTGACTGTGGTCAAATCACTAAAGGGAGAAGTATAGGTCACATTCGTCCCAAGAGTCAATGAAAAAGACTCTTTTTTAATCTCATCTTTAACCAAGAGTCTTGAGAACACCAGAAAAACGACATCATCCATCTTATCGGTTGTTGTGCCAGAAAAGTCCCCATCTGTATCAAATCTAAGAATTGAGCCAGTTGGGTCATAGCCAACAAGCACTTGGGCCATTTGGTTGTAAACATTTCGCTTTTTATCTTTTTGTGAATCCACAGAACCATAGAGGGTTGATTCAGCGCCGACGCCAACTGTGATATCAAAAATATGATTTGCCGAAGACGAAAGGTATGGATAATCATAAACACTCTGAAACATTCCATGAGAAAAGTTTTTAATATTGTTATCTGAATAAGTTCCACTAACAATTGTTCCCGTAATCGGAATTGCTTCATGGAGAAGGGTTCGGGTCGTAACTCTATCGTTTGCACCCAAGACTTTATAAGCTGAATCTGCCATTTTTTATATCCTATGTTGATTTATATTTTACAAAACGTAATGGAACATCAATTGATTGCCCAGTTTTAACACCTGTTATTCTAATCATTGTGTCGACATAATAAAGATTGGTGTTGGTGCTTGGATTAGCCCTGTTGGGCAATGTTGTTGTGCCCCCCAAGCGTTGAAACAAAAAAGTACTAGTTTGTAATTCCATTGAACTTTTAATTTTAAATTCCAACTTTGTTCCCCGAGGGCCATTAATGGTGTTGGAGGTATTATTGGTAGTATCATTAATCAATGAAACAATTTGATTCGCCGTGTCGGATTGAGAAACCGTATAAAAAGCGATATGATCATCATCAATGTAATCTTCCGTTAATATATCCCCATTCAAAGTTGAAAGAACCCCAAGGCGACTGTCCAGTTGAACCGTATATTCTGTCTCAATCATGTTTCCAAGAGCTTGGGTTGGGCTAATTTCGGGGTCTCCACTTTGAGTTGAAGTATCTAAACCTTGGTCTATTCTAATGTGGTTGTCTCCAAGCAAAGTTTCGCCTCGAAGAATACCATTTCGATCGACCCCATCAGAATCCTGTACGATTCCATTTTCCGACTGGGTTGATCCATTATCGTCCTCGGTATAGCCATCCGCAGCAATAATAAATGTGCCCGCAGAGTGCATACTGGTTGCGTTTGTTTGTTGGTTCATTTTTATAATTGGCAAAAACAAAAGCTCTAAGTTCTCAAAACTGACTAGTTTGTTTTTAACAGAAGAGGAGTTGTTTGTGAATGCCTCAAACACTGGTGTTTGTAGGATCTGAATGTCATAATAGGCACTGCCGCTAAGATGATTTTTCTCATATAAAGAATAATCTATTTCATCATCTGCCAAAGCAAACTGTGTAATTTCAAACGATCCATCACCTTGGGCTAACAATTTTCTCCCATGATCAGTTAAAACCGCATCGAGAATGATGTCGCCACTATTGTCCAAAAAAGCCATATACCTTCTCCTTAATTTGATATATATACAATAATTAGTATTTATTTTATTTCTTCATTTGTTTTCTTCTTAATTAGATTGAAATGCAGATTAAAGTCTATTTTTCTGCCTGTATTGTCAGAGGTGACCCTTATTTTAAATTTTTCACCCCAAATCGGAGAGCCAGCGGAGCCAAGGGCGTAGTTATCTAGAGAATTTTTATAGGTAAGGTTTTCTGCAAGAGATGGATACATAGTGTGCTGAGAGGCTGGTGTAATTTGCATCAAGTTTGACATTTTTCTAAAATGATAATTTTTGTCTTCAGTATTAAAAGAATATGTATTAATCTTGAGCCTAGACGTTGAAGCTCCCTTTTCCAACTCTACTTCGTAAATTACACTATGATTTGATTTTACTCCATACTGATTGGAAGAGCGACAAAGATAATAATATTTTTGGTTTGGCCTAATTGCGGCCGAGACAGTGACACTTCCAAATACTACCTTATCTCGAATCAAATAATGAGTCCCTTTGTCAAAATCCTCCAATTTATTGGGCTTTTCTGATAACCGCATAACTTCATAGCTTTGTATTATATTGTGCTTATTTTCAAAAACATACTGATCAAAAAATCGATTTTTATATCTAAGCTTATCAATATTGTCATTGTCCGAAGGTGTGATGGGATAATAATTATCTATAACTTGTCCAACGCCAGATGTATACATTCGCATATAAATTATATTCTCAAAGTTATTTTTTGTATAAAAATCAACATTTGGTCGAAGTGGTGCATTAGACATAGTCATTACAGAGTCTTGAATCATTGGTATTTCTATCAAATAGATAGCAGGCTCAATCTCAACATTAAATCGCACCTTATTGTCCAAATCAAACTGAGTTTCACTTAAGGAGGAAAACTTGTTTCCAAGAACAAGAGCGCACTCTGTGATGCGATATGAGTATGTCTGATTAGCTATTACTTGAGAATCAAAATATTTAATTATATTCTTGTCATCGGCTGGGATAACATAGGTTTGAAGGACTTGTCCGGCAGTGGTGCCACGGGTTTTCTCTATTTTATAAAAAATCGGCTCATAATAGTTTTTTGCGCCAGTTACAGTCTCAGCAAAAGATTTTCCCTCCTCTAGTGTTAATTGTCTCATAAAGCCTGATAAAAGTGCAGTCTTTAGTGCCATTCCCTGTATAGAACTAGGTTTTGAAGAGAAATACGCCTCTGATGGAGACGATGGAAGTGCAAGAAAAGAATTTAGATTTAACTGTAACATATCAAGACTGAGTATATTAACTGTTCCTCTTGTTTCGCCAGTGCCCTCAATATTAAATTTGGTATCTATAGACAAATTTCTCTTTTCAGACAAAAAATATCCTTTGACAAATGTTTCATATAGATTCGCTTTCTTTAAAAAAGTTTTAAATTTTTTATTAACGTTGTCCACGCCAACAGATATGTCTATTCCAAATGGAAACTTTTTCTCATAGGGAGCCACATCTAAAAAATTGTAGCCTTGAGGGTACATTATTTGTGGTGACTCGCTCAAACCAAGGAGTATTGGAAGGTAACTAACAGTATTCCGTTGTTTGCATTTTAAAAATGTATCTCTTGTTATGGATGTATTTGAAAAATGCCGGAAATTGGCGGTGGAGTCGTTTGTTCCATTCTTTGATGACACATATATATTAATCAATTGTTTATCAAAGAAATCCGAAACAAGTTCCTCATATTGGGGCGCATAATAATTATAGACTGGTGTAATACCATATGTTAATGACCCATAATCAGAATTGTCTACTGCTCCTTGAGATCTAGGTGATGCAGATTGAGCAGTAAAAGATATTATTTGATTATTACTCATAACATCGTTTATGAAACTAGAAAAAATAGATCCATTTGATACCATAGTATTTGAAAAATCAATTTCTACAGTTTCCAATGTTTTATATATTATTTGATTATTAATTGGCTCTTGAGAAATTGTTTTAATATTTGTCATATTAATTTTCTTCTCTTTGAACAAATCTTCAGGAGAATTTAAAGAAAATTTAATTCGTTTAATACCCATAATTACCTCCAGAGGTTGTCATCCCCGGTGTCGCTGTGGGCTCCGATGGAGCACTTGTGCTCGTAAGTGTTCCTCCGGCGGTGAAGGTAGTGGCATCAGTAGTGTAAACAAAACCAAAGTTGACCCCATCTCTTCGGCTGGGTTGGGTTACAATATTGCTAACCAAATAATCACTATTGTGGCTGCCATCTATTGCCAACAAACTTTCAGTTGCAGACACTAATTGGTTCTGTTCGTTTACCTGTGACTTTGGAAAATTTACTATAAACACTCTATTGTGCGGAGAAAGATTCGGCAAGCCCTTAGCTTGTGGAAACATGCGAGATGAAGCTGGAACAAGTCGGAAAAGCACACTGCCCTCCAAATTGTTAAAAATATCTGGTGTCATCAATTTCCAATTATCTTTCTTCATCGAATAGTATGAATCAGTGTGGGGCTCTTTATATTCAACCCGTTGCAAAGAAAAAAACAAAATGGAAAGTAAAGCCTTGTTTCTTGGGGTGTATAAAGTTTGTCCCATAATGTCTTTCCAGTATTGTTCTTGAATGGACGAAAAGGGATCATCCTCTGATGTATCGTTGGGATCAACAGGAATATTGGGGGCAGATTCGTTATGGGGGGTCGATGGCTCACTCCAAGCGGAATTTGGATATTCTTCAAAAGTATCTTCTGCTCCCAAAGAGCCATATCTATGTCCAATATATCTCGAGGCCTTTGTATAATCAATATCAGCAGTTTCAAAACCTTCTTCTAACATATCTGCCGGATTAGTAGAATTACTATTGTTTGGCACTGTCATTTGGTGACCATCTTCAAAATTTACATCCTGTGATACCTGTTGGATGCCTGCAATCAATTTTCGATAATTTACACTAACTGGGTTTGCAAGATCATACACTGTATTATCTTGATGCCAAGCCAAAGGAGATAGATAAGAATACAACACATCAGAATTGCCACCTCCGATAAATGGGAAGCGTTGCAGTTCTAATTGAAACCTTTGTTCAAACTGAGCTTTTGTTAATATCAGAATGTTGCCGTTAGCGCTGGTTTGAAACACCGAACTTGGAGTAGATGATCCAAGGAGATAATTAAAGGCAAGGTTGCTATTTTGAAAATCCAAAACATTTGAAAACTGATGGGAAAGCGAAATGTCTGAAAAATTAACATTTTGATATATTTCCTGTGAATTGCCGGAGACTAAATTATGCATCTTTTTATTTGAAATTTTGAAATATTTCATAAAAGAATAAGAAAATTCTTTAAATTTATATAAAAATGATTTTGCAGAACGGGCATCAAAGGATGTTGGATTTAAAAAATTATAATATTTATTCATTATTTCATTTTGATCATCATCAGAAAGATTTTTCAACAAAGCATAATATTTTGCATAAATCACGATTGAGTTAATCCACGGAACATTGCCAGAGTTTCCAAATATTCCGCCCAAACTACTCACATATTCTGGTTTAAGCTTTTTTAATCTAAAATCATAATTTTTCAAACTCAGTGAAAGGTTAATATATCTATCCAAACTTAATATGGATGTTTCGATCTCTTGCATGATACCCTGCAATGTTGCAATAGAAGAATCATAAAAACCAATATCAACTCGATAGGAATATTTATCATCAAATTTTGTCTTTGTTTCTGCATCAACAAAAGAAAAAGACCTAATGTGGTTTTTAAAAGACCATGGAACCAGATCCAGGCTCTGTTCTTTTATGTGAGATACTCTTTGAAAGGAGTCGAAAGGCACATCAGAACCGAGATTAAAGGCCTCGGCATTGACATGAGCAATGTTATCAGCAGATCGAACCTTTAATCTACTTATCAAAAAATTATCATCTAAAGGATCTTTGCTGTCTATAAGCAGTTCAGTTGAGAGATATTTGCTAATTTTTTTACTTTGTTTAAACTGTTTTACTTTGCTCTTGAATATCTTTATATATTTAATCCTAAAATTACTTAACATTTGATTATAGATTTCAGGCTTCAGGTTATAAAATAATCTTCCATATTTTGTTTTTGTTAAGGCTATAGTATTAATATTGATGGAAAATATACCATTCATAAGTTTGTCTTTATCAATTGTCGTCTCTAGCGAAGAAAAAATAGAATTGTTTGTGTGATTTAAGATATTATTGGTAGCATAACTAACTACCCTATTATCCTTTAGTTTAGTATTGGGCACGTTGTGGATAGATAATTTAGGGTGCGACATTTGAGTGTGTCTTGAGCCAGCCATCCAGCCGGTTCCGGGGTATTGATGAACCGGGCCATAATATTCCTCGCCGCCGGCGATGCGAAAGAGATTAGACTGAGTAACGACGGCGCCATTTCTAAAAATGGATTCAGAAACAATCGGACCACAATAATTATTCATTCCTTGTATATTCAAATTAACACCATATGAATTTGAAATGTCCAACATATTAATCGTTGTCATAGCATATATATCTACACTATTTGCATCAACAGACTGATAAAACTCTAGCGTAACCATACAAACAGAATCTCCAAGAGGAATGTTTTTCCGCTGTTGTTTTATTTTTTGTAACAGAGGTATTTGTTTTAGAACTATATCCCCCGGCTCAGTGGAATATGAATTTACGCTGGTGCCATTTATCATAATTTGGCCGGATGTGGCATCTACATTAAACTGTTCATTCGAAGATTTCACCACAACCAAACTTAAATGTTTCAATAGAAAATCATCATTTACCCATTGGGCATTGTTCCCAGCTTTTACCACAACATCAACTGTGATCTTACATCGAGATTTTGACTCCTGAGTATTATCTAGGGTTATATTTCTAATGCAAACATTTGGTAGGTTTTCAATCACTGTTGTCATTTCAACACTCCTCTATTTCGGTTACTTTTGTCGCATAAATATCAATATCGGCAATCGCATCTCTTTCTAAACAGTCAATGTCCATATCTATAAAAATTTCTTTTCTCTTCAAGAGCTTCAAGCCGGAACATATATCATCTTCGGGAACTTCCGAATCCAACCTTAAGTCAAAATAATATTCAACATAATTATGATTCACAGGTGTAACTGGATCATAAATCGAAACTTCTTGGGTCTCAACCAACATACCATCAATAACTCTATGGTTTGCAACTTGATATCTATCATTTACAAACTTTAAAGAAACATACTCATCATTTTGGAGCGTATCCTGTTTGAATACCTCCACATTAAAAATGTCAGCCCCCTTGAAACCATTTTCTTCCAACATATGCAACAACAGTGGAGACTCTTTTAGTGAAATATAGGTTCCATCCGCAGCGACATCGGTTATTTGTAAGTTTGGACTCACATATTCTATCTGCTCTATATCGTCATCGGTATATACGTTTCTAATTGAAATTTCATAATTAACATCAAATTGAATCTGGGGGATGTTCTTGTATGGTAAAGAAGAACTTAGAATACTGCTTGAATCTAAGATTTTTTTTGTATTCAAACTATAAACACCTGTTGACACCTCTGTTGATGAGCCTGTTCCATGCAAATATTTTATGTTCCAAAAGGGGGCAGAGTCTCTAGAGTGATAGTCAGAAGTACCAAGAGCATAGTTTAAAAAATTTTTCTTTTCCTGAGACTCAAGTTTATAAAGATCCTTGTATAGATAATAATTCTGAATTGATGTTATTTTTCTATCTCTTCCAACAAATGAGACATAAGGTTTTAAATAAGGTGTTGATGATAATATTCTTTCTTTTATTTCGCCATTAGATTCAGAAAGAAAGCCGCTAGAATAGTTTGACGTATCAGATGTGGCAACAGAGGCCAAATCATATAATATATCATCATCAAAAAAGCTATAATAAGCTGGTTTTAACTGCCCGCGAGATAAAAGCTGTCTTCCATAGGGAGTCAATTCCATATATATCACATCCTCTTTTTTGTTTGAAAACCCCATCAAATTTCCTCCTCTTCCGGATTGGGTCCATATTGGTCTTGCTGGAGTAATTGTGCGGCGGAGCCTATTGGCGCTGCTAATTTGTGAGCCAAATCTGGTTTGACCCTTATCATCACGGGGCCGTTTCCAGTAGGAGATTCGGTCTGTGGTGATACCTCAGTGGATCCGACATCATCAACCTCCTCTACTTGTGACAATTGAACTGCCGCGTCTATCTTAACTAGCTCAACAAGAGAAAAGAAATCATAAGGCCAGTTGAACGTAATGTTTTTACCTGAGATCGCCTCAATCCAATCTGTAATATTTGGTTTTTTAATAACTTTTTGATAATAATTTGTTTTGGCTCGTTTTTTAGCCTTGAAAACCATCCACCTTATTTTATCGTTAAGTCGAAGGCCCGGGTTTTTGTTTCTAGATGCTGGAACAGGAGGTGTATCTGAGGAAGATCCACCACCAAGAAGCTCTGATGACAATAGATTGTGTGAGATTGTTGCAACATCGTCATCAAAACCCACACCGATTTTGGGTGGTAATCCTTGCCAAATATCACACAAATCCTGCTCAGTTAATGTATGTTGAAATTCAAAAATATACATTGCAAATGGGATTAATTCTTCCCTATTGAGAAAATCAAATTGAGGAGGAAAAACATATCTTTTCATCTTTTGAACCATTTGGCGAATCGAATGGCCAGCGAACGAACTATCGGATTGATATGTTGCCATGGCATCTTCAATATCTCTTCTTGGGATTTCAAAAAACTTCCTCTCTCCATTATCAACAATAAAAGGAACCGCAACAATTGCTTCAGTGATGATATTGGTGGAATGCATCTCTCCGAGCTTCACTCTATCTTTCGGAAAGCCTACAAGATCGCACAACGAACCTGTGCATTCTTGCCAACCTTGGTGTACCCCCAAGGCGCCCTTTTGCCAATTCTTGGGAACATCGCTGAGAGATAAAAATACCCCGTCAAGAGGATTTGGAACCACACCATATTGATGCCACATTCCCCTTGTGGTTGCCACAGGGGTCAACTTGTTGTAGTGCATAGACCCAGAATCATAGCTACCGGAAGTTGTAATAAATGGTTCAACCAAGCTGTATGTGGAAGCTATCGTACTTAAGTTAGAAGAAAGTATAGGTGCATTTGAAGGGCCGCTCATGGAAGAAGTTATTCGCAGTCTCGTGTCAAAAGTAGAATTTGAAGCAAGAGTAACACCAAAGGGAGTGTGGTTCTCTAGTGCAGTTTGCAATCTAGACCTAATGCAAACATCCGATGTGCAAGACGTGATGTCCACCTTGATGGTGTTTCCGTACCCCTCTGTGGACGGATCAGCATCTTCAAAGTCGGTTGATTCGCAAATTGTAATCTCAAAAGGAGTATTCGGCAAAAAAGTTCGACATATATTTTCGGTGGTGGTGTTTGCAAACCATATATGATAAGGAGTAATACCGTCATATATAACAATCCTATTGTCCTGATAGGCAATACTTTGATTGTATGTGTATGGACCAAACGACTGAGGGCCATAAGTAAATGTAACAGGAGCAGTTCCACCATCAGTGTCAATGTTGTCTTTGTTATTGAAATAGTCAGCAACATCAATCTCAATAATCTGTTGCTGGCCCGAGGCTGATACATGCATAAAATTTAACATGGGGGTTTCGAATTTTGTCTGGATAGCCCACTTTGATTCATTTTGATCAATAGTTGAGAGGATGCCCGTCGCATCGATGGTTCCATCATCTAAAATTTCTTCAGGCAACACTAAATTTTCTTCTTTGCTAAAAATATTCAAAGAAGCATCCAATTGCATTGCATTATCATTGACAAACAAAGGATGTTGGGGGCCATACCAATTTCCATCAACTTGAACACTATATGCTTCACCGTTCGGCATAGTTTGAGATTCAATGAATCCAAGAGAGGATGTTTGATTAGCCAAAGAGCCTGTCCAGTTTGTCCAATAAAATGGGAACGCGCCCGTATTGGCATTTCCTTCCATCTTTTTCATTGCCAAGTTTGCTCGGGGATGCCAATAGCGATAATATTCAACAGATGAAGAGGCTATAATTTCATCCAATGTGTGTTTTCCGATTCGATTCGGCTTAAATGTGATATCCGCCCAAGCATCGCCGTGATAATATGGGGGTGTAAAAGGAAAGTTATATCCCATTCTATTGTCATTTCCGGGAACATCGCCGTTGCCGGACATGTTAGTGTACCCATCCCATGTGGGTGGCCCAAAGGCGGAAGGGCGAGAATACATTGAAAACGTTGGGATCTGGGAGATCTCGGGGTTTTCACCGGGCCAATCTTGAGGTGGGTAAATGACAACACCATTATTCCAAAATTTTCCTTTGGGGCCGAATGTGCTTCGATACATTTTAAGACGCATACTGTATGTTTTTGGAATTATGTCTCTATCATCTGTGGTTTCATCGATGCCATGTTCTTCGGCATTTATACCCTCAACCATTCCAAAATTAGGATCTCCTTGTTTCAATGATTTGAACGACTTGAATTCACCATTTTTCAAAAAGAATTCAGGAACTTCGGCCAAAAAATTGTGAGCCATCTTTTTGTATAACTTATCTCCTTGGCCATCCCAAAAGGCCTTGTAGCTTATCCTTAAATATTTATTAAAATATAAAAAGTTATCTGGCTCTTGGTTAACCATGGCTCGGTGTGCCAAATATCCCTCTGGTTCTAAAAGAGCTTCAAATGGAACCCTCAAGTTAAAACCTCGGAATTGATTTGAATTAAGATTACGAGCGGTTGCCAATACACCGTAAGAATTGTGAGATTCTTCGTCAGCGACACGACCAAGCTCCCCATTGGCTGTCCTAAAATGAGAACTTGACAAATAGCCAATGACATTTCCGGCAGCGTCGAGGTTATCGCCGCCAAGGAGGGCTGTGTTGGTGGTATAGGTGGAAGGATTATCTTTATAATTCTCAAAATAATTATAATCTGTGGGACCAATAAAAGAAGATGTTGCGGCAGTTCTTGATCCAATCATCCAAAAAGATGCTGTACCCTCTTGAGAAGAACTAACCGTTGCCAATACACGATTAAGATTATCTGTCATGAGGGGATAATCACACGCAACGCCGGCTTTAATTGTGTTAAATAATACGCCGGGGGCGAATAACGGAGTGAGAAAAGGCTGAGTTCTTGTATATTTGGAACTATCTTCTCCATACGAATTTTGAATCACATGATTGGTGTTTATCATAGAAGAATTATATAGCGTCCACATCCCTGTGTGATTTGGAGTGGTCGGAGCTTCGGATAATTCGAATTCGGCGCCCATTTGTGAAGTAGATGTAGAAATTCCATAACAAAAGTTCATAATCATTCTTTGATCTTCATCTCGCACAGCGATGCTGTTGTCTTGAAATTTTATTACATGATCATCCCACTCTGGACTAAGATTGGAGGAAGGTATGCTGTTTATTATCGCTGCACTAACTCCCCAGCTTGCAGGGCCGGTACCGGTGCTTGTAGGAAATGTAGTGTCAACAGTTGGTGATTGTCCGGGGACAAATATCGAATAGCCCCATTGGCGTTCCCAAGTTAGACCAATACCATTAATATCTGTTGCTCTATTAAACCAATGAAGTAAATTAGAAGTGGGGCCCACATCTTTATTAACCACATCCTTAGCAAGTGAATTATTATGCAGAGCTTGGATAGCGTCTCGAATGTTTCGAGCAGTATGTTTAGCCACACGAACATGATCGTTTTGAGTCTGGTCGTCATCTCCTCGAACCCAAATAACTGGAATCATGGTTGGTGGGAGATGATCGTTACCAGTGGTGGCAGCAAGTGTGTATTGATTCCAGTCCGAATTCCAACTGGGATTGGCGAAAATGAGATCAGTGTCTTTAATCAAAAGGGGTTGGCGATGGAGATTGCCGGATGCGCCATAATCAGCTAAGGGGAACATATAGTTTCTTATTTGGCCCGGAGGCAGGGAAGGATCTTGAAAAAAATCACTTGCGGTAAATAAGTCCCAAATTTTACCATCGATAAGCTGTACATAGACACAAAGTCGATTTACATCTTGCAATATAAAACCATGATTGTCTCTATATGATTTGTGTTCAGGACTGTTGGGGTTCTGGTCAGTGTGGGAATAAAAAGCATATGATAAGTTCGTGCTCCATGAGTTATCATAATGATAACCAGAGCCGTTGGTCCAGTTCCGTGAACCACATTCGCAGACCATTGGACCCAATACGGATCGCCCATCAGATGAAGCCTCTGTTGACAAATTCGCTATCGGGGCGCGATTTCCTCGATCTTGATAATTGTTGTTTGCATAACTGTCACCATAAGCTGTTGTTTTTCCGGGTGTCAGTTCATAATAAGGATACAAGAAATCTCCCAATAATCTTATTTGGGCTTGGGCGTATTCACCCGTCAATTGAGTTGGGTCTTCTGCCTCCAAAACAAATGATTCTAAATTTTCAAAATAATCTCCATAAGATTTATAAAACTGTTTTGCCATCTGCATGCAGCGTTGTGATGGATAAAAGCCCTCATAAGGAACAAATTTCTTAACTATCTTACATTTTAGCGCGATCGCAGTCGGATCTATAAATCCAGAATGATCAGTCCGAACCAACTCAAAATGCTTCATAAAATCAGAATTTGAATATATTTTATAAAATTCTGTAACGTCAGAACTAGAAGTTGACTCAAGGCCTCCGCTAATTTCGAAAATACCGTTGTCTTCGCCATCAATTTCGTTCGAGATTAAATAATTTTCCACATGATTACTGATTCTAAATTCAGGAACCAAAGAATAATCCTTCCCAACAAGTCTTGTATATTCGGAAAAATCAGAATAAGAATCGGCAAATGGGTTTCTTTTCTCGAAGGCTTCGCCGCCAAAAAATGGTGTTAGCACTTTTCTAGTTGTGTTAGTTTGCCATTTGGTTGATCCACCAAAATTTTGCTCAATTGGCAAAAAGATATCATTTTCTACATAAGAGCCCGTTTCTGGTATTGGCATACCATGTGGATGGGCCATAGAATATGGTGACGGTATAACATGTAATCGAGAATAGAAAGCTGAGGCTGTTAAGAAATTGTCAATTGAATCTGCATAACCAGAACTATTGGAGACCTGCCTCCAATCAGAAAAAAGAGAATATGTGTTCATCAATTGGCCGTCTCCGCCAGCAGAATTGGTCAACTCTGCTTGTCTTCTTGAATAGGGATCTGAAAGAGATTCCCCAAATGCTCGGGCTCCGCCGACAGGAGGAAAAAATATACTTGAAGAGTCTAAAGATTTTCTAGTATCTGATACTCTCTGATAGTCATCAAACGATTTTGCGCCAGCGAACGATCCGCTAACTAAATATTTGGAGTCTGTTTCTGGGCTGAAAGAGTCAGAATTCCATGCTGTATGCTTAAGCCATCGATTTTGATAATATACATTAAACCCAAAACCATTGTCAATCTTTGGACTAGTTTGAGCACTATAATATTCATCGGCAGTCTGGCTAGTTCCCGGGTACATGGAAGCCCGAATATCATCGCGCCAAGGGAAATCAAATGTTGGCCTAAACCTTGTATAATTTTTATAAATATTTGTAATGGCAGGATATATTGTTTCACGATATTCTAAAGAAGCAAAAGATTGTAAATCCGACTCAGGGGACTGAAGTCTTCCATTCAAATATAACTGTTTAATATTTTTGTAATACTTACTTACTTCACTAGATACCCCAAAATACCTATTTGGTTGATAATTATCAAAATATATCATCTCATTTCCAAGAGTGGCATATATTTTGATTGCATTTGTAAGCATAAACTCGGATTCTAAAGAACCCAAAATAGTAACTGGTTTGAACTTAGAAGCAACAACAGATTCCTCATAAACCTTTATATCAGAAAAAGCTTGAGGCAAGGTTAGAGTCCCGTTTGGGCCAAAATATTGTATCTCTTTTCCCGGCTCTTCGACATATGTAAAAATTGAATTTTTTCTTTGTTTTCGGATCAAAGGGTTGTGACTAGAACGAATTTGTTTCCACGTAGGCCAGCCGTAAGGGCCGTTTCGACGCATCATGAGAGCAGGAAAATAGGAGGCTGTAGCATTCAACTTCTCCTGTAATGTGGTTGCTACCAATCCAGTAGTCGGATCAGGAAGTTCCAGTGGGAACGGAAAATTTTGTATAGAGAACTGGTACCATATCATATTAAGTATTTCTTGTTCAGCATAGTTGAAAAGGTCTGATTGGTTGGGTTGGATACCAATATGGTTTTGTAACACCTCCATATGAATAATCGTCGACCCATCAGACAAGGGACGGGCTTCCCTTTGCGGCCCTTCGGTTGTTACTTGTTTGTTTGAATTATAGCCACACGCTTCATATATAAACGTGTTTAGTCCAATAAAATCTACTGGTTGTCCCATCTTAAACTCCTATTATCTCTGATGCGCTTGGGAAAATGATTGCTTCTACAAGCGACTTCTTTCCCACTATTTTGTGATCAAAGGTTCCAATCACATTTGTTTGTTCTATTTGAAATATATCTACACCCGTATTAGCTACTTTAAGGTGAAGTTCACTGCCAGATCGATCTCTAACTTGACTTCCATCGGCGGCAGAGTCCTGCACATTGTGAGAGTCTCCTTGAAAATCATTTGAATCTCCGAATCTCCACCACGCGGATACACCATAAACCGCCGATTTGTCCTTATAGTCATAAGCCTTTCCAAGATTATAGATTTTTTCTATTTCATTGTTGTTTAGGGCCCTATTATAAACCACAGTCTCATCAACGGCGCCGACGAAGTTATACCCATTGCCAGTTATATTCATGCAATACAAATTAACTTTAGGAAAGTTCCAAGTTGTAACAGAGGGGTTTTCCCAAGTTCCCGATTGAGTGGTATTCACTTTGATACCATTTATATAAATATAAATAGGATTAGATATTTTTTCTTCGCTACCATCAAAAGAGACTGCTACATGAAGCCACCTTTGGTCATAATAACTATCGAAAGGAATATACCAATCAGTCCAAGTGCCGTCAACACTTGGCACTCTTACATACAGGTACTTTGCCACATTGCCAGAGATATAAATCGATGTCTGCATAGTAGCGCCTTGTGGATTCTGCATATTAACTTTGTATAGAAAATTGCGGAAAGTGGAGAGGCCACTGAAATCGGGGCGAATCCATGCGGCGAAAGTCCACTGTTGATTATAAAATTTAGTTAAATCCGCAAGTGGATTTACCCTATACCCAATGTTAGTTGATGACAATTGAAGCAAATGAGAACTTCCGTTGACGGTAGTGGGAGTTCTGACAATTGCTTCTCCATTTCGAGGGGTATAACCATATACCCGTTGCTTTCCACTGTGGATATTGTAGTCTTGACCCAAAGAGTCTGTGATCCAAGAATATTGGAAATCGGATCTTGGAATTGGAGTGTTTAAATAAGCATTATCAAATATTTCTCTAAATTCCGGAGAGGAAATTGTTGAGGCTGTTGTGGGAACTCGACTTATGTTTCTTTGCTGTTTGTGCCATGATGGCATATTAAACCGCTCTTCTAAAAACGATGCATTCTCATTCTCGTTTGTTATATCAATATGTCTAACTTTTTTCGGATCAGTGCCATATATTCCAGAGTGTCTTGCCAATCTGGCCACCAATCCATCAAATTCATTGTGATGATCAACAACATGTATGCCAGATTGAGAAGAGTTGGTTCCATTAAAGGGCCCAGAATCTTCCATTATTGGAAATATTACACCATAATTGACCGGGCCGGATTTTGGCTTAAAACCTCGAACACTCAAATTTCTCCAAGGCAGCGCATTATAAACAGAATATTCACCGGCGGCGGCGTCTAAAAACCCACGACTCATTACTTCCGGACCGCCGGGAGAAGAAAATCGATTTACAAACACAGAATCCGAATTAGAGCCAGTAAGACTTGGATTTTTATCAAACGCATATTCCCAATGATAACCGCTGTTGTCAACAAGAAGTGGACCAGAGCCAATGCCGTCGCGGCTTTTAAAAGAGTTTTCAGTAGTTGTTTGATTGTAGTCACTAGGGCCGCCGGTGCCCTGTTGGTCCAAAATAATATCAATATGAGGTGCTGTTTTTTGAACTAAATTGAATATTTTAATACCATCTTCCATCTCAAGAAGAGAGGAGTCATAAACAGATACATTGGTTCCATACGGGCCCTGCGACAAAAGCTTATCAGAGGGGCCTCTTCCCATCCCGAACCAAAATAACACCTCCCTGTCGGTCAAGGTGGTTGGGTCACACAAGTGACCTCTATTATAAAACCTTTTCAAGAGGCGATCTGAAAACCCTGTGGATTGTGATTTATGCAATACCATAAAACAGTCACCCAAATAGCCAACATATTTACTCAAAGTGGTGGGGCCTAGTGTGGTTGTGTTTGTCATATCAACTTTATATGTAGTTGTTGTTTCCGACATACATAAATGACCTTCAGATTGATAAGCAGAATTATAACCGTCAAGTGTTTGAGTTTGAGTCAGTTCCACTTCTTGTCCCTCTAAAAAGACCCGAGGAACCTGAGTCGTTGCAGTGAACTCAATAACAACATGATTCCAATTGGTGCCCAAAGATTCAAGATTATCAACTGTAGACTCCCAAACACCAATAGAGGCTGAACCACCAATGACAATTCTAAGACCCATATCACCTGTTGATTTTCTACACAAATGAACCTCAGAGGTATAGTCCAAAGAGTTGTCACCGAATTTGGCCAAGATAGTGTATCTATCATTTCCCAGAGATAAAAGAGAAACCCCAAACCACATTGAAAAACAGAACTCACTCAAGATTCCCGTACCATTAATTTGATGTAAGTTGGTAAACAATCTCCGAATAGATAAACCAGAGTCTGGTGTTTGGGTAAAATCAACACAATACTGTTTGGTTCCCAAGTGGCCAATGCCCTCGGCCGCAGATGGAGTTCGCAAAAAATGGTTTGCTTGGGTGTGTAACACAGATGGTCTTCGACCATACAATGAAGAATAGTGAGTGGCGTTCGTTAACAAAGTGTTGCCAGAATATATTTCTGAGTTAGCACTTTTCATCGCCTCTGGTAAAAATGGAGACTCCTGACCATCCACATCTGCTGATCCAAAAGCTTTTCTGAGATAAAGATTGTTGGTAGAGCGCCCGGTAGTTTGAACCACCTCATAATTAGAATAAAAATTCCCCAGTCTAGCAGACCCGGTCATTTTATGACTCTGACCAGAGGATGAGTGAAAATATGGATGAGACTGGCGGTGGATACCATCGGTGTTAAGAAGATAGGACCCAGTTGAATCAAACTGAGGTCGGATTGTTTTTATATTTCTAATATTAAACGGTCTCTTCGCCCTTTCATCACGATATTTATAAGCATATTTCATAAAAGGAGATGGATATCCGAAACCATAGTCAGGACCTACAACGCCAATGATACCGTCGGTGTCTGGGCCATTACCCAAAGGATCCTCAAGGTTTCCAGCAGATTGATGATAAATATACCAAGCTTCTGGTCTCGTGTGAAGGTCTGCCAAATTATTAGGAGGAGTTGTTGGGTTTGGTTTCTGTGGGTTATTTGATGGCGTGTATGATATATAATTTGCATCTGGATGGTTTAATGGAACATGACGATGTTGATGGCCGCCGACCCAAGTATCTGAAAAGGGGCCTTGAAGACCTATATCATTTTGATTTCCATAGGTGTCAGAATGCAAGTTTGTAAAAATAATATTCTTAGCATAGGTAAATCGTATAGCTTTATAAGTCCCATCCATACCGTCAGTTGAAGAGGAATAAATATTAAATGGTAACACCATATCACCGGGAAGAATTCTATCAAGCGTATGTTTTTCATCTTCGTATTCGCGCCCCATGATGGCAGCACTATTCCTTTTCTTCTTTCTGGCAATAATAGATGTCCCCGAAGAGTCCAAAGTTGGCTCCTCGATGTCAACACAATCTATCTCTTTGGTTAGACCATCGCCGCCGAGGGCACCGACCAGTACAATGTTCGAAGGAACACCAGTGCTAGCATATGGTCCATGAATGTGAACTGCATTGTGGATTATATCTCGATTTTTTCTTCTATCATAATTCGTTCCAGCATGGATCACTGGTTGCTCGATGGCCGTCAATTTGTAAGGCTTTGAGAATCTTCGTATTGCATAAGCAGAGCCGGAATATATTGTATTATCTGTTTTAGAAAAAATAGGAGAAGAGGAAGAGACTTCAAATGTGCTTAATTTTCTTATTGTTTCTCTTTGTTCATCATTTGTTGAATTACTCGTTGTTACATCATGGTCCCGGAGGGCGCGTTCATCCCACCACAAGCAATGTCTATTATCAAACGTTGGATCCGATGAGGCTAGCACAGTTGTACTATATACATTTGTAACACCAGTTTGAAATTCTATTGCCCCTGCTTCTCCGATCTGCTCAAGAGGAAAATTTGAGTCAATTTCATTGTACACCGTTAATTGAGGAGGATCAGTGTCGTGATGGCTATCTCCCATTCTCCACCAAGCTAAAATATTAGATGCTTGAACTGTTTTCAAATCAACCGGGGTGGCGCTGTTATAGGCCGCAGATACCTCAGATGAAGATAGCAAAGTTTTCCAAACAGCCAAATCATCAATTTTTCCAATAAATTCAAAGGCTCCGCCGGCCATGCCGACACCGAGAAGCCAACCTGAAGTGTCTTCATAAGAATCAGGGCTGCCCGTTGGGAACGAACCGCCAGATGTAGTTCTGTTTATGGTTCCCGAATATGGCGACCCATTGGTATAAAAAGTCACTGTTGAGTCAGATTGGGCACCATTCGTGGCGGAACCATTAAATACTATGGAAATGTGTGACCATTGATCCAAGGGGAGTTGGTTTCCCCACTGCAATGCATCAGCCTCCCACGTAATCATGTCGCCACTATAGATTGTCGTAAAAAACAATTTATTATTAGAACCTATGCCAATTTGTATCGGACTTATAAATGTATTGGAGCGATGAAGAGCAAAAATTATTGCCTTGGAACTCATCAAAGAACTTGGATTTAACCACATTGAAATGGTAAAATCAGTTGGCGCAAATGTTGTCAAAGTGCTATTTCCACCGTCTAAACTTGAATATTCGGTTTTTAAATATTCAACTGAGTTAACCTGATTGTGATTGTCGATGAACAAACAGGTTGCAGTTTCAGGAATTACGGTTTCAATTGGAGCGTGGCCAAATTTCCAATTATAATTTAACTCGTTAATTGCTTTTATGGAACCAAACTTAGGATCTTGTACTTCTCGCTCTAATAATGGAAATTTATTATCATATTTGTTCCTTTCCAGCATATGATCTTCAATCATATTGGATACATCAGGAGAAATTCTGGCAGAAATAGGAACAAGTTGCCTAACTATTGTCGAAATAGAAGAATCAATCCACTTGAAATAAGAAGTAAATTGGTCAAAATCTAAATCGCCGTCGACCCGCTCAAAGAACAATTTTCTAAGATGGTCCATCTTGGTGTAATTTCTCTTATACCGATCTTGATATTTTCCCATAAGATTTGACAATTCAGCCACTGTTGAAAAGGTGTCCAACATTTCTTCAGAAACATTAGCATAAAAACTCTTCTCCAGAGAATAAAAATTGTCACTTAGATCGTCATCTTCAATAAAATATTTTTCTTCGTCTTCCTTGACGAATATCCTGTCATAAGATACCGACACTTCAGGTAGCTGCTTTCTGCTAGCAAAAATAAATTCATTTGAAATTGGTGAAGTTGATGAGGCTGGGAAATATTGGCCCTTTGCTGGGTGTTTTTCTCTTATAATATTATCTACCCAACCATATACAGAATCAGAAGAACCGCTTGAGAAATCATCAATAGCCAAAAAGCCACTCGAATCAGATCCAGTTAAAGTGTCCAATTGCCAAAATAATACCAAAGAATCATACTTTGGAATATGAGATCCACTCAAATTATATGTAAACATGGTAGAATTTGAAAATGCATTTTTTGATGCACCATAATTAAACGGATCCAATGCATGTTGTTTTATCACACTATTATCTAAATAATCCATCCAAACACGGAGAGATCCAATCTGCAAATCAGTTTTTTGCAACACCGAACCGGTAAAATTGGTGCGATAGGCGCCCATATAAACCCTTTTGTTGGCATGTTGAAGGGCAGAACCCAAGGCATTGCTAATTGTAGTACTAAGATCAAACTCATTGCGAACATTGTCTAGTGCGTAATTAATACCATAAAACTCCACAACATAAGAAGGTGCTATTTGACTAGTTACACCTCCATCAAATGGAAAATGCTCTGGTTTTATCCTAACAGCCAAATTCCAACGCTCGTTGTCATAAATCTTATAATATGTTGGAGTCTTTAATTCGACTCCCAAGACAGAGGAGGTTAGCATAAAATAAGCATTTTCAGAATTACTTTCTTCTCGAATTAAATAAACTTGAAATGCGGCGTCATCAACAGGGCCTTCACCCCATGTATAGTCAGATGCGGTTGATTTTGCCTCATGTTGGCCAAATATAGAAGCTGTTACAAAATCAATAGAATAATATCCAGAAAGGCCGGGCTTTACCTTAAAGGGCACTATTAAGTCAACCTCATAAGTGAATGAAGAATATCTTTCATAACTAGAAGCCGTCTTGGTGCCGGCAATAAAAGTATTACCACCAGAGGTGGATGCTGTTTGATAAACTGTTGCTTCTATCTTATCTAAACTATTAAAATTTATATACTTTTTCTTAACCGAAGTATGTCTTACATTATCTCTAAAGTAATGAATACCCTTGTCAGTATACATATTTAACTTAAGTATTTCATCATCAATGCCAAAACATCTCAATAAATTACGATAACCTTCATGGGTTCCTTTGGATTTAAAAATGTATTCTAAATTGTTATAAATATTTTGATAGATCATATTTTTAATATCATTAATGCTATGATCAAACTTTATTTTATCTTCATTTCTTTGCATGAAATATTCTAACACAGAAGTATTTGGGAAAAGCTCAGGAACCAGCAGGCCTCGACCATCAAGCATTTTTTTGGCAAAGTCTGTTGGTCGAACCTCATAATCAGGATTGTCAATATTAAAATATCTTTTTTCTTGCAACTTTGTCAATTCAGTAATTTGTGAATGTAATGTATCAAAATAACTTGACATGATTTGAAAAAGAGCCTTTGTGTTTCCTTTGGTGTCCTCTTCGCGAATCCAGTGTGGAATAGTTTCATATAAAAAACTGCCACTCACTCTATCATGCAATGATCCTGACTCTTGCATTTCTGATGATAAAGAAACAACTTCTGGGTGAGAAGAATATATAATAGGATCGGGAGGTTCAGAGGTTAACACGGAGGCGGATACAAATGCAGAGCCTGTATTTCTTGCAACCGAGCCGGGGAAGCCGACCCAATTACCATTAGCAATTCGACCAGAATAATCCAAGACGGCAGAATCTGTAGATGAGGTGCCTGTGATACCCTCGTTAAATTTAAAATAAACTCCTAAATTTCTTAATTGTTCATCGGGGTGCTTCTTATTTTGACCTCCACCAATCGGATGCCAATAATTCTTTTGGATCTCCTCAGAGGTCCTTTTGACTTTCCAATATCGAAATTCATCAAGAGATGCAGATAGTTTGCCGTATCCATTCATTATATCGTGATCGTTTGCACCATGATTAGCCGTGGCAGAATCAGATGGAGGAGTAGCACGAAGGGCCCCAATGTTAGCAGTAATGGCCCCAGTTACCTCATTAAATCCTATTGAACCCAACAGTTGGTCATCGTTCTCTTCACCATTAACATAAGTTTTAACCCTCATGCCATTTGATTCAGACAGAAAACTAACTGCGATGTGAGTCCAATCAATTGGATAAGGAGCAACAGAGCTACCAATATTTTTCCCAATATTTTTAACTGCAATTCGACCAGCAGAGGTGTTATCAATCGGAGTAGATGAAGAGCAGACAGTAACAAACAAAGGCGAATTGTTGCCAAGATTTGTATACCCATAGGTATCCATATATAATTTTAATCGACCATAACCACTAGAACTAGACAAAACGCCATTCCAAGCGTCAAATATAACCTCACTACGAGCGTGGGCAAAACTATCTTTCTTAAGCCAAAATTCGATCGTTGAACCAGATTGAAAGTTCATCCTAAGCGAAGTTGTTCGATTAGACGCTGTATGGTATATAACAGCGTCATCATAAACATCAGCTAGCGGTGTGCCTTCCATTCCAACAGAGGCTGTATGAATTCCTCCATTTACTCTTATGTATTCATTTACGCCCGATGTACAACTATTAGGAGTTGTTGATGTCGGAGCAGATTGGTAATAACCCTGATCATCATTGTCAGTGCATTGACCGGTCGTTCCCAGATTTATGTATCCAGTCGTCTTAGGGTATTTATAGTTATATATCCATCGATCTAAAGCTGAGGATGACAAATGATATTCATTTTTTTCAGACAAGGATCCATCATAAGGATAACGTTGATAAATTCTCTTTATTGCATTTTCATAATAAAGTTCAGCAGATCCGTATTTTACAAAATTAGAGGCGGTGCCAAAATCAATAACAGGCAAAAATGTTTGATTTTCAGCGATCGATGATGAAATAAATTCAGATGATTCTGCATCAACGGAGGCGGAAGCATAGCTATCAAATACAACTGTTTTTTTTCTAAATAGGTCTTCAATACTCATCTTTTCTTACTCTAAACTTAAATGTATATGGCTGTTCTCGATATGAGCCGATTGAATCTTCGTATATCGATATTTTAACGCCGTAAGAATAGCCCGGCTCTAAATTACCCATATCAAGATCAAAATAGTTTCCAGACACATCATGTGATAACATAGTGTGTGCTATTGAACCAGTTCCAAAAGGAATGACGATCTCTTCATCAATAACTCTATAAATTTCGTAGGAAGCACTCGGAACCGTGGCCAATTCAACATTGTTTGAGGCTATTGTGTGTATGGTGGGTGACCAATCCTTTGAGCGAATTGATACTCGAAACCTTGCAGTTTCATCTTTGTTATAGTACTTTCGCATGTTTGATATTGCGAGAACATATTGAGAATTTGGATTCACACTTGAAAATCCAAAAGACTTGGGCAACATTGCGGAGCCAGTGTGTATTTCCTTGCCCTCATGGGCCCAAACATCGATGAGATATGGATAGCCATCTGGAAATTGATCTTTGTTAATTGCGAAAGAGATGCTGTATAACCCCTTCGAGATCCGGGTTGCGTTGTTACTGGTTTTAGAAGAATTACTTTCAATAAAGGTTCTCGGCAGGCCTTCTGGTACAGAGCCGGAGGAATAATAAAATTTAACATTGGGTACCTCACTGCTGTTGCCTTTGATATCTGTGAGTTTGCCCCTGATGTAATTATATAAGTAAATTTTGTTAAGGTTATCAGCTTGAGGAGCCAATGAACTTGAGAGATAAATATTGCCCCTATCGTCTTTGACTGAATCATCCCATCGAGCTTCTATGACAGGTCTTTTAAAATAATACTCAGTACCTCGGCCAAAGAATTTCTTAGTATAATAAGATCGCTTGGCGCCAGATGTGTTGTGTGTTGCAGTGGCCGTATCAGCGCCGGAGGATGCAGAAAAATATGCCTCATAACTTGAAGACATCTTAACTATCAATCCATAGTTTGTATTACCAGTGGTAACCCAACCCTCAACAATTGATGTGATATCCACTTTAATATCCTCATCGCCATCTGGAAAAGATACATCAACAAAGTCCATGCCGCTATTGGCGGCTGTTACAAAATCTCCACCGAAATTTGTCCATGGGCCCTGTCCGCCGGTGGCGGCGGTGATGACTAGTTTGCTACCAGCAAATCCAGTAACACGGGTCAGAACTGCCACATTTCCAGCATCGCCTTTGTCGTCCATTGTTAAAGTAATCTTGGAGGTGCTAGAGCCTTGCTTTGCTGTGAGTCCCAATGTTCCAGCCGCTAGGGTTGATCCGGCACTGAGGGCAGCACCGCCGTATTGATAGTTGTTAGTATCGGCTGTTCCATTTATAGCATTAATCAAGATTGCAGCCTTTGCTGCATCGTCGGCGGCATGCTGGGTGTTAATACCAAAACCAGTTGTATCGGAGAGGTTGTCGATGTCGGTATGACGATCAAATACAAATTGGTGGGCGACACCATCTCCACCTGCGGAGGTTGGGACTGTCATCGTAAATTTATCACCATAGGAAACGCCGGTCAGATCAATCGCATCGACCAATGTTGCTGCTGCTGGGCTTCCTTGGGCATTCACCCAATTAGAGCCGATACCATCATATGTCTTGTCTGTATAATTATCCATATCAAGGCCATAGCCCTCTTCCCAGTCATTTGTTACACGAGCTACTGTTAACTTATAGTCTTCTGGAAGGGTTGAAACATGCGGGGCATTATAAAGACAAAGATAGAAATTAACAGACCCGGAAGCCGGCAAGACTGCTGATGTATTGCGATCAGAAGCAATCTTTGTTGTGTTGAACTTGATCAAAACCCTCGACAATTCGGATGAAACTCCTGTGGACCCGGAACTCTGGCCATATATAGAAAATACTTCAAGCACATCGGATTTTCCCATGTTCGATCCGGTGGCTCTCTGTGAAGACAAGATTGTCTCAGTAAAAGCATTTGTTATTGTGTTGTCTGCGCTAGCAGTGTATCTTATAATAGCCATTATCTAATAATACCTTTAATATCCAACTGGTGGAACTTCAATTCCATTATTACATTTTTTGGAACCTTATAGTATGTACCATCTCGGGACAATATTTCATCTAAATCTAGAGTGTTAGCGGAATGCACTCCGCCAGATTTAATATTTATCTTAACATTTTTCACATCAACAACGCCGGGAGTTGAATTCAATGCCCTATAAATCTCACTAAGATACAAAGGTTCTCCAATATACATACCATCCTTAAAATATTCTTGTAGTTCATAAATTGCAGATTGTATGACATCCTGCGAATTGTACTGTGCGGACGTTACAACAGAAAATTCAACACCAAAATTTACAACCTTTGCATCAAGTATATCGACAACATCATTTATGGAACGATATATCGATATCCAGTTTTTTAAATTATTTTTTATAATATTGTTTGTTGAGGTTAGGTGGCCGTCTTCATTTTCAGAGATGACATACATAGCCAGTCGGCGATTTGCAGAAGACGGATCGTTTATAATATTACACCTTTTGACTGTGCCAAAATTAGGCGGCATAGAGTAAACCAACGATTCATAATCGCCGGCGGTTACTGCTCTGTTTTGCATTGCATAGTGGGCCCTTGCTCTTATTTTAATTTCATCTTTTGTCAGTTCTTCATTAGACCCAACAATGGGATCGTCGTTGTTTACTTCTAGAGAATCTATGATTGAGTTTATGATCGTTGGATCTAGAGAAGTTGGATCTTCAAATTGAAGTTCGAAAGTGAGAGCAGTGTTTATCGACCCAACAGGAGAAGAATATCCCTGCGTGAAAGGATTTATCTTAACTACTGCTCGAAGGTGTTTGCCACTTGGACACATACCTAGTTTTCCAGAATTAATCAGGTGAGTGGGGTCAAATGATAAAGAGGAGATATTTCTTTTTCCATAAAGTTTCATGCCAACTCGGGTTGGCTCGAGGAGTCCCGTTACTTGTGTTGACAAATCAGACCCATTGCCAAATTGCAAATATGTTCCTTCTGGACCTTGGTCCACAACAAATCGCCTAGCTGCAACAAATGGTTTAATAATACTTGGGACGCCATCGTTAAAAGCATTGCGGTTGGTCGTATCCAAAAATACTATCTCCTGAGACAAATTATCAACCTCATACCATATATGACCTTCGTTATCCGTTATTGAAATGACTTCAGTGATATCTGTTCCACCAAGGCGGACACGCTTGAATTTTTCAAAAGGATGTGAAGTTAAATCAAGCGATATGGCACCAGTCTGGCCGGACACCACTTGGCCTATCGCACGGATTGCAAAATGAGTAGTCATACCAGTGGTTGAATCAAATCGGGCAGATACAATATCGTTTTTCGCATTCCCAAAATCGACATTTTCTGTTAAACTATATTCGGCACCAGTTGATGATTTAAATGATGAGCCCCATTTTAAAATTGGCACATAAGAAAAATCAGGAGAAGAGCCATCGGAATTTGATGGAACTATAATATACAACGAAACAAAACCAAAAGAATTACTATTTGTATTATATTTATATCCCAAATTTTTGGCATGGCGGCGGACATTTTCTGACTCAATGGCAGTCTCCATAAAACTCTCATTTGCCTGATAGTCCAAATAAAATGATAGCACATCTCCCACATAAGAAACAGTATCTATAACTAAAGAACCGAAAGATGCGGCGGAGAAGTCTTTATACGTTTCGGAATAATATCTCCTTGCGTGTTCTATTAGTTCACTCTTTATGGAAATAAAATCTCTACTAGTATATTTTATTGGAATTTGTTTTTTTCTTGCCATTTTATATTAAGCCCTCTTGTCAATAAATAGTAATTTTAAATAAGTTTAATACTCCAATAACAAATCTAGTCGATCTTTTATACTTAAAAAGTCAATCTCATAAGATATCGAAACATTTAATTTATGATCATCAAAACCGGATCTTACAGAGACATTTAATAAATTAATAGATGGAATATATCTTTTCAATTGGTCTCTTATAATCATTTTAAGTTCTGCTGGGATCTCAGAACCTGCTTGTTCAAAAAGATATCTTGGCATACCTACGCCAAACTCTGGCATCATTATCCTTTCTCCGGGATAAGTTAATACAACCATTTTGACATTTTGTTTTACAATCTCTTGTACTTCAGAAATATCAAATGAATCAACTGTTCCATTAACAATTTCAATTGGTAATTTTGGTGCGGCTTTAGGGGATGACATATTTTATTCCTCTATCAAAAACAAGGCCCGTGGATTAATAAATAGTTCAGCTATCAAAACTTAATATACAGAATCACCAAACAAATAAATTTGACAAAAGATGATCACATTGTTCGCCATCTTTATCAAAGGGACGGTCTCTCTCAATCCTCCATCGTTGCCACCAACGGGTTGTAGGATCAATATTCATAAATATCTTTGGCATCATGTCTTTAAACCAAATTGAAAAGTTAAAATCATAATTCCAGTCCCATCCCCAATCCCAACTATCCGATTCATAGAAACCATGGAACATCCTATAGCAGGATATTTTAGTGCCTTCAAATAGGCCCTCACCCCAAATCTCTTGTGAATCGGGGTCAGCCAAGCCTCCCAGAAGTATTGGTCGGTCGCCCCATGCCGTATCTCGTTCTTTGTCGGACTTTCCTATAGATGGAAGCCAACCAAAATTGGTGTATATCGCAACCATAGAAGAAGCCCGGCGAAGTGGAAATATATTATCAAAAACCAATCTAAACTGTGGAGTTTCAACTAAATTGTCAATATAGCATCGAAAATCTTCTCCAAAAGCTTCATGTTCCCAATCAATTTTTGATATTTTATCATCCAAAATATCCTTTTCAAATACTGCAAGCGGGAAAATATGTCTCGTATTCATACCCCCTTGCGAAGATTTCTTTAAATAAAAGGCCTTTTCTCGTTGGGCAATTTTTAGCATATCGGAGTCTGGTTCAGGGACAGTAAATCCATTAGGAGGAACTAAACTCAATCGAACTCCAAATCTAAACCCGACAGAGCCAATGAGGCCGGTGGGTTTTTCCTGCAAATTTCTTAAAAGCTCTGCATCGCCAAACAAATCGGACAAATTGTAGGCTTCTTGGTCAAATAGTGGATTGTTAATCATATTCTCATTAACAAATTTTCTGAATTCCTTTATACTAACAACACCCCTCAAATTATCTGGTCTATTTTTTATAAAATCTGGTACATTTTCGCTTTCATTTTCTGGCTTGTCGATTATTCTCACATACTTCTCAACTACAAATTGTCCGGCATCGAGATCAGGAACAACAAGACCTTCAGCATCTAAAGGATTATATAGGCTTATATCAGAACTAACGTCGACACAATCACCGATAGACTCAATATAGGTTTCAATTACTTCCCCAGTTGATTCCAGAGTTGCTGGATGTGGAGTTTCAGTGGCTGCGATTCCAGTTCGCAAACCACCGTTAATTATTGAATTACTGGCTCCAATGTAATATTTTGATAAACTTGTTATGGTTGCAGCAGGCTTTAGAGTATTATAGATCTTTTCAGCATAGTTTTGCAATTCTTCTTTTACAAGATGTTTTAACATTTTTTTACAATGCTTGCGGCCTCGATGTAAAGAATATAATTTTGCACATCGTCGAGCATGAACTATAGTAAAAAAGTTATTAGAGAACCTAGTCTCCATACCATCATACCATTTGGCTTTACCTTGTCTTCTAAATCGCGTTATTTGATCAGCGGTTCGACCAAAATAAATGATAGACGCTCCCTTCATTATTTGATAATCTGCATCCTTGGGTCGTGGGTCATCGTTCAGGAACAAAACCCTCCGGCCCCTAAAATATTCATCATCTTCGTCAGGGTACTTGTCCCTAAGATGTGGCAAAGATTCGGCGTGGATGTTCTTCTCAAGATTCTCCATTACGTCATTGTTAACATGAACATAACTTCTTTGAATCTTTTTTATAGCATCAATAACCTCGTTCATTTCTTCAGTGGGGTGTAACTCTTTCAGATCGATTCTGCGTTCTACTATTTGATATGCTTGTTCTAAAAAGTGTAGCCAATAATCATATCGCTTAATCCAAGTCCAGTCAAGCCACGAGCCCTGATCCGGCAACTCTGTTTCCATATTTTGCACTATCATTTGCGCAAGAGCATCATCATAGTTTCTATCATTAAATTCCAAAGCAGATATTACAGGCAAGGACCTCAATATGAATTCAGAAACATAAGTTCGAACTGTTGCAAGGACCGATGCCTCGATATAACCATGAATATCATTTGTTTGAATAAGATCAAATGGGATTTTTTTCACACACTCTTCATCCTTTGTCAAACGCTTGTCAGGAATCATTTTTTGCTTGACTTCTACTTGGCGATTAGACAAATATTTCCAATCTAAAAAATCAGTCGTCTTGGGTGGACAACCATCAATATCTGGAACCATTATTTGAATCACACTTAAAAGGCCAGAATATTCAAACCTATCCACATAAACTTTGGGCCACGAATACCAACCGCCGTGAATATCGGGGTCAAGAAAGTGGACCCTAGGGTTATTAGTGGCTGATTTGCCCAAAACTTTTTCTTCTTCATCGTATGTATATTCCCACGTACTCTCATCATCGGGGTCTGCTCCGGGGTTAACATATAAGAGATCTTTAAAGCCAATCGATGAATCGGAGGTATATCCATATTTAAACCCACTGGCAATATCTCCATTTGGATTCATCATCATGTTGGCAACATCTTCAAACATTTTTCCAGAAATATTTTTCCAAGATGTTTCCGCAAGGTTAAATTTTGATAAAGAAACGCCAAATTCAGACCACCTGCTTTCACAATATTTCCACCATAAAAGGCTTTCATAGGTATATTTCATAGAAGCAAGGTCCGATGATTGAATTTCCAATGAATCTATGATTTCTTGACGAGGGTGATCAATATCATTTTGTACCTTCATTCTAAATTTCTCTATACTGACGACACTCTCAGGCATTGGAGATGCAACACCGGTTTCGGGATCGATGGATTCATTGTAATATAGGTGAGAATCTAGACTAATTTCATAATCAAACTTGGTTGATACCATTGGTGTTTCGCTTGTATTCAAACCATTAATAATAAAAGAACGATAATGCATTGCAAAACCATACTCTGACTTGTCTGTCTCAAGGGGAGTCAAATTGTCCTTATATGTCCAAATCATATCTGCATCTTTCATAATTGGCTTTGAATAGGTAAAACTATAATCAATTCCAAACCACCGCTCTTTTAAGCCGGTCTGTGGGGCGATGCTTGTACCGGAACCATATGAAAACTTTGGATCAGAATGGAAATCATTTTTAAATAACTCATCTTGCAACAAGATCCCAACTGTATCGGGGAAGATCCCCGAAGCATCTTCTGGCAAAATCCAATCTATAAAATCTTCAGGAATGCCAAGAAATTCAGCTAAATCATCTTTTTTCGCTTCATAATCCTCTTGAGTATTCGCCCAACTGGGCCATAAAAAGCTCGATCTAACTCTATTTTCATGTTTTCTAAGAGGGGTTCCTCTCCTATCCGCAAGCATATGATCAACCACCCCATACTTGTTCCAAATCCAGCCGCCGCCAATCATATCTTTTTGAAATTCTTTTGTCAAAGATCGAAAGATGCCACTTGCAGCTTCTTCATCAGCAGCGTCGGTCTCGGGAGTCCGAAAACTGATGGCAGATGTATTTTTTTTACATGCCGGATCTCCCATGGCGGTTTCAAAGTTAAGTAATTTATCAAGCTCATCGCGCATGGGTCCGTCAACCCCTCTCGCGGCCAACGAGCAAACCTCAATTAGATCGGTTTTTGCCTTATCGTTTTGTTTATCTACCCACTCTTTGGCCAAATCACCGGGAAGCTCGGAAAATATAGCTTCTCTATCTTCATTCCACTTGTCAAGTTGGGCTTTGGTCAAACAAATACTATCGTCAACAGGAACATCATCCTCTGGTGCATCCAATTCCTCTCGGAGGGCCATAAGCTGAGTTGGTGTTAAATAATTCTTCGCGGCTGCGAAAAGCTGTGAAATATTATTGGGGTCAGAAAAAATAGAAGCATATTCTGGATTGACTAACGATACTGCTTTTGATATTCTTCTAAGAACGTTTTGGTCATGATCACGCGAATCTGAAATAAATAATTCTTTTATCTCATTTCTTGTACTAACAGATGACAGCGTTTGAGCGACTTTCATGTGGGAATCCATGAGATCTTCTTGATTCATTCCTTGAATATCAGAGGGATTAATTCCCAAAGCAGAAAAAAGATTTGAAGCGGTAACCTGCTCATCATCAGCAGTCCCTTGGTCGCCGCAAAAAACATCCGAAATTGCCCCCATGAACCCACCTTGATCGCCGGGAGTAATGAGGTTCACAGCCAAGCGGCCCGCAAGCTCTATAGCTTTGCAAAGGGCAGATTCCAGAATCTGCAATACCTTTACTATCATTGTAACCAAGACCTTAAAAAGAGATGCAGTTACTTGTTTCAATATCGCTTGCCACAAAATCTTAATAATATTTGTCCAAGTAAGGTTACCAAAAGACATTAAATGAGGCATCGACAATTTGCCACTTGCATCTCCAGAACAAATATCCAAACTAAATGATTCCATAAAGGAGCCGGCTGGTGGATTAAAAAGATTTGGATATGGACAATCCCATCTCCTAATCGCATCAACTATAAACTTAGCTCCGGGAAACCTTTCGCAAAAGTTTAAAACATGCTCGCCGCCCCAAACTTCGATAATCGCATCAATATAGATGTCAAAAGCTGCTTGTTGTGCTTTTCCCAAACCTCCGCCGACAGAGCCTTGAGTATATCGACTCTGTGGGTCTGAACCGAGAGATTTTTGATAAGCTGCTGTTTCCTTTCTGATTCTTTCTTTGTCGTCGTCAGACAAAGCCTTAAAATCACTATAGGCCTTATCATCAGATTTCCAGAAAGCTCCAGTCTTTGCTTTCAATTTTTTGTTTTGGCGCTTTATGTCCTCCATCCGGTCATCGACGTCAGATTGCTTTTTTTCTAGTTCTTTTTGCATATCAAACCATGTCTGTCTTTCATCATCGTTCTGGGCGAGGCTCTGTTTTGCCATGGTCTGATCTATGGAATCATTAATACCGAACCACTCGGTGTCCAGCGATTGCAATTTTTCGTCATTTATCATGATTTGTTGCTCATAAGACTTAACATTGTCGGCATGCTCAACAACTTTCATTTTATCATCAGGAATTTCATTCTTTCCGGGAACCCACTCCCAAGGGGGAGGCAAATTACCCATTTCTTTGTTAACTCTGTCCTTTATTTCAATCTGTTTGTGATAAGGTATACCAACAAATAAAATCTCCCAATTGGCCTTCTCTAAAGATTTAAGTAAGGCTTTCGCTGCGGCGTCGTAAGCGGCGGCGGCGGTGACGCCGCCCATTAAGCACTGGATTGTTTTGAACAGCATCGCTGAAAAACCACACTTATCTATTCTAGTCTTGAACATTTCAAATTTACTAACTCCGGGGTCTTTACCCCCAAGTGTTCCCTTAAAGCCTTTCCAAATTGATGTGCCAAGGCCGAGTTTACGAAGTTCAGCTTGATCTATAAAAAGACCAATCAGGGAACTATCCATATCAAACTCTTGTAAAGCGGCATCAATGGCGGCGGACCTGTAAGGATGATTAAGGGCCTCCTTTCTATTGTCCCTGCTAGACTGAAGGGCTTGTTGCTGGGCTTGGTAGTCTGCGGATTTTGTGAGAGGATCTTTATACTCCTTTTCTCTAATTCTTTGACCTGCGGCCATAATGGTGGCCTCTTCTCGAGCATAGTGTTCGTTTATTCTTTTTATGTGTTCTTCTCGTTGTCCTTTGCGCCAGTCGGCCCATTTTTTTTCTGTTGGGCGGTATGTAGGATCTGTCAGCAACTTACAAGAAGATTTGTTAAATTGATATGCAACAGCTTCTCCAAGGGACATTACTGAGTTAAAAACCCAATCTCTAAAGGCTTCCGCGCCCCCTTCGCCCAGTGGAAAACAGCCACCGACAGCAGGTTTTCCTTGGGAACCAGCATCAGAATGATATCTGACATCCAAAGGAGGATATGTGTATTGAACAATAAAATCTAACCACGGGGGTGTCGACTTTGCAGTCAAAGCGGTATCTATTTCTGGTAATCTGGAAACATACCCCATTATTGTTTCGTTCCTCACCGAGGGGTGGTTTAAGAATCCCCCCATTTGTTTCATTTTGTGCCAACCACATAAATCATATTTTGCCCAAACTGATTTTATTTTAAAATGTCCAGAGGGGGCGGGTGTCGATGGGTCGGTGGACTTGGTTGTGTCTGGGGGCTCAACTTGTTCAAATACTATTTTAACCTCTTCTGCTCGATCTCCTAGAAAATTGGGCCATGCGGTTAAACGAAAATCATTTTTTTCCAATAATTCCTGTAAAGCCATATAAAAATCGACAATTGCTTGTTGGTATTGAATAATATAAAATACTTGTGGATCACCAACTAATTCATAATCTGTTGGGGTTTCCACCTCTACGCTGCCTCCGACCATCTCACTAATTAAAGAAGATTCTGAGAAGGCTGCTCCCGCGCCGCCGGTGGTTTGAGAAACAAATGTGCCATCTGGTAGCATCATTTTCTGATACAGGGTAGCTCGCTCTGTTTGCCACCAATACGCCTGATAATTGCCATAAACTCTTAAAGCTTCAGACAATCGACTTGTCATGGCATATATTCGTGGGCCATCGAGCACGACCTCTTGTGGACCGGAAAAATCGGTTATTTCAGGAGTTGGATGGGGAGGAACCTTGTCCATTATATAGGAAGGAATTGATACCAAAACCATCATTGGTTCGCCCGGGGTTTGTCCATAGTCAAAATCTATTGCTCTGGCGTACAATTCCAAAGCATCAGGGTTTTTAATTTCATTATTGGATTCTTGGTATGCCAAAAGACCACTTGGGTTTGGGATGACTATTTCAAAAGTACTTCCATCTGGCAAACCAGTTGTTAGTTCTATCTTCTTTGTGACTTGGCTGTGAAAATGCTTTGGCAGTGTTCCGTCAACCATTTGTTTATAAATTGATCGACAGCGAAGAGATTGCTTTGAGATATTATTTTCTCTCATTTCGACCATATTTTTATAATCCTCCACAATCTCATTTTGGGTCCGTTCGTAGTCCTCAGCAACGCGGTCATATCCATATTTGTCTGAATCTCCTGTGCCGCTCTGTCCCTCGGCGGCTCTGTCTTCCGTGGTCTTCTCATCCATAACCCATTCTGCAACTTCGGAGGCGACCTCAAGCCCACCAGCAATGATGGCTCCCGGTATACCGCCCCATAAAAAACCAACTCCCATAGCAGTGACAACTTCGGTGGCGGACTCACCACCGGACTTTTCATATTGGTGTTCGAATTCTGGCGGGAAGGCACACACAAATTTATCGGATTCGTCTTTATCATAATATCTAAGCATTATTCGCAACCCGGGAAGGACAAAGGACTGTAAAACCATTTCAAAATCTATGCCCTTCTCATCAGCTTCGCGGAGTTCTTTCGCACGATAATAATCACCATCTTGGTTAATCATAACTGCAACTTGATATTCACACGTTCGTTCGTTAAAAAACGGCTCTCCATCAGAAAGCGTCCAATCCTCAAGAATTGCATCTGGGTTGGGTATACACTCTGGACAGGCTCTTTCTGGTGTAGGGGGTTTTAGGGGTTCACAAACATCTGTCTGGAAATCCCTTATTGTTTTTTCTGCCATATTTACCTCATGTTAAAAAGACTTTTGTACTCGTTATATTTTTCCATCCGGGAATGAGATCTCCTGTCTTAGGATCACCCACGCCGCAATATTCCATCTCGTCTCTAGCTGTGTTCATAATCGACAACATGTCATCAAACCCGGAAGCGGCGGCTTTTGCAAAAGACTTGAATGATTTGTAAGTCAACATTGGGTCTGGAAAAGTAGTAATAGCACCGATGCCGGTGCCTTGGTGTGAATGTCCGGACAGTGCAACATACATCTTCGATTGAATAAGGTGAGTGTGATGAAGCGCAGAAAAAGTTTGAGCTATTAATCTATAAAGCCCCTTTAGACACTCTACTAAGTTAGTTCCCAAGACTGCGGGATGGATGTATTTAGGATCTCGATATCCAGCTATCAATTCAATAACCCCACGACGGTCAATACTGCCACCCTTGGAATTTCGTTCACCATTCATACCCAAGCCTTGAAAATCTCCTTGGCCAGCATATATTTTAACTGTCTCTCTGCCAATTATTCTAGTATGATCAGACTTAATGCCAATGGCTGCACTATTATCCGTTTTCCCACTAACCTTTCCCTTGGGGAGACCAAAATATTTATCTATATCTCCTCGTTGGGTTAAATAAATACGAGCACCGTCATCACAAAAATTCGGACCAGTAATAACCTCACATTTTTGAACTGGTTGACATGCCAAGCGGCCGACAACAATATCAATCATTCCACATTGAGTTCCACCAGACCCGCCGTATCCAGACGCAAGAGAGGCATCTCGATCTCGCCCAAGGACAATATCGCTATTATTTTTGCCACTATAAATCACTTCACAGCCCGCCCTTTCAAGTTTTGGAAAATATTCATCTAATGCAGTACAAAATTGACCGGGGGGATAGCCCAATTTTTTCCAAAAGGTCAAGGGGTTATTTGGCTTTAAGCACAATTGATTTACATGTTTTTTCTTATCTGTTGGCATACTCGCTCCAAAAAGTATAATTAGTTTATTTGTTGATTTATTTCTGTATTATCAGCCCGCATCAGCAGGGATGCCATAGCAATCCCTCTCTCCCGTCCTGAGTGGGTGGTCTAGTGGGTACATTGACAAAATTCGTTGACGTTCTTGTTCAGAAAGCCCGGGGGCGCATGGATCAGGAAGAAACTCATTGACTGCGTCATATCCTTCTTTTTTGTGTTGTAGTTCATACTCGTTAAACAAATCTTGCATCTTGCTCTGTTGATGTTCCATATATCCCTTGGCGGCCTCGATGGTCATGTCCACTGACGGCACCCAAGCATAGGCATCACCGGAAGAGGGAGTGTTGTGGCCTGTCTCGAAATCTGTTTGAGGTGCAGGTCTATGCCACTCTTCTAAAGAATTTCCTCCGCGCCAGCGGGGCGGATAAATGTTTATGGGGTCTTCGCCATAAGGGCGATCTCTTCTATAATTCTTTTCATTTTGAATATATTCTTCTAGAGTCGATCTCATGACAGGATCTGTTTCTGATGATAGTTTATGTTCATACCACTTTTGCCAATTTTCTGAATTTGTTTCTGCTGATTTTTCTATGTATGCTTCGGATTGGGAAGGATCGTCGCGGACTTCTTCTGGTTTAGATGGATCTTCTTGACCCTCTTTGGCCTTTTCCTCATGTTTTCGTCTTTTTTCAGAAGAGGTGTCTGCTTCAGAGGTGGATTCGGCGGCGGTTTTGGTGGGTTCGGTAGTTGCGGTGGCGGAGCCATAACTAGCAGCGCCGGATTCCAATCCTTCAATAATATTAAATTCAACCCGACGGTTTTTGGCGTGACAATAGGTCCATTCTTTTTTTCCTCTAGGTGTGTTAGGTGGGTTTCTCTTGAGGTGATCCCCATATTGGTCACACAACTTGCTCCATGGCTTTGTTTCGCCATGGCCCTGTCGCTTTGGTATTTGAGATGCCGACACTCCGTTTACTTCTGTTAAGTGCTTAAAAACAGAAGCCACTCTCTTTTTGGAAAGAGCCATGTTATATTTATTGCTGCCACGACTATCAGTGTGTCCATCAAGTTTGATTTTTATTCTTGGATTGGCTTTAAGGATTTTTGCAACAGCGGATAAAACTTTAAAGCTGACTTCTTTTATATCCCATTTGTCAAAAGCAAAAAATATTTCTTCATTGATTTGAATCTTGTCTCCGACAATCTCAGCTAATAGAAATGGTTTTGCTGGAGGGCACTTCTTTTTCCACATCTCCCCCTCGCTAGTTGGGTATCTATATCTTAAATCCCTCATTCTCCCATAGAAATCAGGAGACTCCTCAGAGAAAAAAAGACTCAATCGATCCCCAAATTTAGGAACTCTTTCGCCGTTATCATCGACGAGCGGAGTATGACTAACGGCGGATCCATGACAAGACAAGAGAATAAATTTTTGCTTTTCAGTCCAAGTGTCAGCACAAAAATCTGGCAAATATTCTTCTTGAGCTTCATCGAGCCTTACCTTTACAGCAATAGATTGGCCTCCGGCGGAGGCCTGTGGGAAATCCGCCTCTTGCTCGTTCGAAAGAACAGTACCAATATATTCATTTCTTCTTTTTTTTGTGTTAAACTCATTTTGATCCAAAGCATCAGAAAGAAGTTGACGACGCATATCCCTTAAAGAATGATCATCAGCAAGAGCATCTAAATTATTTGTATAATATTCAACGCCCATAATCTATGCCACTCCCTGTTGAATTTGAATAAGTAAAGGACTATCAAATAAAGTCGTATCAGTGTCAAGTGGATCTATCGAAACTTTTAGTTTTGGATTGCGCTTGGAGCAATCGATTTTGTTGGCTTTCTCAAAAGCTCTTCGACGTGCTCGGGCTTCTGATTTGGATTCAGTATTCAGCTTTAAAATTTTATCTGCAAACTTATATTCCCAATGCCACGGTTCATTATCATCATTCTTTGCAGCCCAAGAAGGGTGGTACCAGCCAAAGGCATTGGCATTGTCAACCAACCAATAATATGTTTTATCTGTCCAACCATAGACACTGTGATCAATGTTACCATTCTTAAAATCGACGGCAAGGCCGAGGCCATGCTTTGAATTTCCGGGGGTTGCAGTTTTTTTGTATGCCTTCGAGCCGGAATGAGAACCATATTTTTTAATAGCATCTTGGCGGGCGTCCTGTTGACGATATACCGGGCGATAGCCCGAAGCAACAAGATCGCGGCCGGTGTCGGCGTGATATGCTTTTGCCATTTCATCATATGATCTAACAGCCTCGCGAGCCAAAATGGTTTTTCCATTCTCTTGCCCAGCACCGCCGCCTTTTCCGTGTTTAGCAAGGGCCAAGAGTTCATTGGGAAATTGGCCATTATATATTTCTTGACCTTGAAAGTCAGGGTGCTGGCCTGTATACTTATATTTTTTAGAACAATCATAATATTTCGAAAATGGACCGGGGATGTTGGGCGATGGGTTGTCAGGGAGGCCGTCAGTCGTGTTGTGAAAAAGACTGGCGTCGGGGAAGTCACCTCTCTGTTTTCTGTTCCCACCTGATCGGTTTAAGGGCTCTGAAGGGAGGCCAGATCCAAACATACCTGCCATTTCTTCTATCTCTTCAAAAGCGCATGCATATTGAAATTCATCTATTTTGCTTTTGTGGGAATATCTAATATCGCGCATTTTTGCTGTCATTCCATTTGGACCCTCTCCATAAAAAGACATTTTTATCTTATCACTAAACCTTGGCGGTCGTTGATTCTCATTCATTGGACTCTTGGAGACCATAGTGGGATGAAGGCTAATTAATAATTTTTGCTGCTCCTTTCCAAGCTTGTGGTTGGTGCATGGATCAGGAACACAATGATCATGCATTGTGTCAAGAGGACGTGCCTTACAGAAAAAATGACGGCCAGTATAGTTTTCATCTTTTCCGCGTAATGCGCTGTTTGTTATCACCCTGCTTGTAAAATGCTCCTTGCCCCTAATTGTATTATTGTAAATATCATCATGTTGATTCGCTACCTTCTCCTCGAGAATTTGGCTTAGCGAAAAATCATCAGCTATCAAGTCAGGATTTAAATAAGTCATTTTGCGTACCTCTTTCTATAATTTTTCATTCGCGAGGAGCCATTCATACCATGCTGTCACCTTTCGAACATATTTTCTTGTTTGACCACAAGCGTTGTTTTTGCAGTCCCATCTCTCACCCATAACTGTCTTTGGGCCGTATTTTACCAAGTTTCCTCGACCAGAGTTATATGATATTAAGCCCAATTCAAGCGCACTATATCCTTTACCGCCGGCGTTTACATTTTCGACGTCCTTATATTTGTCTACATAATTCTTCTCTGCGACTTGATTTATTTTTCTTACAAGATAATAAACGCCAAAATGAACCGCTTGGTCGGGATCTCCCAAATTTATTGTTTTATATTTTAAAACTTTATTAATACTCTCTTGAGTATCTGGCATGATCTGAGTCAGGCCGGAGGCGCCTTTGTTCGATTGAGCTTTGATTTTAAAACCACTCTCGGCCCATATGAGTGCTTTGACCAAATTTGGATCAATATTATATTGAGACGACCACTTGACAATCAAATCATCATATGAATTTCGATTAGAGTGATTGCTGTCCATATAGTTATTCTTCGTATCTTCATTAGACCAATGTGTTTCACCCGCGCCGACGGTGTCATCCCAAGAGGCGGCGCCAAGAGGAGGGCCTATGGCGCCATGAGGTCCGGCGGCACCGGGGGCAACAGACCTCAATAATCTAGCATTTCTTCCTGTAAAACTAGTTAGGCCGCCCATAAACTTTCGTGTTTCACAGTCGTAACGTTCTGTTTCTTTATCTGTCTTATATGTGTACTGAAGACCTCTGTGGCGGCCTTGTTCGGCGGGGCCTTTTTCATTAAAAGAGACCCTTAATACATGCCCAAATGACGGCAAAGAGTATCGATTTTCGAATGGCTGTGTTGACCATCCGGTTGGGTAAAGTGAAACTATCTTTTTCACCTCGGGCTCAGAAAACTTAAGAGCACAGGGGTTGGGTAGAACAGAATCCAATGTATCCAACACTCTTAGTTTGATTGGCAGTCGAGAGCCATCTAGCGAATTTATCATTTTTTTATCTGATGAGTCCGAATCGGTCAAACAAACTGCTCTCCAATTTCTCTTACCTTTGGTAAAATCAAAAAAAGCATCTTTAATTATATCATCCTCCATATCTTGACGAACTTGACTTAGACTATGATCATCTGCTAACAAATCAGGATTGTGATGTTTCATCTTTTTCATCTCCCTTGATCATATCAAATATTTGCTCTTTGTCATCATCAGTAAGATCTTGGGATGATGCTTTTTTTGAAATAAGAGAGGCCACTTTTACCAACTGCTCATTTGATCTCTGCAATGTTTCAACATATTTTGATAATACAAGTCCCAACTCACGATGACGAGATTCGTCCTTGGCTAACCATTTCATTGCATCATCTAACAATTCTTTGGTGACCTCTCTATCATTGCGGATATTGTCCACTGTCTCTTGTAAATATTTATCTAATTCGCTTGCCATGCCTTAACTAGTCTCAGGTTAAATTTTCCCGTCATCCCAATTCCTCCGAAATACCTTATATTTTTTTCTCATCTTATTGAGTTGATTAACAACTTGTTTAGTGTTTAAATCAGTTAATTCTCTCAAATAAAGATAAACCGCCTTTTTGTTGTAAATATCAATCTGATCCACAGATTGTAAAAGGATTTTTACTGCTTCATACACCTTGCGTTCATTCTCTTTCATCATTTCGGGTTGCCAACTTTCGATTTCTTTCCAAAGATTTTGCCAGAACTCTTTTTTCTCTCGAGTTTCAACATAGATATTCCTGTTATCAACAAGTTTTTCATCAACTTCTTTTGCAACCAATTCATAGTCAACTTCTCTCTTTGCTCGGCGAGTTGTTTGTTTAACCTTATGAATAAACCAGTTTTTCGTTATAACACTAAAATATGAAAAAGCTTTGGACCCCTTGTTGGGATCATACTTATCTAGAATAGTAGTTAGCCATACCTTACACTCATCTCTTAATTCATCAATATTTGGCAAAGTTGTAAATTTATAAGTAAAAACTATTTTATCAACCATTTCATCAAATGCTGGTTTAAGCAGCGTAACATAAAGCTCTGTCCTTACCTCTCTGCAATTTGTAAGAGCATATTTAACTATTGCGTCTTCGTGTTCCTGCGTAAAATACATTTTCTTCGGAGATCGAGACCGGCTCCGCCTCCTCCTCTTCAATTTGGGTGTCTCGTTCTTCATTATCTAGGTTCTCCTGTTTTCCTTCTAAAGGTATGCTAATATCGTAAACATCTCTATAATCATCCATTAAATCAATCAAACTATGTGTGTGGCGTAGTAAGTACTCTATTGTTTCGTCTCCATTATAAGTTTCCATATTATTAACATGTTTGAGGTGCGCATGATAATTTTCAACCATTTCTACTAAATCACCAAGGTTTTGGGATATAAATAGAAATTTATCAAGAAGTTTTCGAAGGTACCACACCAACAAAATATTTGCTGTTAACGAAAGAGTCAAGGCCACTATTAACCATATATTAAGTATCGTCATCGATCATATTCCTCACTTGTCAATTTTTTCTTTTCTTCATTAAGTTCTTTTCTTGAGTCCTCTATAAACTCTTTCACAAGATTGCCTGATTTTTCTTTGGTGACCCTGACGGTTGGCATCTGGGGGATTCGAAAGACTGAACCAAAATTAAAACAAACCTCGCAATGATCTTGATCCTCCATAATACCATGCACAGTCATGAAGCTGGCTTCGCAATCTTTACACTTGTAAACATATCTTGGCATCCATTCAATTCCCATAGTTTAAAACTGTTTTGTCCTCTTCAACAATTTTAACACCTGTGTTAGGAGCTTTAACTGTTGGCGGATTTTCAACCAACAATTCTCCATTGTCCATCTCAACAAAGTTCATCTCCTTCAGCAACGGAACAATGTCACTCTGCTCCATTAGAGATTTCTGCAAGGCCATCATAATAGCCCCCATTGCTTGATCGCTTAATTTCATCTGTTTTCTCCTTTATTTTGATATTTTTGCAATACTATCTATTATAAAATCTGTCTCATATTCAGACAACAAGGGGTGGCTTGGTATCATAAAGCCACATAAGCTAAGGTGTTCGGCTACTTTGTTTGTTTCTGATTTTATAATCTTTTTAAGATGTTTGTGTCTATTATAACAATAAAACATAGGACGGGTTTCGACGCCCATTGATTTTAATTCCGACTCAATGGTGCTATAGGTTTTGCCATTTGTAACTCTTACGCCCATCATCCAATCGGCGGGGTCTGTATTAGCCTCTCTTGATTGGATTGTTACATTATCAATATTTGGTAATTTTTGTTTATACTTTTCAAAAATAACATTCTTTTTTTCTCGAATCAACTCCAAATCTTCAATTTGTCCCAATAAAAGAGCGGCTTGGATATTTGTCATTCTATAGTTTTGCGACAACTTATCATGAATAAACTTCTCCTTTGTGTTTCCTTGATTTATAAATGACGAAATATAATGATATGTCTCATCACAATTGGTGAAAAAGGCGCCGCCTTCTCCCGAAGTAATGTTCTTGTTAGCATAAAAAGAAACTGAAGCGCAGAAAGATTGAGTACCAGAGTAAGAATTCTCATATTTTCCCAAAAACCCTTCACAGTTATCCTCAACGATAACCAAAGATGGAAAATCTCTTTTGATTTTCGGTATATTTATAATGTTTCCCAAATTGTGAACACACAAGAGCGCTGTTGTATCAAAATCTACTTCTTCAAGAGTTTTATATAATTTGTCCAAATTGTAATTCCACGTATCTTCGCAAGCATCGATCGCAGTAATGTCTTCATATTGACCATCGTGTAAAAAAGAATTCCATGCTGCTACATAGACGTTGTTTGGTACAATTAAATTCTTTATTTTTGGATATTTAAAATTTAATCCTTTAGACAAGCAATGGGTTGCAGTTGTTCCATTTGATAAAAGAACACAATGTTTCACTCCCATAAGTGATGCCAAACTTTCTCTAGCCACAGCAATATAGGAGCCTTGAGAAGAAATCCACCCAGACTCTATTGCATCATGGGCGTACTTCTTAGTTGACTCTGTTAAATATGGTTCATAAATTCTTATCATATGGTATCTCTTAAGGACTTCGATTAATATGTTTTATGTTTTCTTTGAATAAATTTTCCATCATCTATATTTTTGCCCGAAAGGGCTGTCTTGACAATGTCTATTATTTTTTCATCGATTTCATCAATCAGTTGATTCCTTTGCATATTTAAGTCGCAACATTTTTTAACTGAACTAAACAAATCTATTCTTTTCTTCTCTGTTTCAGTGTATTTTTTTTGAAACTCATCAAAGGAAAGGCGCCTCACTTCATAGAGAAACTCTTGATTGTTCCACATTTTCATATCGATAGTGATGAGTTTATCTATTAAACCTCCAAGTGTATCGGCCATTTTTTCTCCTATTCTATTGTTTTTAATATCTCTTTATTTATTAAAGTATACTCAATATTATTTAATTTTATAGCGGCGCCGGCATAAGGGGGGCACCAGAATGCTCTAATTTTCCTCTCTATCGTGATAGCATCATCGGATGGGGTTATCACTCTGTTTTCATTCATCATCTTTTTCGAATAATATTTTCCTTTATTTTTGTCTTGCTTGATTGATGTTAGTTTACCACTCAAAGCAAATTCATTGGCTACTTCTTTGAGTAAAATAAGCAACCTATCTCTGCTTTTTTTTCTCAACGAATGGGCTGTTTCTTTACCAATTTTAAACCTATTAACTTTTATAATATCTCCAGTATCAAATTTTTGATCAATGAAATGTGCAGAAACACCCCACTCTTTTTCGCCATTTAGTATTGCAAAATTATACACGGCGAAGCCCTTATATTCCGGAAGGGGGGCAGGATGGAAATTTATACACCCAAAACGTGCGACTTCAAAAACTTCTTTTTTGATAAGCTTGGGATAACAAAAAGAAATTATTAAATCAGTGTTATCTGGTATATCACCCTTTGTCATCTCTGTCCCAAAAAATTTACCTTTTACCTCTAAATTGGTTATTTCTTCCAATAACTGTAATCCTTTTTTTCCAAAATCCCCCTCATTGCTCAAATAAATAATATTAAGCACTTTTTAAAACTTCCTTAGTTTTATCAAGGGCTCTACAATATTCATCAAAATTATAGCATATTGTCTTGTTTTCTTGATTGTGTTTCCAATCCGCAGTGCCCCAATGTGGACCCTTGATTACTTCAATTCTTTCTTTGTTTGTATCGCAATAATCAGACGATGTCAAACAAGTAATCCCTGAAGAGACTCCTATAAACATATCAACTAGATTATATAATTTAGCATTAGACATAAAACTGCCATGATAATGATAAAAATTGATATCAAATTGGGTTTTTAATTCTTCTAAGTAGGGTAATTCGTTCTTGCCAGTTAAAATTATATCCACATCTTTATTGTTTAAATATTTACACGTCTCAATAAGATATTCTTTGTCCCACATTGATTGAGCGGAGTGAAATTCGTATTCTATTAAAATTTTCTTATTGCCCTGTAGCTTGCTGTAAAATTTAATGGCTTCTTTTTCTTCGGTGGAAGCCAAGCGAACAATAGGAATAAAATCACAATTCCACTCTTTTATTCCACTACATTCGTCTTTTATTATATTAAGTAAAGTGCTTCTTGGGCTGCCATCTGCATATGGTGATGCATAAGGAGCGGAAAAGATCACTTTTGAATTTGGCAATATCTTAGATATAGACATTGATGATGGGGTATTGAATAAAGGATGCTCCATGCAGCTAAAAGTCATATATACATAATCAAATTGATTTTCTATATCTTTTTTAAAATAAAAAATTTGATCAATATATGGATTATTGTCTATACAAGATGAATATTTTCTTTTGGTCACCCAAGTAACATCTTTTCCTTCCATTTTGTAATGCTTTGCTATTGGGGTTGAATTTAAGATATCTCCATACGCCCCAAAACATACTACAGTCACACTATTTGACATCTTTGCTCTCCAATACAAAATCATTTTCATACATCATCTTGGCAAGTTCCTCTAGGGTGGTTTTGGGTTTCCAATCCAATACTTCTTTTGCTTTTGTCGCATCGCCTTTCAAATACGGAACATCATGTGGTCGAAACAAAGACTTGTCTATGACAAGAAAGTCTTTATAATCTAAATCTGCTATATTAAAAACAATTTTCAAAAAATCTTCAACGGTGATACTATTACTACTTGCTATAACAAAATCATCAGGCTTAGTGTGATTTAATATTTTCCACATAGCCTCGACATAATCACCAGCATATCCCCAATCCCTATAAGTTTTTATATTCCCTAGGTAAATCTTGCTTTGTTTACCTAATTTAATTCGGGCGGCGGCTTTGGTTATTTTTCTGGTGACAAAATCTTCACCTCGTCTTGGAGATTCATGATTAAATAATATACCACAACTTGCAAACAAATTATATGCCTTTCTATAGTTAACTACCATGTTGTGGGCACACACCTTAGAGCATGCGTATGGAGAAACAGGGTTAAATGTGGTATTTTCATTCTGGATTGCGCTCAAGTCTCCAAACATTTCCGAAGTTGAAGCCTGATATAATTTAATATTTTTGTCACAAATCCTAATGGCTTCTAAAATATTTATTGTGCCTAGAGCATTAACATTCATTGTCATTACGGGGCTATTAAAAGACTCCCCAACATGGGATTGTGCCGCCAAATTATATAATTCGTGGGGCTTATGTTTTTTTATAATTCTTATTATTGAAGTTATATCCGTTAAATCTCCGGTCTCCAAAATGAAATTTTTATTATCCAAGATATTTTCAAGATTTTTATATTTTTCTCTCTCTGATGTGCTTGTTCTTCTTATTAAACCAACAACCCTATACCCTTTTTGTAATAGATATTCAGATAAATAGGAACCATCTTGTCCATTAACCCCAGTTATAAAAGCTGTTCTCATTCTGTCTCTAGTTCTCCAAACATAGGGTGAGTATGAAGTTTTATATTTTCTATTGAATCACAAAACTGTTTATACATAATTTCTTGAGTATATCTTTCTTTAATTAATGATTGTAGTTTTGTTGCTTGTTTTTTGAATTTTTTCCAATTTTTCCGGACCTTTCGGAGATTCATCTTAAAAGAACCCTGTTCGGCATATGCCCACTTTGAATCTGCTTGCAATACACCATCCCAAACAGCATTGGTCCCTATTGGCTCCAATTTATGATCAATTTTAATAAAGTATTCTTTGTTATCTTGAGTCAAATAGTCCATTTGTCCAGACCAGCCAATGGTCATAACGGGCAAACCATTTTGAGAAGCCTCAAACATTGGAAGTCCAAAGCCTTCGCCGTGTGCCAAATTTATCAAACATTTTACTTTTTCGTGGCTATATAGCCAGCGCATTTGGCCGGCAGATAAATCCCCATGAAGCATATAAACTTTACATTTTCGACTTTTATATTTAGATAAAATCGAGGTCAACAATTCTTCTGTTTTAGTTTTATCAATAGTACTATTGCTTGCAATCGAAGTTTTAAGAATCAAGCCAATATTTTGATCATGAAATTCCTCAACCCACCATCTAATAGTGTTTTCAAAATTCTTTCTTGGGCCCCATTGTGAAATACACAAAAAGTTGAAATCAGTGGTGGGGCTAAATTCTTTAATATTCTCTGTTGGATAATCAGTTACAGCATAACCAACAGCATCAATTGGGGTTGTCAGTTCATATTTCATTGTTTGGCCAGTAGAGGGATCCTTCCCCTCAACTTGAGTTTTTTCAAATACAGTTTTTGAATGATTAGATACCACAACCACTTTGTCCATTTGATTCGCTTTAAAGAGCCATTGTGGAGCAACGCGGTCGGACTCAATACCAGCAGTGTATCCAATATTAAGAGGCGCGGTTTGGTCCCACTCATTTGGAATAGTAATCTGTAATGAAATATCATACTGTCCCTTTTGGCGCATATAATTTGCGCCCTTAGTAATCATTTCGTCCATCCAGCGGCGTTCTTCGGTATCTTCCCAAATCCAGCCTGTTTGACCCCACCTGATTGGTTGGATATGTATATCATATTTATCCTCTTGTGACCTTAAGGCTCGAAGAGCAAACCGGGCTTGTTCTCCATAACCAGATTGAGACAAAACAGGACCTCTGACTAAAATTCTCTTTTTCACGCTACCTCCTTAAACATAATATTATTATAGCTGTTACCTTCTTCGAAGATCTTCATCATCAACTCCGCCCATTGTTTCTTATAATTATTAAAATTATAATTCGCCTCTACGTGCAATCGACCTTCCATGCCCATTTTTCGTCTAGATTGAGAAGTCATTGAATACATTTTAAATAAGGTCTCTACAAATTGATCCTTGCTAATACGATCTTCATAAATATAAGGAACATTTTGACTACCAATCAGGGCCTTAGAAATGGGGGGTATGCCAAAACCAAACCAATCTGTACCATTTGTTACTTGTTCTTGAAGTCCCCCTGTCAAATTAACAATGATAGGTGTGCCGCAGGACAAAGATTCCAAAGTAGAGAGGCCAAAACCCTCGGCGTCAGAAATATTTATTGTGCAATCGGCTGCATTATAAATTGCAGCTAAATGTTCAGGTGGAAGTTTCTCCGTAGAAAGCATCACCTGTTTATTATTCAACCCGAGGCTCTCGATGAGAAGTGGCAAATCTTGTCCATGGGGATCTCTAGGGTCCGTATGCATAAGTAATCGAGCTTTATCATGACCAACCTTATCTAAAAAATATTTAAACCAATATATTAAAGTTCCAGATTGTTTTCGTCGGGCATTTCGATTGTTCCAAAATACAGTAAAAACATCTGGGTCGTGATCTTGTTGTGCCCAAAGTTGATGTTTTACTTTGACCAGTTCATCATCTGAATATGGTTTAAATATGGTTTGGTCGACGGCGTGAGGCAAGTATGTTCTAGGTACCTCTGGTGCAACCTCTTTGACAATCGCATCTGTTACTTTTGAGATTGTAACTATATGATCGTTTGACAAATAAAAATCTCTATTAAACATCGGTGCGGGAAAGTTGTCCCACACATGATAATAAATCAACGGACACAGCGGTCGTATTTCATTTTCCATCATCCAAAGCCAATCCCAGAAACGAGGATCTGTCATAATCCATACCATGTCGATACTTTCTGTTCTAATTACAGAACGAATCATCTCCGGCGTTCCATAACCATCAATCGGAATAATTCTCCAATCATTGTCATAAGGTTCGACTTGAACCTGACGGTAGTCTTTGTGCTTGACTGCTCCACCAAGACTCAAAATAGAAAAATTGCCAGTGTCCAATAGACCTTGACAAATATATTTTGTTTGCGTCCCGACTCCAGAAGGAGAAAGTGGATGATCTCCCAATGTTAGGACTCTAATTTTCTTAGACAATTTAAACTCCATTATTATATAATATTATTATAACACACCTTAACAAATGTGTCAAGTTTTTTTTTCAATTTTTTTTAAAGAATATCCAACATATACTTTTTCTTCTTGGCCAACCATAATTTTATAATATTTATTATCGGCACCATTGATGTATATTTGAATATTTAAATCACTCTCTTCGATACCCAGCACCAGCCCTATTTTTAAATCATGTGTTTCTACCAAATCTCCCTTTTTTAATCTAGGGTTCATCTTGACAGTATAATCTGGGTGGACTGGTGGGGTCTCAATAAAGCTTGTTTTGATATATGATCTTGTTGCTTCAGACCAATCTATTTCTAAATCCTTTGACATCAACTGCACACTGTATTTATGATAAGTCTTGTAACAACATATGGGTCACAATTTGCATTCGGTCTTCGATCCTCAATATAGCCAGTTTCACCATTGGCCACTTGCCAAGGGATTCGAATAGACGCTGTTCTGTCTGAAACACCCCATTTGAATTCTTTATACGAGCAGGTTTCATGTTTTCCAGTAAGTCTGCGTTCAATGCCGTGGCCATAATTTTCAATATGTTCTTGAATGTTCTCTCCGAGGCGTTCTGCTGCTGTTATACAGGCATCATATGAACCTCTCATTTCCTTGGTGCTAAAATTAGTATGACAACCAGCGCCATTCCAATCTCCCTCAACAGGTTTTGGATCAAGCGAAACCATCACTCCATAATTCTCAACTGTTCTTTCCAAAAGATAACGCGCAAGCCAAAGATGATCTCCAGCCTCTACTGTTCCACAGGGGCCAACTTGAAATTCCCATTGTCCCGGGCAAACTTCAGCATTGATACCGCTAATTTTAAGACCAGCTTGAAGACATTTAAATAAATGAACTTCTGCTATTTCTCTACCAAACGCTCGGCCGGTTCCTGCACCACAATAGTAATCTCCCTGTGGTTCTGGAAATTTACTTGTATCTGTTGGGAAACCAATAGGGCGTCCATCGGGCTTTAAAAGAGTATATTCTTGTTCTAACCCATACCAGCACTCATGATCTTTATATTGCTCTTCAGCTTGGGTACATGCGTGTCTTTTGTTCGAAACATGCGGTGTGCCGTCTGTGTTATAAACCTCGCATAAAACAAGAACACTGTTTGCTCCGCGAATGGGATCGGGGGTGACCAAAACTGGCTTTAAAACACAGTCGCTATTGGTTCCATTGGCCTGTTTTGTTGATGATCCATCAAACCCCCAGAGCGGGGGATCTTCATCACTATCTAAAATTTTTGTCTTACTTCTTAGAAGTGGAGTTGGATCGGTTCCATCAATCCAAATGTATTCTGCTAATACTGTCATTTTTAATTCCTCTTTATGGGCAGTGGGTGGTTTTATAAAATTCACATTTTTCACAACTACTTCGATTTTTAACAGGAAAGCCTGAATGTAAATTATGAAGAGCATTGGTCAATAATTTAGTTGCATTATCGGTCTTGCGAGGACCAGAAGAAACTCTAAAGATCTCTACGTTATCTTTCTTTGCAGTGCGTTTAAGAAGGGCGAAGTGAGTTTCGACTAATTTGGGGTCAACCTTGTGTTTTATACAAAAATATTTTTTATACAAGGTTAATTGATATGTTATCAATTTGTTCGATCTTTTCTCTGCATTCCAACCCCATGAACAAGATTTCCAATCGATGACGTGGTATTTGCCATCTTCGGTTTTAATAACTAAGTCTATAAACCCTTTAAGCTTTATCTCTTCAGGTTCAAACTCAGATATACCCTCGAACAGTTGTTCTTCAACAGAGAAGACTTCATAATTGCCGAATGTTTTGGCTAAAGCAGGGAATATTTGGGGGGTGATTTGTTTAGCCTGTCTTCTCATTTCCTCCACCAGATTTGGTCGAAACTCGACCTCGCCCTTGAGTGCCTTCAGTTCCCGCAAGAATTCATAATCAAAGAATTGCTCTTGTTCATCATCTGGCAACTCACCCTTAGCAGTAAGCTCACATACAGCGTGAATAGCTTTGCCAAAGGCAGTAAATTCATTACCAATGAATTTTTTTATTTTGTCTATATAGACAAGTTTGTGCTTAAACGCACATTCAGACCAAATTTTTAGTTCTGAATACGATATATGTTTTTTCATTATCCCCCCAAGGATGCTAGTGATTCCAACTTGGTATACAAAATTGGACATATTTCTTTTAAATGTTGTCGATCTCCGATAAAAAACTCCTCAAAGCCAACAGCAAAGTATTCCCTTAATGATGTTGTTGAATAGGGTCCCGGAAATAAACCTATAATCAAAGCGTTTAGTAAATCATAACCCACTTCTTTGTACAGAAAATCATCTATTTTTTGATTAAATTCTGGTCTCGTTCGGAAGATTGGATCAACGTCGAAACCTTCGGATTCTAACATACTGTTAAGTCTTTTTCTTTTTCCAATAAACTCTTTAAATAATCTTCCATCTTCAAATATTAAATCCGGATATTCTTTTTCGACTGAATGTGCAATTTCATGCACAATATCATCGATCATGTCTTCTTCATCATCTTGTTCGTTACTAACATATATTGCGCCATCTTCAAATAACGCATTTACTTCACGATCAACCATATTTTGAAAGTATCCAACATAAATTACATCAACGCCTTTTTGAAGATGTATTGGAACCCTTGAAGCAACAGATTCAAGCACAGTTTCGATTGAAATATGCTCAGGCAAGGGGTGCATGATATATAAATCAGTCCCACTAAAGGAATAAAAATTGTTCATTTGTTTTCCCACTTGAGCGGTTTCATGTATCCAAGTCATATTTTGTCCTTATGTATATAATATAACATGGCATGATGAGGTTGTCAAGTATTTTTTTTCACTTTCTGCAAAAATTTAATCTACAAGCTGTTTTGGCGGCGGCGCCATAGAAACTAAATACAGATTGGCCCACCATATAGGGTGTTATTAAAGGTGGAATCTCCTCCATCTTTGGTGGCCACTGTTCGAATACTTCAGTTGTCGAGGGGCCATACATTGTATTTTGTTTAACCTTTGTTATCTTCCATTGAGGCTTCCATCGAATTCTGCCCCATGCGGTTTGACTTGAATTGCCAATGATCTTGCCCTTCTCATCATAAAGCGTTATTTGTAAAAGAGAGAACTTCTCTCCGACGGATACAATTGTTCGAAGAGTCCAGTGGCTATTCTGCATTCCACAGCGGACAGCATCAGAATAATCACATTTATTAAAAGTTGGAAGATATTGAACATTTCTCCAATCATAGACATTGATCTCACCACTCCAAATATTATGGGCGGCGAGGTATTGCAATCGGTGATTGAGCATTGAGGTTTTTTGGGCCTCGGATGAAACCATGAGGTTCAACGGAATTGAGGTACCCCTTGATCCATCAGGTGCATGAACCTCCGTAATATCAACGTAGATTTGGATAACTTGATAGTCAGATCTCTTTTCTTCGACAACGATCGCATGATCCGGTGCCTCTGCCAGTGCGGATGTAAAGAACACCCAAAACATCATCAGAATAGTCATAACATTCCCCTATTATAGAATCTTTGAAGCTAATGTAGCTATTTGTGACCTCTCACCCTTCTTGAACGTGATGTGTCCAGAAAGTGGGCTATTTTTGAATCTTTCTACCGCATATGCTAATCCATTGGAGGTCTCATTAGTATAAATATTATCAATTTGTTCAATGTCACCAGTTAAAACAATTTTTGTGTTTTCTCCAACTCGAGTGATGATGGTCTTAACCTCATGCGCTGTCAGGTTTTGAGCTTCATCAATAATGATAAAGGCGTTTGAAATTGATCGTCCACGAATATAAGTTAAGGCTTCAATCTCAATCTGTCCAGTTTCAAGATATTCTTTGAGTTTTGCTCGATCATCGCCAAGAATGGATTGCATATTATCTTGAATGGGCATAAGCCATGGCATCATCTTCTCGTGCATTGAACCGGGAAGAAACCCAATGTCCTTTCCAAGTGGCTGGACTGGTCGAGACACAACAATCTTTTTATATTGGGCTTTAGACAAATCAAGTGCTCTTTTCGTGTCAAGAGATAATTCCATTGCGGCGGCGATCGCCATCAAGGTTTTTCCAGATCCGGCTTTTCCAATTAAAGTCACAAGCGGAACCTTGGGATCAAATAGTAAATCGTATGCGAACGATTGTTCCTTATTTCTTGGAGTGATTCCCCAAGACAAATTGCCGTTCCACTTCTTGGTCGGCTCGATAGGGTTGGAATAATCCTTGAATCTTGCCAAGGCGGTCTTCTTTGGGTTTGATGAAGATATCAACATCAAAAACTGATTTGGATAAAGCTTGCACTTTTGAGACATTGCCAAATCTTTAGATATAACGATACCTTCGCCGGCGTAGAATTGATCAATTAATTCACCATCCACAACCAATTGTTCAAAACCTGAATAAAGTTTGTCTGCATCGTCGATGACCTGTTCTGTTTTATAATCCTCCGACTCAAGTCCAATAGAATTGGCAATGACCCGCATATTAATATCTCTGGATACAACAATGGTTTTTCGTTTTTCCCATTCTTGTTGAATTGCAAGAGCAGATGATAGTATAATATGATCCGCCACTCTTGTATCAAGAGACTTTGGAAGCAATTTTGATGGTTGACAAACCTTAATTACTCCTTTACCTTTTCCAATACGAATGCCTTTATCCAAAGAACCTCTTGATCGAAATGCATCAAAATGTTTAATTATCTTTCGAGCATTGAATCCAACAGAATCTTGTCGTTTTTTATGTTTGTCGATTTCTTCAAGAACCTTTAGGGGGATGAATACGTCATTATATCCAAACCTCAAAATACAATCGGCATCAGTTAGACACACGGATGTGTCAATCACATAGTTTTTTTTAGCCATTTGAGCCTCGCATCATATCTTTGATTATTGGTATTAGCTTTTCCATCAGAGCCTCAGAAGTAGGAATCTTCCTGCGTGGTGAAGCAACACGAACTGGCTTATTCGGGCCTGCGGCGGCAAGGTCGGCAGCGGAAGGCTCTTCACCTTGAATAAATTCTTCTTCAGGTTCATCTTTGCTGGTTTTTATTACAGGGAAGCCTCCTTTTTCTTTATTGTAAGGACCAACGATGCCTTCATCTTCTAAGCGGTCAAGAGTTTGTCTGGCCCACTTCTGCTCCCAGCCGGTGCTCTTAACCAAACTGTCTACGCTCATAATCTCTGATGCTTTCGCTATGGCTTTCGCGGCTTCGAAGCGCTCTTCCGACCGGTCGACCCGATCATCGGGGTAACGCCGGGCCGATTTTTTTGATATTTTTAAAATCTCCTTCGTCAGTTTATCGTCTTTGTTGAACATATCAGTAAGCATGCTTATTTGTTGATCTGTAAGTTTGTGCTTGCCTTGTTTCAATTTATCAAAATTTCCTTTTCCTAAAACAGCGGTGACAAGCTCTTCTAGAGTTTTGGCCCTTGGGGGCGCCTTTTTGCCGCCGGGACCGACATCTGTCATTGGCAATTCTTCAAATTCTTCTCCGGATTTGGTACGCATTGTCGTTTGACGACCTTTATCAGACGTTTTGCCGGTTTCGGCGGAACGCTGTTTAATATCTTGAGAAGCCGAGTGGGGGCCAGTTGTTGGTCTTGGTGGAAATGATGATACTTCTTGTATAAGGTCCAACTCGCGCTCAATCATTTCAGCAAGCCATTTGTGCTCTTGTAACATTTCTTCGCCGAGTTCTTGTAATTTATTTAATAGTGTCTCCAAAGCAACACGCTGGGGTCCGTCATATTTATCCAAAACCCTCTTATATTTTACCTCAATTGCAGTCTCACCGGGGAGGCCTTTTGGTTCGTCTTGCATGTCGGCGACATTTTCTGGATTGAATCCGGGTAGTTTGATCTTGGCAACCTTTATTAAACTATTTCTAATTTGATCAGAATTTTCAGATATAAAACTGGCAAGTTCTCTAGCTTGTCTGCGAATTAACTTTGCATGTGTTTGTATGACTCCCAATTTACTTTTAATCTCCTTTGAATAAGAGACTATATTTTCTTTAAAGTGCTCCCCAAGTTGATAATTCATATCAAACTCTTGCATCTTATCAGCAAACTCTTTGCCTATGCCCTCAAGGGCTTCATAGTCTTCTGCGGCCTTTTCCATCTCTGGATCGTCTAGGAGGTCGTCAGCGACATCTGGGTCGGTTGGTTCCTCTTGAGCCTCTTCGAAAGCTCCAAGGGCTTTGGCGGCTTTGATGCCGCCAGCCACGCCTGCGGCGGCGGCAAAAATATTGGCTGGAGTTATAATTCTCTTTAGTGCCGATACACCACCTGAAACAAATAGCGAGGCTATATTTTTCTTAGACTTTAGCGCACGTTCTTTTTGTCTTTCTTGTGTTGCTTTTGTCGTTCTATTCTCCTTTTCGGCAGAAGTGACGACAGCAGGTAGTGTTGTTACTTTTCCAGCTTTGCCACCGGCGACCTGAAGGACATCCATAATTCTACCAACGGTTTGGGCGCTTGGTTTCCCGCCTTTGACGGATAAATTGAACTGAGTAACCGCTTCGTGAAAGTTGGCATATTCTTCCATCACACCCTTAAGAAATTCTAGTTGTTTTTCATTCAACCAAACACCGGCTATTTCTTCTGGAGTTTGGGCAAATGAAACCTCAAGGTTACCTTCTTTAAATTGTTCATAAACAGTAATATATCTTTCAAGATACTGCTCATAGACCTTCATTGCTTGTCGAAAAGTAAATTTATCCGCTTTTATATCATCTTCTTTTAGTTTGGCCTCATATTCTTCAATCTTTATTCTTAAATCTCCGAGGTATTTTATCGGATCTTTGATTGCGGCTTCCTCGATATCCATACCCTTTAGGCCGTCTTTTCTAAATTGGTCTCTTATGCCCAGTATTCTTTTATAAAATTTTTCTTCTTGAGTGAGATATTGTGATAACTCATCATCTTCAGTCCCCTCTTCTCCGGGGTCTTCAGTTTCTGCCTCATCTCCACCAATTTGGGGTGCCTTGTCTTCAAAATCTTTGGAGTCTGTTTCATTATTGACCGCTGGGCGTTTATCAAACCCACCGGTGAAGGTATCTTTGATATTTTTAACAATCCGTTCAAGAGTGTCATATAAAACTTTCTTCGCGGCTGGGGTGACCTCGGCGAAACTTTGGGCACTGCTAATTTGTCCCGAAATATTTACGATATCCTTCAAAAGACTTTTTAATTTATTGATAGCATCTTCGAAACCCTTGGTTCCATATAGATCTGAATCAAAAGGATTGACCAATGGAAAATGCTGTTTTATTGAATCAAGTTGATCATGGATTGCTTGGCCTGTTTTACGAATTGCATCGACTTGAGGTTCAACAAGTTGAACGTCGAAGGATGCCAAGGATGCGGCTTGGGACGCTCTCACTGCCGGATCGGCTATATTCTTGTCTTCTTCGGCTTCATAGAGTGCATCGCGCTTAGCGGCGGGCTTTTCATCTCCTTTGGTCTCAACAGCATGGTCAGCAATCATCTTTTTCAATTGGGTGCCCTGTTCTACAACAAAATTGAATACAGATTCGACCTCTTTTACAATTTGAGCAAAGGGAACAGCTTGGGCCTCTTGAAGAGGTTCTTCTTCGACATCTGCTTTCTTCATAATCGTATCAAGATGTGTAATAAAAGCATTACATAGATTTATAATATTTTTCAAATTAATCTGATATAGAACCTTTTTTGGATCCCAAGCGTCTTGTCCAAGAACATTTCCATATTTACTATACAATTCTTCTGAACCTTTTTTGCCTTCTTTGGCAGTTTCAAGATAAATTTGAACCGTTGTTATTGCTTCCTTAATGTAATCCCGAAGAATAACCAAGTTTTTGGGTTCTACCTCGTTGGGTGCCAATTCCTTCGCTTCATAAATATCATCTCTCTTGGGAGCAGGAGGCGAAGATTCGGGCTTTGAAGTATCTTGCTCTGGTGCCGGTTTTCCGGGAGATTCCTGATCTGGTCCTGTGTTTCTTCTATTAATCGCCAACAAAGCCTTGTGAGCTTCAATTGTTGGCATGCCCAAAAGAATGCGAATTTTAGAAAACAACCCCATAAGCATGACACCCTGATCCTTTAACAGGTTAGATTCTGGAAAAGAAAAATTTGGTTCGCTTCCGGGGGGTTGGCCCATGAACTCGTCGAGAGCTTCAACAAGCCCCTCGACTGCATCAATATTTTCTGGTTTTGTGGCGCCCAGAGATGCGGGTGATTTTTTCTTCTCTGGATCTTGTGGCTGTTTTGATGAGATGCCCTCAAATCCTTTTTTCAGAATATCCTGTGCGGCGGAGTTGGATAGGATCTTTTTAAACTCTTGTCGGATATCTGGTTGAATTTTTTTAAACAATTCAACTGATTTGTCCTCATCTTGGATAATATTGAAAATAAAACCCAATAAAACATCTTTTGCCATCTCACCGGATGGTTCTTTTTTAACCTGTGGGAGATCACCCGGGTCTCTGACTTGAGGAAGGTCTCCTACTTCTTGTAATGTCGAAGCGTATTCTTTTATTGTGTTGTATATTGATTGGATTACTTTAATTTGTTGAGGTTGTAATGCGATTTTGGCCGCATTGAGTTCCTCAACAATCTTTTTAACTTCATCACTCAACTCTTCTATTTCAGCAGCATCTTCTGGTTTTTCGGCAGGGGTTGCCTCACCTTTGCTATATTTCATCATTGCGATGAACGCCTTGGCGGTTTCTGGCTTTATTAAAGCATTTTTAATAATCTCGGCGGCAGGACCGCCGACATCCCTTAATGCCACAAGAAATTTCATCCGGTCAATTGGGCTGTTATCAATTGTGTCTATGAAGCTGTCTTCAGATATAACCTTACCTTTGAGCAAGATTGAAAATAAGGTTGAAAATGCTTCTTTTTCCTTATCGTCTAGTAGTTTTAAAAATGCACCATCGGGATCATTGTTGGCAAACCACCTCTCTACCTCTTTGGAAGTCTCTTGGTCTGGGGCTTGAGCCAATGCTTGGGCGAATTGCTGCAACAATTTTTTTGGCTTGGCCTCAAGGTTGGGATCAGACATTATTTTTTCAAGACCCCCGAGAGCTTCGATGGCATTTTGGATTTTGTCGAATTGTTCTTTTTTTGCATCGGTTTTGAGTTCTGTGGCAATGACGGATGGGTCTTTTTGAGACAATATTTGAATCAACTCTTTAAGAATTTTTATATTTGGATCTTCTTTTTCGGGTGCGGCCTCCTCTTTTTCTGATTCAATGCCCGCATCTTCTAGATCTTTGTCTGCGGCATCTGGATATTTTTCTGATGCGGCGGCCTTGGTTCGGTCGGCAAGTGGTCCTTCATCTAGATTATATTCTTCCATAAGTTCATTTACGGCACTTTCAATTAGTTGTTTAGCTATATTCACTTTTTACACTCCAAAGGTTATTGTTCTGCTTTCTTGCCACCCTCGAGGCCGGAGGCTGAAGTGGCAATATCAGCAAAATCTTCTGGTGTTGCGCTGTCAATGCCGCCAACTGCAATTTTGCCACCGATACCTGCCAATTTAACTGCATCAAGAGGGTCTATGGCGCCGGTTAACGACGCCCCGGCGGTGATGGCCAGCACTGCTGCTCCAATAATTTTTGGATTTGCATCCGCAATCATACCTAAACCAACAGAGCGCAAAGCAGCTTCCATTTCTCCAGCGCCGGCGAGGACCATCGCATCAGTGATTGCTTGAACAAAATCTCCCAATCCCTCTTGGAGTCCGGCTGATTCGAGATCTGTAGCAGCATCGCCAGAAATCTCTTCAGAACTTTCAACTCCGGATTCGATAGATTTTACGAGAAAAGCTGCGAGCTTTTGCACCTCTGGGTCTGAAGTTAAGGCGATATATATTTTCTTTTGGATTTCTGGATTTTTTGCATATTTTGCTTGAACATCAGCAAGCTGGTCAATGTTCATTTGTGTTGCTTTTTTATCTTCAGCAAGAATTGATTCCAAAATAGAAAACTCTCGCCAACCTTCCATTATCAATCTCATGGCAGTGGACATCTAAATTCCTCTTATATCATACTCTAAATAGCAAAAAAGGAGAGATTTCTCCCTCCTTTGTGTTCAATTATAATTATTTTCATCAGATTGGTCCAAATTTGCGAACGCTTGTACAATATTTTCCATTTCTGGGTTTTGACCGATGTACCATGCCATTGTAGTCGTCGCGGCAATTTCATCAATCGGAATACCCTCCATAGATAATCGTTTCACAGAATCCATCAACATTAGAACTAGTTTTTTTATTTTACCAGTTTTGTCTTTTTCCACTCGATCCAACAACCTATCCGCTCCGCCGGGATTATATTTTTCAGACATGCTTTGCTCCTTTTTGGTTTTGACTGTTGGTAACCAACTCGGAAGAAGATTGAACCTTTTCACCGCCAATATTCCATAACAATTCTATATCAAGGTCGCTACATAGTTGCATTTCTGGTGTGTTATTGGATTTGCGATCTCCGCCATTTGCAAATGCATCTGGCTTGTGTCGACGGAGAGCTTGACACACTGTATCATCGGAATCATCTACATTTGTTACTACAGAAACACCCTTGATATTTCCCATTATGTATGCTCGTTCTTTCCACGCCATAAACACATAACCCTTCTTTCTTTGAAGCCAATCATCAGAATTAAGGATAACAAGAACAGACCCGTGCTTTGATGCCTCTTCTATCATGCGGATGTGACCAACATGAATGGGGTCAAATCCCCCACTTATTGCTATCATTTTTTTATTCATTCTTTCTCCTTTAATAGTTTGGCGGCGGAACCTTCAACAGGGAGTTTATCTTTCATAACATCCTCCAGTTTAAAGTTGTCAACAAAGCTCTTCACTTCGTTATATGCCCTTTTATAGTCAGGTTCCATAATAACTTCTGTTTTGCCACCGTGGCCGTGAATAGCGCGGACCTCGCCTATACTATCGTAAACCGTAACAGAAGGGTGTTCTGAAAGCCAAGTCAGGGCAACTTTTCCATTATCAAAAATAAACCCTTGAGCAATGCGGCCTGTTCCGGACACGCCAGATTCATCTTCAACCCTTTTTAAATAAAATATTTTCATTATTTTTCTCCCACGTTTGAGATTCTTAAATCCATTCAAATTCTTTTTCGTCGATTTCTTTTTTGACATTTTTCTTCTTTCTCTTTGGGGTGGAGACATAAGAGATGATCTTAACAAAACAAGAAAAGAAATTATCTTCTATTGAAGGTAAGATATATAAAGTATTGCTTCTAATCACCAAATTTAAAATTGGATTACACATTGAATCTTCAATAACCAAAGTTTTATAGTCAAACTTACAATATAGATTTCCATCTTGATTAAAAAAATTAGCTATATCATCTAAGTATTCCTTTGAAGATGAAATTTCACCCAAATATATACCATCTTCCAATATTCTCACAATCATGTTCAAAAAATAATTATTATCATCCGATTTCATTCATCTTCCAAGTTTAATAAATGTTGACCTATTACATCAATAATTTCTCTAGTATTTTTTGGCCCTTTTGTTTTATAGGATCGACCCTTGTTGATCAAAACTTCATATAAAGCTTGATCGTTTCCGCCATCTTCACATCGATCACCGACAAACCAAACATCTTGATGTTCAAAGTGTTGCAGGGCATAGGTTTTATCCCACCCATTTGGATAAATATCAAAACTTGTTTCTCCTCCCAAAGTACAAGTTATTTTTTTATCCATATTAGAAAGAGAGAGTTTTCTCTTTAATCTCCGCAAATAGTCTTTCCGAATATTTGACTCAAGATCGCGCTTGACAAATTGTTCTCTTTCTTCAAGAGAAGCGTTCCTACCTATAGGACACCAATTAATCATGGAACCCCTATATTGAATAAAATTTCCTGATAGTGGGATTCCCAACTCTGCTATATGACTCTGCAATGATGTTAGAATTTTCATCATTTGATGAAAAGACAGCGATCCTATTTCTTCTTTCATATTAACTTTGTGAGACAAAATATATTGATCTGTTGAAAAAGTAGGTGGTGCATAGTATTTTGTACCATTGCAAGGCAATAAATGCAGTTTAAATCTTATTTCTGATTTAAAAAGCAGATAATGCAATTGTTCTTTAATATAATCGAAGTCTGATCCTGATACTATCCCAATATCAGCAATCTCAGAAAGTTTTCGGAGAGGCTGCAAAAGATTCATATCAAAAGATTGTCTTGGAGCAGTCAACGTCCCATCCATATCAAACAAAATAATATTTTTTGGGTGGGGTAACTCCCACTCAGAAGTCTGCTGAGATTTTTTTATATCATTAAGCCAAGTTATTCTTTTGCCATAACTCATTTTACATTCCGAAAGGCGTATAAAACGCCTCTGAATGCCTTTCTATTGATTTCTAGAGAACAACCATCAGCATCATCGCGGATGGAGACAATTTGGTCTCTACATCTTGCCGCTATATTCGCAATATCTGCTGTGCATCCCCAAACAGATACTGTTCCATTGGCTTTCCGCTCGTAATTATTATCAATTAGTATCGTTTCAGACTCTATATCACCTTTCTTGTTTTTATATTTCTTTATAATATCATCTACAGTTACTGTCATCTTACCTCCCATAGTAATCCAGTATATATAATATAACCTATAACTGAGAAGTTGTCAAGTACTTTCTTCAAGTTTTTTTTGTCTGATTCCGAATTTCTTCAATTCTGTCTGAAAATTAGCCTTCGACAATCCAAGCATCCGAGCAGCATCTCCCTTAGTTCGACATGCGGAGAGTGCATATTTCAGACATGCTTCTTTTACTATATATATTAAACTATTATATATAGGTATATTATATAATCTATTATTAATATAAGAAGAAGATAATTCTAACTTTAAAGATATAATCTCTTCTAATGTTAAAGAACTTAATATAGATTCAAATGTATCATTCAGTTTTTTATCTTTTTTTAATTTATTTCTGAATGAATAATCCTTGTTCTTCCCTTGATATGAGCTAAGTTTCTTTTTCCAAGCCATTTTTTTACATTTTATCCTTGACAAGATTACAAAAGCAAGTTATATTATATATATCAAGCAATGGCATCATCATATTGACTTGTTGTTGGTTCATCAACAGATTTTGCAAGCTCGTCTTCGAACTTATCAAAATACAATTTAACATTGGTGACCAAATAATCGATGAAGATTTCTTTGTCTTTGGGATTGGCCAACGAATCGTAGGCATCAAGGATGTATTGACTAACCTTTTTAAAACAGGTAAAAGCCATATTCCTCCCCGTTTCATCCAAGCCTTCGAGGCCCGTCCCAAAGGCTTCTTCATCTGAAGGAGTATCGTCATCTTCGACAGGAACCTTTTTTTCTTCATCGCCGTCCTGCACTTCAATATCTATTTCCGTCAGATCCCCAAGTTCAGCCATCACCATTTCTTCTAAATTGGCCAAAACCTCTTCGTCTTCACCTGCACCTACATCAGCAGGAGGTTCACTTAATAGTGCGCCCGGTTCAGCCACCGGAGCAGCAGGTTCTTCGTCTTCAGGTCGATATTTATCATTTACCATCATTGGCATAAGTGAGTCTTTGATAGCTTTAACCAAATGAGCCCGGAAAGAATCCCTTTGAGATTTATCTGTTGTTAATCGTTTGAAATCAGTCCGAAGAGTTGGAATCATTTTTTTAAGAAGGTCTTCCAAGATATTAATACCAGTAGATCGGTGAGGATGAATATCAGAGATATCACCTTCTTTGATCAAATGACGAATAACATGGCGTAATTGCATTTCTTCTTGCATCTCCGCCTTTTTTTGTTCATGCATTAGGTTTTTAATTTTGGTTCTGATATACTGTCGAATTCTTCTTTCAATGAGGATATTTTCTCTCTTAATCATGTTATTTGCTCCTTCAGATATTTTTTTTCCTTTAAGACGTTGTCTTAATTCTTCTTTTTTGTTAAACTCTTCGATTTCATTTTTTTTACCAAATGGAATTCCTGCATATCCAGCAAGCCCACTTACACCAGAGACTTCCATAAGATCCTTAAAGGATTTAATTTCAATGACTTCGTCCTCATTGTAATTTTGAACTGCTTCAATAATAAATTGATTTAATTTTTCAAATTTCATTTTTTAATTTTAACTCGGATTTTCCTATTGAGAGACTCTTGAAATGGTACGTCTCTTGGCATTTCCGATCCCATTGGGGATGGATTTTCCTGCTGTGCCATTGCACAGGGTGATTCTTCTGGAGGGTCAAGACATTCCCCAGAAACTGGATCGACGGCTTCACATTCTTCTGGATCTATGTATTCTTCCGGAGCCAGAGGTGGTTCAGCACCATAGATACTATTCATTCGTTCTATACTTCCCTGTTGGGCTCCGGGGTGCATCCCCATTTCATTGAGTTTCATTTTAAATCCCCATTTTTCATTGAGGTTTTCGTTTAACTCTTTATTTTTCCAATCTTTTAGTGACATTTGATGATTTCTCCTTTCATTATAAATAGTTGGGTGTTTTTGTTTTAAGCTATCTTCCCAATCTCTAAAACAGAGGTTACCCATTTCATATGCTTGTTTTTCCATTTCCCTCATGTGAGGGTTTTTTTGTGCATATCCTTGTCCCATATACCCATCATGGGAAAGTTCACCATTTTCATTTTGCATATGGTGAACCAGTTCGTGTGCCAAAGATCTTAAAATATCTTTAATGTGTCGCCCAGTGGCATATATATGTATCTGCATGCTGCCCGGATCATAATGCCCTGTTTTTCCCAAGGTTTTGTGACTATTCGGGACATCATCATCAAATAAGATCTTGGGTTGTTGAGAAAAGCCGAATCTTTTTCGAGCAAAATTTGTTAAACCCTTTACTTCATTGGAATAATCTTTAGCATTAATAATATATTTCATACTATTAAATAGTTACTTTCTCTAACAAGTATAGAAAGACATTACAACTAATTTGATTTTTTACTGGTACAACTGTACCAAAATAAACATTTCTTCCGCCAATATATTCGATAGTTATATCAGTTAGTATTCCTTGAGACTTTTTTTCAAACCATTTATTGTTTTCGTCTACTTCAAGCGAAGCCCATTCTACCAAGTCACCAATACTAACTTTTTTTAATGCGCTGGCACCAAATGGCTTATCGGATATAATCTTCTTCAACCCAACAGCACTGTCCCTGCTTAAGATAATCAGTCATGATAGATTCTGCTATTTTTTTAGAGTAAGGTCCCATAATATGTTTCTTTTTATCCCCGGTGTCGGGGCAAATCATCATAATATTGACATATGATGCCTTCATCGTTCTTGGAAAATGTCCTTTCCCTAATTTCCAATAATTATCATTAACTTTTCTCATATTTCTATCAATCATATTCAACGCGCCATCACTAACATCTCCATATATTTCTTTATATTTCATTTTAATTTTCCTTTGTAAATTTTTGAATGGCCCCGGACGAATACCATATATATTCAACCACGTTTCCGAATGGGTCTTCCACATAGACTCCGATAGTTCCATCTCGATGTTCAACCCTTGTCCCAACATCTGGCAAATTCGCAATGTTCTCGACCAATACGCCTATATGGTTACTTGGGTACCGGTTTTCATCTATGAGTGCTAAAGTTGTGTTATTTAGGGACATTCTTCGGTAAAAACGGTCTTTAAATTGAAGTACTGCTCCTAAATTTTCTTCATACCACTCTTGGGCTCGATCTAAATCTGAAACCCTAATAGCTATATGATCAACAGTAAACAATTTATTTTTCTCCTCCGATAGAAGGTCCAACATTTAATTCGTTTTCAAGAAAGTGTTTAACTTTTGACATATAATCATTTGCTAAAGTGATTTTTGACTGTACCCAAGACTCAAGCTGAAGGTTATCACCATATGGCTCAAGCATTTGATGTAGTTCCATGGCATACTCAGCTATATTTTTAAGCTGTGACATAGCCATTTTACCCTCTTTATCGGGATCTGTCATATGTTCGCCTCGATGATGGTGTTTGTTCATCATATCCATTTCTTCTTCAATTATCTGAACAAGTCTTTTTTTATCAATTTTCATTTTTATTTCCTCATTCTGGTTAAAATAAATAGTAATATCAAAACAACGGTGGTCTCAAAATCTAAAATAATGTATAATAAGAGCCACATTAGTAAAAAAATAACTTGACTGGCTAAATTTATCAATAAATTTTCGTTCATATGTCCTCAATTCGACCCTATAAAATCAACCTCTTCGATCGGTACTAATATTATAGCCCCTTGAGAAAAAGTATAGGGCAAGAAAATATAAAAATTTCCCATCTCATCGGGCTCCAGCGGCAAAAAATACATTTCAGATTTTCTTTGTATTAGGCAAAACTGCATTGTTGAAAGGTTATAGTAATATCCTGCCCCCTCTCCTTCGATCATCACGGCATCAAGGTTATTTTTTTCGCCTTTTTTTAATAAATTTGCTATTTTTTGTGCTAATTTAACGAAATCCATACGCTAGATACTCCATGTGTTATAACTAGCGCTAATAAAACACTATTCTCCACCGCCGCCATCACCCGCATCGCCACCAGAATCACCAAAATCATGGATATAACTGCCAATATAGGGCCAATTTGACCCCTTATTTCGACGTCTTTTAGATGTTTTTTTGTGTTTTTTCCGTCTTTTCCGTCTTTTTTCCTCTATATTCGATTGTTTTGGCTTGATTCTTACCTTAATTTTCTTCATTTTTGTCTCATTTTCCTCTTCTAGGACCCCAACAGCAGCAGGAGCGCTCTTTGGAGACCCCATTTTGGGCCTTTTGTGTCCTTTTCCGCCGCCTGTGTGTTTGTTTCCGCCCATTCCAATGAGTTTTTTGCGATTTTTAACGTCTTTCCGACGTCTTCGGAGGTACCAAGCCTCTTTTTCGGTTAATAAACCCCTGTTTTTGGCGAATTCAATGGCTTTTTGGAGCACTTGGGTCGAATTTGACAGATAATGATCGATTTCGTCCATCGAAACCCACCGAAACTCCTCATTTTCGCGAAAATCCTGCATATCAAGGTTAATATTGGGTTGAGATTGCTTCATTTTGACCATGTATACGTGTACATGTGACTTATTGCCCTTAAATTCGAATGCTTGGTCACCAATTTTGTCCGCAAATGGCAAAATAATGCCTGTTTCTTCGGCGACTTCCCTCTCAAGGCCATCTAAAAAGCCTTGCTCACCCCTTTGAGCCTCAATTTCTTTGATGTGTCCTCCGGGAAGGTCCCATTTTTTGCCTGTATCGCCCCTTTTGAGCAATAAAAGCCGATCATTCATGTCAAAAATGACCGCTTTACCCACAATATGGGAGTCTGGATAGAAATCAAGTGGGTTTTTGACTGAAATGCCACCATGATTGTTGATATGTTCCTCCATATCGTCGTCATAGTGCAAAGTTGAACCCAATTTATTTAATATTTCGGTCTTATATTTGCCATTTGTATAATGAACCTTATCAGGCCAGAAGAATCTTGCCAAATTTAGGCCTTCAAGATGTTTTTGAACTGTATCTTCGGGGAACATTCCTTCTTTTTCTTCATGTCTTGACGTGACAATGTGTACATCATCTCCTTTTTGGATGTGAGACATAAGAATTTTTATCATTTCTTTGTTGTAACCTTGGAATTTATACTTTAAATCATCACTTTCAATGTCCATGTAGGACATTACAATGGTATTATCAAAGTCAAATGTTACGGTATTACTCATTTTTATCGATTTCCGCGCCAATCGAATCATTGATTGGCTCCAGAAGCTTCGTTTGTGAGTTTAATCTCATTCCAAACCTTGATTCGCCCTCCGAAGTTAGATTTCCAACGTTAATATAATCGAATTCTGGCATAATTATAGCTTTTTGTTCGCAATTTTGCTTACCTGATTGATAAAAACAACAGATTTGGCCCACCACTTCGGTAAAGAGTATGGGAATACACGCTCTTGGTACTGTTTTTGCGTGTGCATTGTAAGCTGCTATTTCCCCTTGGAGCCTGAAACCTCTTCCTTTGGCTATGTGGCCTTCCCAATCGTGCCAAGCACGAAACATGGTGTTCCAAATTAGGCCTTTTTCGCCTGTCCACACCGGATGTTCTGCGTCTGAAGTCGAAACATACATGATTTTTTCTTTATTTACGCGTTGTCTCATCTCTTTGGCGGAGGTGTAGGGGTGTTCTGGGACAAATTTGATCTCAAGTTGACTTGAAATTCGACCAAAAGTACCTTCAAGCCACAATCCAAGCTTCTCATAAAGGGGTTCAACAGCAGAATCATATGCTGGAGCAGTCATATAGGCCTCCGCAACAAGTTCTGAGTACTTCCACCAACCCATTTTACCTTTTTTGAGGGATAGTTTTTCTTCAAGTTGATCTTCTTCGAGATATTGTCTCCAATTTTCCATTAACTGCTTCATTTTAAGATAATCCTATAATAATATAACATATTGCGATTGTTATGTCAAGTTAAATTTTTGTATTTCTTGTATAATAACTCTCAAAAAGTCTTTTTTGTTGACCTCGCCAAGTGCTGTCACCTGTTTATCTGGGCTTTTTATTCTTGCGGACTTCTCTCTGAACAGTCCGACATCAACTATAACCAAATCTTTTGTCCCCGGCCGGACCAAGACATTGTCGTCATGCATATCGTATGCTCCAAGACCCGTTGTTGCCCGAACAGCCTTAATGGCCTTTAAAAGACTTTCTGTTCCGGGGTATCCCGCTCCTTTTATCTCTGGAGGCGCACCCTTCATCATGTCGGTGGAGCCGTCTGGCGATATACCAATTGGTGTCCAAGAACGATACATATGTATAAAATCTTCTAAAGAAAGATAAAGTTCATCAAATAGTGCATCATAACCCATTTTTTCAACATCAAAATCTTTTTCCCATGCTTCAACAGCAGCATTGAGAAAATAAGCTAAAAATGCAATTGATGTTTTCCCGGAACTTTCCTTCGATGGTCCCAAATCTCGGGTCTTCATATCATCCCAAATAACATCAACTAAATCAAAAACTTGAGCGTTCTGTTTCATTTTTCCTATCGCATTTTGCCATTTTAATTTTGGAAATTTCATTCCTCGAAAATTAGCCCTCATTAAGGCATCTTTGACATATCCTTTACCAGCCGGCACAGTTTGTATCAATTTGTTTACAACGAACTCTTTGGTCTTCGGATCTGTTATCATCATGTCCGCTCTGTGTCCGATATTCTTGTGTATATCTAGATCTTGAAGAGCCAGATCTGGCCTCCAGACTGCAACTTCTGTTCCTCCAAATATATCTTGAATAACTCCTTTAGCATTTGGATCATTTTCAAGAAGCTCCATGACGATTAAGATTAAATTTCTCTTTTGATCCATCCGAACCATGTCTACTCTCGGAAAATGTTTGGCAATTGACTTTACTTTTGACCTCATATCGGAAATAGTTCTATAAACTTTGGCTTCGTGTCTCCCATCTCCGTTTGCAGGGAGGACTTTGATTGCATGTTCAACGCCATCGTGATTATCCCAAGTTCCTCGGTAAACCGACCCATATAGCCCTTTACTAATATATTCTATATTGCTAAAACCTATATCTTGGATTGCCTGAATGTGGGGATTGTCTTCTTCATTCATTACATTTCGAAGCCCTTGATGACACGATCTCTCGACATGACCTGCATGTTCTTTTTCACCATTTTGTTTTCTCGCTGCGCCATATGGCAACCCACCATGAGGAAAGACTTCTTTAAGATCACCGCTTTTATACATACCTATGGCCTTGCCATAAGCTTGTTTGCGTGTCATTCCGGGCTCGCTAGCCCATTCGTTGGCCTTCTTGTGGACTAATTCTGGGAACTCTTCATCTTCTTCAACTCGTTTGCCGGGCTTACCCGGAAGAGCAAAAAGCTCGTCCATCTTTCTTTTGATTTTAACCTTCATACAGATCCTCAACTATAAATAGTTAACTTCCTGTATCTTGATCCTCTTCTTCATAATAATAAGCAATTTCAACCAAAACCTGAGAACTTGGTACTTTATCAAAAATTATGGAGTTTGATGACTGATCATAATGCCAATAAACATCAACCCCGTCACTGTCCGGTACTGGAACTCCATCATGAAATACATATATATGTGCAGGGTCTGCTGGCTCGTGTGTCAACGGCCACTCTTCATAGGGCTCTACTTGGTTTGATGCATCATTAACACCAGCAGTCCAATCTACAGAACAGATATCAACAACTTGACCATTAAAATGATTAGCAGCATCGATATATTTCGTACCAGTGTTTATTCCGGAGTGGTTACAGAGTGTCTCCGGTGGATCGATATTAACAATCGAGGCCACAAAGACATTCTCTCTATAAGCTGATGCCCACATTATGAAATCAGTGGTCGCCGGCAGATACACATTGCTTTGTTCCGGTTCGTCGGAGACAAAAACTATTAATAACGCAGCATCATGTCTCATCCATGTTGATGAATAAGAATTGTTCATTGTATAACCGTAGACAGCATCAAACCCAGCTTCGAAGGCTCCCTTCTTGGATTGGATGTACATATTCTCTGCCATTTGATATGTGTCGCCCGGAACCAACGGGAACTGTTGCTCTTGTTCTGCAAACCTATAGTCTGCCGGAATGATTGCCAACCTCCATCCATTTGGCGGCAAGGCTTGCATCATCACATCAATCCCAGCCAACAGTCTGCTTTGGTGGGAATTCATAGAACCCGAAGGATCAATAACCCATAGAATGTCAACACCGTTGACCGACGATGGTTGTGTAAATGAGTCAACCCATATTGGCGCACCATCAAACGCCGTGTCTTCAATCGTGTCACCCTCAATATAGACGTAAATGTCCTGCGCATGAACGGTCTCAGTCTCCGTTTCAACGACCTTATAGGCAATCATATGGTCATTAACACAAGACAATAAAAAGAAAATTAAATAAAACACCTCATAGCCCCCCCTATTAGTAACTATGGGTAAAATAATTGTTATTTAATTATTTTAATTTTTCTTCTTCTTTTTCTGTTCTCGGAGAGTTGTGTGTAGTTGGGAAGAGAACTCACTGCTTCTTTATGAGCCGCGTTAACTTCTCTCTGCATTCTGTCCAAAGGAAGACCATTTATTATATTTTCTATCTCATCCTCAAGGAAGTCGATATATTCCATAACATATAAAATCGTGTCTTTATTATCTAGCCAACTTATCATCATGCCCATTGCCAACTTTGGAACAAGCCACTCTGCCCCTTTGATTGCACCACTCAGCGCAGCCGTGCTTGGTCTCTTAATTCCCATTTCAAAAGAAAATGGCTTTTTAAGTTTCCCTTGGTGAGGTTTTTCAACTTCAAATCCCGGAAAGGGTATTTGAACCTGTTTTTCGGCAGCAGCCTTTATCTTGTCATGTCTATCATCCATTGCTTTTTCTATATCTTTTGCAATTGTTTTGGTCGGGAATATGGTTTCCAACTCTTGCCAATAAGTATTGATAGCTCTTCCAATTTGATCTCTGCTGTATCGTCCCGCATTCTGAATAAATTTAAATCTAATTGGCAGCGGGATCTTTGCTTCCATTGAGATCTCTTCGGACTCATCGTCAACGTATACATCAAAAAATTTATATTGTTGCTTTAATTCTTCGATTCTTTCCAAAACACCTTGGAATTCTTCCCGCCCGGCGGGGTTAATAACATCGTCATACTCTCGCATGAAAACCGTTTGTATTTTCTTTTGATGGTCTTCAATGTTGTCCCCTTCATAACCATAATAGATGTTTCTTATATTTCCTTCCGCCTCTTCCTGACTTTCAGCGTAATTGTTATTATCTGGAGAAAGACGAAGTCTAACATCCAACATGAGCCCCTCATCGGAAAACTCGCCCTCTCGGAGGTGAATATCAATAGCATCAGAATATACATCATAATCTTCAAAGTCACACGCCTCAACAATGAGTTCTTTTAACTTTTCCTCTTCATCGTTATAAATATCTGCCACAAATTCCCAATCCAAATCATTTAAAAAAGGCAGTTCCACACGAAAGAAAGCTTCTGCATCAATATAAATTTGAGGCCTCCCTATATGAGGGTCATCTACCCAATCTGAATAAAACTCAACATATTCTGTGTTGTAATTACCATTGTTTATTGCATTGATGGTTTGCATGAGTTCTTCTTCCATATTTCCCGGATATTCTGCTTCGGGATACTTCTCTTGGAGCCATTCAAGAAATGGCCCAAAATCACAACTTGAATGTTGTCCTGACTCATGAATAACCTCTACTTCCATAAATTTTAAAAAATCAATAATATACTTGCCATACTTCTCATCAGGTGTACAATTTTGTTTTCCTTTGATTTGAAATACCTCTCCTCCATCAAACGAGATAGTAATATGGGAATCGGAAATTTTTTGCTTCCGACCCTTAGACCGAAGGGAAAATAAAATCCCTCTATCCGCTGAGCCGCAATGACCCATGCGAGCCGCTTCGACACTACAACTATCTTCTCCTATGTTGTACCAGAAAAATCCATTACCGTAATCTTTAATAATGTTGTCAGGATCTTCTTTTTCATTAAAATAACCTTCAGCAAACTCCACCGCTTCCTTTAAACCCATACCTGCAAGCGATTGTTGGTTGTCTGGATGTTCTTTCAAAAAGGCGATTAGTTTTGATCCAGACCCACTTCCTCTAATTTTATCATTATAGAATTCAAGAATAGTTCCATCCATTTCATCATTGAATTTTTTGGTATAATGTTCAGTTGACAATTCATCATTTTTTTTAATAAACTTGGCAACAGATTTTCTCATTCCTTTCAAATCTTTAAGTTTTAAAGGTCTTGTCGAGTCAACACCATTTCTGACCCAAAAAGGGCTTGGCCGATCGGGGTTTTGCAATTTGCTTTTCCAATAATATTCGCCACTCATTGCAACAGCTTTGTGATTGACAAAATAATTGGAATATTTATCGTAAAAGCCTTTAAACTCTTTCATGCCTATATCATGATTGAGATATTTCTTTTCCATTTGTTTATAAAAATTACCCACCCATGGGTTGTGCCCATTCCAATCAAATAGCTTGGAGGCCTTCATTGCTGCCCGCAAACTTATTGGTTCATCTTTGAGCATTAATGCGAGGCGGACTTGATCTTCTCTTTTAGTGAGATCTTCTTTGATCGAAGTGATTAAAATTGCTGGCAAACCCATGCCTTCAAGTTTCATCGCTTCTTGCAACACAGGATTCTTCCTAATCTTTATTTTTATCATTTAAAAAAACTCCAAACTTGTTGTAATTAGTTACATTGGGGGGATAAATGATTGGAACAAATAAAAAAAGGATCAATGGTTGTATTTTCGCAACCAAATGAGCTTGAAACGAAAAAATATCTTGAAATATTGGAAAGAGTTACTGATATATTTGGCACCTTTGGGATAGTTATATCGGATATTTACCAAGATGACTCAAAAGACGGAATTGATGTTGTGGATTTATGGTTTGCCAAGGGTGTTACGCTATATCTTATACCTGTAGATCGCATAAAGGTTTACAAACTTGATTCTTTATAGCATACTCTTTTTGTTAAACCACCTGTCAACCCAAATGTAGATATTTCCAAGATGGTCCATACCAAAGGTCTCCGGTCGATAACCAATGGCCTTTAGAGCAGACTCGACCTCTTTACTTTGAAGCGCAAATATGAACTCCTCTGCCTCCACTTCATCTGGTGCCATCGCCGGAGGGAATAATTTTATAAATTCTTCAACTGCTTGATCTTTGGCCGAAACCCATGGACCTTGGATAAGTTCACCTTCTTTAATGTATTTTCTCCAATTTTCCATTATGAGTTTCATATCTCTTCCTCCAAACTTGTAATATCTCCATGCTCGACCTTTTCTATTGCAATGTCAATATCTGGATATTTGTTTCTCAATTGCATGACATCATCGAGGTTCTTTTGAGAATCATCAAAAAATGAAATTTGTCTAATTGAGGTTTGCCCGTCTGTTGAGTGTTTGAGAATAAGCTTTTCAATCGCTCGTTGTTTGGATTGCCCTGTCAAAGTGAGTATGCCGGTGAAGTCACTTTTTTCAAACCTTGGAGACCCATCTTCTCTCTTTAAAGTCATAAGATAATCCATTATTGGTTTCTTAGCTTCTGGACCTCGAGCAGTCATAATATAAACTTCTCTCTGCGGATCAAGTCGGTTCGCTCCAACAACACGTCCTAAAATCTTGACAACCCTATTATTTTCTTCCGGATCGATAACTTTATCAAAATCACTATAATCGAATTTAAAGCCCATCCTGACCATCGCACCTACTGGATCGAAGTCTTGAATGTCAAGTTCTTGTCCCATCTTGCTGATCCACTTATCATATTCTAATTGAGAAGGAAATTCAATTTTCTTTCCCCTTGGGGTTATTACTCGAACGGAAGACTTTGTAAAGGCAATGGTCTCATCAAAGTCAAAAATCCTAAGCTTTGTCACTTGGGATTCTGTTAAATACCTTCGCCATGTCTCCATTATAAGTTTCATTTCTGTCTCTTCCTATACCAATTGTTTTTGGCTGCTGCTTCATGGACATTGATCTTTTTCTTGGGTTTAATATTTGCATTTTTCTTCCAAACCTCGGCCAAGTCAGTATCGCCTCTAAGTACAGCAGCCTGTCTTTCAACTTCTTTTAAAGCATCCGCCCACTCTTTTTCCATCTCCTCATCAAAGTGGCTTAAAAATTTTCTTCTTTCCTGTCTTGGAAATATAGAGGACCTCATCTTTTGAATGTATCTATTCATATTATCCTCATTTTTAATTGGATAATAGATTCCATTCATCATGCCGCCGTTATTGGTAAAAGCCTTGTGTGCCATCTCTAGTTCTGTGCCTCTTATAAACCCGGTATCACTGGCCCGTTCGGGGAACTCTTCCCGCCAGAACTTTTCGTGCATATCGATCTTCATGCTGAACGCCAATGTTGGTTTCACCCCGATAGCTAGCGGTCCCAAGTGAGAATACATATTAAAGAAGAACCGGTGATGGTGCTGGTTCCACCATTCTTCAATTAAATTTGTTGCTTTCTCAGACATGGTTCTTTCTAAAAAACCTCGGTCATGTGCATACTTCTCTCTCCACTCTTTGGGTTTTATCGGAAAGTCGGACTGCCATTTGGAATCGAAAGCAACATCAAAATGGATGCCCTCGCTATCCCTTAAAGCTCCCCATACTTCAACCTTTCCAACTTTTCTAAATCTTTCAGCCATTGAATCGACAATACCGAAATTATATTCACCATTGTCTATCTTTGATATGATTTCTTTTAATGCTTCATCTTCTTTGCCTCGCTCATGGTCCTCTCCCATCACAAAGGTCATGAATTTAGCAATTTGCGACGGACTTGAATCTTGTGAATGAGTAAAGGCATCGACCTCGATGTCTTTGACGCCAAATTTTTCCACAAAATCCTTAATATAAGGCCAATACTTCTCCACAGGAAACACATTTCCTTTGCTAAGCACTTGGTGCAGTATATTACTATTCGGATCATAATCCAGCCCAATGTGCCATGTCCTCGTATCTCCCATCTTTTGAAGATCGATCAGCAGATATGCTCCACTACCACAATTTCTCCCTTCAGTCCCAAACGCCTCACAATTTCTTGATGCTCGATTAAACCAAAAGTGCCCATCATCATATTTCTTGATAACACATGGCGTCCCATCGGTCCAAAACATGTTATCGCTTCCCTTCTCAGCGGCAACATCTTCGCAAGAGGTTTTTAAAGATTTCTCCATTTCACCTGTCGCCAAAAATTTAACAACATGAGTAAGAATATCATCGCCATTATCAATGGCCTTATTCATGGCTTTCTCAACCCCAGCATGATTTCTCGGAGATCTATTCAAATAAGCCGCAATCTTCACCATGTCTTCTTTCTCAGCCGCATATTTCCAAATCATCAAATATAATGAATCGACAGCCGGAACAATCTCATCTTCATAAATTTGTTGGAACCCCCATTTCTTAAATTTCTTTCGGGTGCTCTTAAGGGCTCTCCGAATATCTACCCATAAATCTCGATTTACTTGGACAAATCTTCGGTTGCCACCTTGAACCTTTAACTTTTCAAATAGCCCAGCCGCAACGTCTTTGAGTTCGTTTCTAAATTGAACATATTCTTTTTGAGCAGCATGGAGAGCCTTTCGCCCATTTGGCACGTATCCTTCAAAACGCTTAACGTCCCGCTCTACGCGCCTTCTATATAACCTAGCTCGCGTGGGACTCATTTCATCTTCCCACCCTTCCGGAAAAGAAGCTTCCGTATCACCAACCATAATTGCCCAATCAGCATCAGCGCCAATTTGAATATCGGGATTGTCGGGATTTAATCTTGAAATCCATTTTTCCCAATTCATTCCATGTTCATCTTCTTTCGCAGTTAGCCCTGCCTTCTCTATATTGTTTTTGATAAATTGATTAAAAATTGATTCGTTTACACCATCAAGAATGTACTCGCTGTCTCCAGCCATGGTTCTTCTCGCCATCATGATATGGAACATTTTATTTTGAAACCATCGTCCACGCCATCGAAATAATGTATCTCGAATGATCTTGCCGTAGACTTCTTGAGCTTTGGCGTTGATTGTAACCTCTTCCATGATCTTCGTATTAATAATATCCGGCAAGTGCAGTCCAGTTAATGCTTCATTGAGAAATGGTACTTTCTTTTTTCTTATTCTTATTTTCATCGTTTAGGCTCCCATGCACATTGCGTAGCCAATGATAACAAATATCATAACGGCAATTATCAAAATCCAATCTTTATCTGTGTTATACATGCTTTTTTCTCATGCTTACATTAATTAGTCTTTTTTTGCGTATTTCTTCTTAACTTTATCACTAAGGGGTATAGCTGTTCCATCCCCATCGACGCGAACGAAGACAAGGCTACTGGTGCAGGCAAGAACTTGAGTGCCATTATACACGCTATGACGCCTTGCTTCTAGGTTTATTGTTATGGATGTGGTCCCGACACGGACGACCTCACCATAAATCTTAAGCAGATGTCCCGGACGAACAGGTTTCTTAAAAAGGGTTTCCCCCATTCGAACGGTAACCATCCTCGGCGTATCGCAGCATTGGCAAGCATATGCACCACCTGCTTCATCTAGCCAAGATAGCATGATCCCGCCAAAGAGATTGCCATGAACGCCGATATTTTTGCCTTTGCATATGTGCGTTGATATAAGATCCATTTACAATTCCTGTTGTAATCGCATAAGCGTGGCATTGTCCAATTCAAAGTGTCCGTTGATCTTCTTGACGGACCCATCAGACTGCATCTGGTAATAATGCGGGTCTTCGTGAAATGCCATTGTTCGTGGCGGGATGTCTCCAACATAGCCCCTGTTCTGCAATTCTTTTATGCCGACGCCCCGGCCTACATCACCCACATCAAGCATCATGGCCAAGATTTCTATTGTTGGTGCATTTGGTATTTCGCTTGGTCCCAGCTTATTCTTTTCTCGCGGCAAATTGTGTTGAATCCAATTTCCACCTTCCCATTTGCTTGGCATGCCGGAACTCCGCCATTTGGAACCCGTAATATAATTTCGAAAAAATATCAATACAACATCGGCAGTTTCTTTTGATTCGTAAAAGACGCGAATCCATCGTTTGGACAAATTTGTTGTATAGTCAACAACAATGTTGTCAGGGTATGCATCGATTAGGGGTTTCCAAGCGGGGTCCAATTGGGCCAGAGCTTCCCCAATGGATGGAAGAAGTTGCAAAACCATTCTTACGTTTTTCTCATCACCCTTGCCGGCATTCCAAAGCTCGCCGATTTTATGAACATCTTCCATCCAATCTTCATTGAGCAGTTTGCGATACTCTTCTTTGATAATCCTTCTAAGTTGCTCTTTTGATAATTTCATCTTTTAGTTCCAGTTTTGTTAATCGACTTTAAGGCAGCCAGTTTTGATCAGGGGCTTCTTCCCCAGCCCAGAGGTAGTTCCATATTATTGAATGAACCCTAACATCATCCGTGGCGATGAGTTCATTTTCATGGTCAAAGCCTTCAAACGGTTCGAATAATTTATACAACGGATCAAGATCAATAAAAACATCGCGATTTTTGCTTGCATCGGCAACGAGAATAACGGCAAAGCCGTCTTTATTATCACCAGCAAAGCCCTTCGCGGATTGCAGGTCGTCTGTCCATGATGATGCTTTAGAATCCGCCCCTCTTCCCCACTGTTTTCCGCTGTGCCATTTTTTCTTTTTGTAACGAGTTTTTGTCGAAAATGAATACGGCATTTTTCTGCTTAACACTTTTTCTGCTCGCGTATTCCACCAGTCAATAGGTTGCTTATACCACACTGGTTTTTTGGGTAATGAGCCGAAATGATGCTGTATAAATTCTTTTGAAAGATTCATTCCCCTATATACCAGACCTTCGTTACGAAATTTAAATATTTCTGGATAATGCCCGGCGTACATAAGGTTTTTCAATTTTTTTATGACATTGTTCGGCAATGCCCTGTTTCGGGCGACATGCACTCTCAATGCTTTTGATATTATTTTTTCTAACGGGGTATCTCTTTCTCTCTCTGCATCGGGGAATTCATCTTGTAAATCGTGAGTTAGATATTTTGGAAATACATATTTTCCCAATGGAGCTTTGCGATTGTACTTCTTGTACATTTCGTCTAGCACCATTTGTTCTAATTGCTCTAACGTCAATTTCATAGTTTTGCGCCAACCACGGCAGCTACGATGGCAGCTACAATGGCTATTGTTTGCGGGGTTAGTACCGCCGCAAGCCATCGAGCAAATGTGCCCTTCCCGGCAAGAGGATCCTTCGTTGCTTCCTTAAGCTGCTCAAGAGCTTTCTTCATATAGGCCGAATTTACTTTGTCCATCTCGTGGTGGCCAATTAGGTCCTTATAGGTTTTGGCACTTTCAACTTTGAGGTCGGCAATGCCGTCTTCTAATCTGCCAATTCTCATATATAAATCTTTTTCTGCTTCAGACATTTAATTGTTCTCCCGGCGATTCGCGCCTTATTAATTATCTATACTTCCACCAAGAAAAGATCTTGCGGTTTTCCAAATAATCTTGATTGAATTCGTGACTGTACGCCTCTTGTTCAAACGGAATGGCAAGATAGGCTATTTCACTGTCCCGATAAAGCCAAAATCCCCTTAGCCAGTAGAAAACATATAGCAAATAGAATCCAACGACAAGCAGTTCCTGTTGTTGCTTGATATGTATCATTTCATGGTTGAACATTGTGGAATTGAGCTTCTTTCTTGATATGATGAACGGCCAGAGGGTGATTGCCTCAATGGATATGAAGATTGACAGAAGCTTGGGAATTACGCTGTTTTCTAATACGAATGGAAACTTCATGATTTCTGTGCCTCATGTACGTTCATCCACTTTATAATTTTTCTTTTGATTCTTTTGGCGTGTTGGTTGCTATCTGGTGCTTTTCCAAAAACCTTCTCATAGCGATCTGCAACCCATATGTTTGACATGTGGCCTACTTGGCTCCAATCGAAAGAAGTGTAAAGCTTTTCCCATTTTTCCGCCTCTATCGCGGCAGCGTTTCGTTTTTGGTAAGCGTCCTCCGCTGATTGAGCAATCCAAGCATTTATTTCATCTGTTTCACTTTTTTTCGGGCGCAATTTTTCTGGATGTTTGTTTCCGTATTCATAATCTAAATGTTTTTTAATGGTTTCATCATCCCAACTTCTGCCGAATACTTGTGTCGCCAAGTCGATGCAATCATAGTGATCTTTGCCGGATTTGATGCAATCATTCATAATAGCGACCCACTCTTCTTTTGCTGGTAGGGCTTCGTCAAGCACGACATCCAATTCTTCCTTTATGATTCGTTTCAATTGTTGTGTTGTCAATTTCATGGAGCATATGCCTCAATTCGAATATTTTTATCAATGCAAATGGTATGTTTTTCAATTTCTGGAAGAAATTCTTGACCGATTCTCTGTTTTGCTGATGAAATTTTAAAAACATAATTATCCCAAAACGGTCCTCGCTCTTCGTCCGGCCTTTTGCATCGAATAAGTGTCGATTTTTTTCTGTATTCAACTTGCAATGCTTTGCATCCGGTTTTTTCAACTTGTTCTCTAAGAACAAGAATGCAATTTACATCATTTGCAAATTGACTTCGAGCTTTTTTAATAAGATTGGCCTTGCCACACCCCATTAATGTCAATAATAGCAAATATTTCATCAATAATCCTCCATTTTCTATGATAATTAGTTTTTTAACATCTATTGTCTTGACAAAATGCCCAAAATGGGTTATAATATATCAAACGGAGGGTCAATGGCCAAATTAACATTTTACTATTCGGCGATGAACGCCGGGAAATCTGCACAACTGCTCCAAAAGAGCCACAATCTGGAAAGTAAGGGATTTAAGGTGAAGAGGCACACCTTTGCCCTTGACGACAGGTTTGGCGCTGGGAAGATTGCTTCACGGGTGGGTATCTCTGCGGAAGCGGAGCTATTTGCGACGGATACGGATTTCTGTGACAACAGCAACTGCGCATCCGATTATATTTTCATTGATGAGGCGCAATTTTTGACAAAAAAGCAGGTGCTTCAATTGACAAAGCTCGTTGATGGGCATGGTATAACAATTTTTTGCTATGGGCTTCGAACAGATTTCAAGGGGGAGCCCTTTGAGGGCGCCACGTACCTTATGGCATGGTCGGATGAGATTCACGAAATTGAGAGCTATGACGGCAATGGATGCAAATCCATGATGAATATGAGGCTCAATGCTGAAGGTGAACGTCTATGGCATGGCACACAAATGCAAATTGGACTCAATTACGAGTCCATTCATAGGGGTGAATTTGATTTGGAACGGGCATTACGAACGGGATTGGCATGAAAACTGTAAAATTTTTGCCGCCGAATTTTTGGATTTGTGATTTTTTGGGGCGATTGCAAATGTACCATATACTAAGGTCGCCGAAAAGCCAGTTTCTAAGTACTTATTCGAAGACCTTTTTTCCCTCGACCAGTAGGGGGGAGGGGGGAGCACCCCCCGTCAAAACAACATGTTTCATTTCGTAACAAAACGAAACAAAAAGCCTCAACCTTCAAACTGTTGACACAATAACTCAATGCGTTCGTGGTCAATGTCATGGCGCAACAGAATGTAACGTCCTTCGGCCACAGACCAGACACCTACATCGTCATTGAACCAATCCCATCCCCCATCGTGGTAAGTCCTCCCCACATGTCCGTAGTATTCACGCGCCTCGGCTGCAATGTCAGCAGCAATGATGTTACGTTTGTTTCGACGCAGCGCACGATGATAATCGTTGGTAGCCTTTCGCAAAAGCTTCACCTGCTTTGTAGAGCAACCACCGAACTTGCGGTGAGAGTGAGCGTAAGAAGCTTCAGAGCGATAAGATGACAGTGACATGTATTCTCCAAGGAGGGCAGGGGTGTATGAGGGTAGAGGTGTAGAGCCAAGGGTTACTTGGCTTCTGGATTACGAACGTACCATCTGGCAGTCGCAAGGTTATGACACTTGATGGTTGTTCCATCGGGTCGGGTTACAAGATAATGGTTAGTGTGTTCAGTGATGGTTGACATAGCGTCTCCAATTGAGGGGGTTGGTAATAAATAGGAAGGAGGGTATTTAATCATTAAACACCTCGCCATCGAACTCGGTGGCAAGGAACTCTTTGTAACCTTCCATGAACTCTTCGTCACTGTCAGCTTCCTTAGCTTCCTTGAGTGCTTCAGCTTTCGCAAGGGCTTGAGCCGCTTTAGCTTGACCGACATTCTTCAGATAAGTGTATCGAGCTTTCCAGTGCATGATGTCCTTGTACTCGATGGGTTGATGGTCAGGGGACTCCTGAATCTCGGTGAACATCTTAGCCAAGCGGTCAGCTTGCTCATTCATGCGGATGGACAGGTCAACGAGATACGCAGGGTTATGCTGGTCTGCATAATCCTCGATGTTCTCGGAATGACGTTCAAGGTTAAGAAAGTCGAGAGGGGGAAGGTGAGAAAACATATAAGCTCCAAAGGGGGAAGTGAAAAAACATGAAAAGTATTTCTTTTCATACTATAATATAACATTTTTTGAGGGTCTTGTCAAACCCAAACCGGACAGATTGTGTCCGTTATTAAAATAAAAGGAAATAAATTAAGGTTGACCAACATATGATGTCGGCAGTCAAGGCGAGGGTAAGTTTTGTTCTTCGTGACATAGAGTCTCCTATCGGGTTTTAACAAAGTTGCGAACACCTTTTTTAAAAAGATGGTCATTGAGTCCGTGCATTTCTTGATGCTTTTTAAAGTCTGGCCGACATTCCCTAACGACTGTAACGTCTGGGTCTTCATAATCGACCTGTTGAAAGATGTCATAGTCGTATTCAAAGCCACCGTTTTTGAGAGGCTCCCGAATGACAACAACGAAATGAGTGCAAGCTGTTCGGGTTGCCTCTTCTCGGGCTTCTTTTGTAAGTTGATACAAGCTCATCTTATGCCTCCGCAGGTTGGAAGTGTTCCGCGAGTGTTGCAATCATTAATTCGATTGCCTTCTGTTGCTCCGGAGTTGGGTGAATTGCCTTCTGGTTGATGGCATCTTGAATAGCCCATGAAATCATCATGTTTTCGACCATGCGCTGTGCTTTTGTTAGAGTTGTATTTTCCATGTTTACCTCGACGGAATGAATTGATAATAAGATAAGTGTAAATGAGTGAAGCCATCGAAAAGCCGAAGGCTAATTGCTTGAGCCGATTCCTCATATCGTGACAACAAGCAGAGCAGCGACAAAGAGGACAAAGCCGCAAGCTGCGATAAAAGATTGGAAGGGGGTTTCTGGTTGATTTGACATTTTAACTCCATGTCTTCAGGGTATACTATATTATACCATATTTTTGAGGGGTTTGTCAAGTGACAAGCGGACAGAATATGTCCGAAATGAAATTATTTTTTAGCTGAGTTCTCCCAAGATACTCGGCCTGTCTGGTCATCAATGAACCGTTCCGAACTGTAGGTCAAACAAGTGAACTTCTTGATTTGAGCCAATTTGAGAGCATACTTAACCTGTGCTCCGGCTGGAGCTTTCTTAGCCCATGCCCAATCCGCTGGTTTAAGACCGATGGAGTTCTTGACTCCTTGATAGGTTGTCTGATACAGGCCGATGAACTTGCCACCTTTGTGAACCACGAAGAGGACAGCGACCTGAGCCTGTTCTTTGGTGAGGTTGGCCAGCTTATGCAGGTCAAACCATTGAGTGCCAGATTGCTTTTTGTACTCATAGAGTACACCAGATTTAGGACACTTAGCGTCCACAAGAGGTTGATGATTACGTTCATGTCCAAGAGCCTTCGCAATCTCGTTTTCCTTTCCACCTTTACCTGAAAGGTCAAGTCCGCAGAGATTGATTAATTGTTGAGTATCCAAAGTTTTGATTGACATATGTTCTCCATTATTTTCAAAACATGAAAAGTTTTTTCTTTTCATACTATAATGTATCACGGCAAGAGCAAAATGTCACGGTCAAAATATGTCCGTTTTGAAGTTTTTTCTTATGCCCTCCGCTGGAAGCACTCTGAGCGGTGAAGCCAGCTTCATCCTATAGTTATGTCAAGTATTTTCCCATCCTATAGTTATGTCAAGTATTTGGGTTTCCATAATTTTCCATAGTTATGTCAAGTATTTTACCGTTCCATAGTTATGTCAAGTTTTTGACGCGTCAAGAGAAACCCTCGAAATTACCTGAAGGTTTAACTTATTCGCTGCATAACACTGGGTTCCGTCAAGACTTTTGATGATTCAAAAAGCGTAGGAAAATCAAGGGGTTAATGAAGCTTTCCCTTAGAGGCCGTAACACCTGTGTCAAGAGCTTTGAGCCAAGTGGCATAACTTTGTGTCACAAGGTTTGTTATGCGTAACGTGTATGTGCGTGATATGCGAGGTGCAACGTGCATTATGCGTGAGTGAATACATGCGTGTTTCGTGTGGGTTATGTGTGTGATGCGTGTGGTATATGTGTGAGCCTGTGTGCATCGTGCGGATATTCGTGCGTATGAGAGGTATCTTCTCAGTGTTGAAAACCGTGGCATATTTTGTGAGATTTGTGGGAGTTTAATAACAAATGGGCTATTTACAAGGGAAGCCCTGCGCTTTTGAGAGATTGGCATAAGATTTGCACTTGGTCGATTTAAGTCAACGATATTCAACATAAACCCTTTGAATCCCACAAATCTTAGCCATCTCTCTCCTTTTCTCCAAAAACCTTGCAGCCCCTTCGGGGGCTTGCTCCTACAATCCGCATGAATACCCATTGACATGTCAGCAGATTCAGTCGGGGGTAGGGGGGTATCGGGGTAGTAGGCAAAAAAATATAACTGAAAGCGCAGCCCACGGGGGTAGGGTAGTATCAGGTCAAATGATAAAAATCAGTTATCACTTCCCTACTCCAATAGCCACAGACAATTGACTGACAGTCTAAAAAGAATAAAGTTACACCGCCTCTTTCCTTGGGCTTTTCTATCCTCTTTATTATGCAAATAAGACCAGTGTCTTTGCTCCGAAGAAGGTCACCTACTTTCATGCAAGCACCTCCAATATCTTCTGTGCTTCCACAGACCATGAGTCATTCAACCAGTGGATACGAGCAGATGGTCTATTGTTTCTTAGTGGGTCATTCCCTACATTGATAACCAGACCAATCACATTCATATCGAAACCTTTGGCTGCTTCTCCCCTTACATACCTTACCAAGTCACCTACTTTCATTAATCACCTCTAACTTATGTTTCTGATAGGCATACATCAATTGATTCTTCTTTCCTATCCATTGAACCTTTACTTCTTTTTTATTTATGACCTCGACCACAAGACCGATTGCTCGTTGTGCTTTCCACGGCCTAACCAAATCACCCACCTTCATGCGTACACACTGAGGCGAGTGGTGCGAACGAACGGGGTTTTCTTTCCGGTCTTAACCGATACACACTTCACAGCTTCCGGACATGCGCCTCCGCTCTTCAGCGAAATTGCTGGACGCTTCCCAATAACCATGAACAGTTCACCCAATTCGGATGCTCCAAGCGGTGGGTTGAACCTTACCAAGCTTCCTATCTTCATACTGCCTCCGGTCGGCATATCTCTGAATGGACACAATGTAGAGTAGAGCCATCATCCATGAACCTAATAAGGTAATAGCCCTCTTTGGGCATATACTCTAAGACTATAGCCAGCAGGTCAAAGGGTTCCATTCCAGATGGGTCACAACGATACTCTACTAAAGCTCCCACTTCATAGGTTTCGACTTGCTTTCTTCTGCTTCTATTGAACCTGTTCATTATACTTCTCCTTGACTTAACTTATTTAAAGTGTTCTCGGCATGTCGGTTGACTTTGCCTGTGATTAGCGGTTGTGGGTCGCCTTCAAGAAGCTCTTCTTCTAAGGTTAGGTTCCTTACAACGAAGTCACTTGAAACGCCCCTGCCAGTTGTAATCTGTTCTTGAGCCTTGACCAGTTTGAGATAGTGTCTAACTGTGATGTTCATCGTGGTATGAGTAATGGGTTGACTGCCAAGCAACTGAAAGGTGTAAAAAGTATCGTCGGTGTTGGTGACGATGCCCATTTGCCCTGCCTTGTTCACAAGGTCGCCTTGTTTATATGCACACTTAGGAGATTTTGTCATTGCTGACCTCGTTCTTTCCGACGATGTGGAATAGCGTGTGAAGACTGTGGATTGACCAACAGTGGCTTTGACCTTCATAGTCTCCATCGAGGTATTTGATTGTAAAAGCCCTGTCGATTGTGGAACCAGTAGAGCGATTAACATAAAAGTGATCCCAATGGGTGATAACGGCTTTGGAGCCGTCAACGAGGCGAGTAAGAATAAGATTTTGCATAATAGTGTCTCCAGATATGTGAGAAGTGAAAGAATCATAAATTGAATCCGCTGAAAGGGTTTAACATATATAATATAACCTATCCTCGACTATTGTCGAGGACAGAAAATGTCCGTTTATATTAAACCTGCGACCTTTGCGGCATCTGGCCTCATGATGGTTGTGAGTCTGGATGGTGCTGCTCTCTTGGTCATGCCAACGTGCTGAGAGGTTGTCTGTGAAGCAAATCCGTCGGCAGGTGCTGTATAGTCAAAGACTACATAACCCCCTTCGGTGTCTCGCCTTGCTATCTCAAGGTTATAGGAATAAAGCTTGGCTCCATCTGTGGAAAGGTTCCAAGTGTGAGAACAAGCTTTTCGGCCATTGAAGAAAGCCTTGATTACTTGTTGGTTTTTCATTTTTTTTGACATAGAGTCTCCATTGTTTGGTTGTAATTGATTGGTTTGTGAGGCATCTAAGAACTCCCACCATCCTACCCCTCTGAGCCTGTCAGAGCCGCCTTAGATGCCTGAATAGGCCATTGTTTAGGCTTCTATGGCTATAACCCGTTCATTGGTTGTAAAGTACGGATTTCGAGCGTTTTCGTTGTCTGTCATCCACATGCGCTGGCACTTGGAAGAAACAGGCTTTGGAGCGCACATGTCGGTTAAGACGATATGACCATCAAAGCTTCCCTTGTTGACATACTTTGTCGGAGCATCGAAACAGGTTCCACCGCAAAGGACACGTTCCCAAGGCTTGTTCTGGTTCTTTTTCCAGACATAGACCTTATCTTCGGCTACTTCGGTATCGAAGGGAATGACAGTGAACTCGGCAAGCTTCGCCAAAGTGTTAAGCTCGGCAAAGAACGCAGCAAGCATCTTGTCAGAGACTGAGCCTGACTGGTCGATGGAGATAGCTATCTTCGCCTGACGTTGTACCTTCTTTCCAGCGTGGATGTAAGGAAAACGCTTGTTGATGCGTCGAACTGTGCTGCGCTTGTTGGCACGTTGCGAGGTTTTGATGAAATATCGAAGAACCTTGCGCCAATCGACCTTCGGAGTAATCATATCCATAATCTTCTTTCGCATACCGGATGACATTGTACCCCAAGAGCCTTTATTCTGCGCTTCTTTGGCTGAGTCTTCGACTGCTTGACGCAATCGCTCTTTAGCCATCTGCTTTGTATCTTCATCAGCTTCGCCCCATCCTTCATGACTGTCGAATTGCTGGTCTGAAAGGTCGCCTTTGCCTGACCCTTCACCTTCGCCTTTGCCGTCTTGGTCTTCTTCATCTTGCTCTTTGAGTAGCTTTGAATAGTACCACTCAGCAGACTTGCCAGAAGGATACTCTTCAAAACGGTCTTGTTCGGGCATACAGCACCCTTCGGGTAACATGCCTTTGAGGTGTGAATTGATTGCAAGGTCAGTCGCAATATTCCACATCATGTTCATGCCTTCCGGTGGCAAGCGACCAGTGACATGCTCAAAGATGATGTGATAGTATTCGTGCATCAAGACTCCAAGCTTATGATTATCTTCCAGCTTCTCAAAGAACTCAGGATTGTAAATCATTTCAAACTGTGCAGTCTCAGGGTTTAACTTAACACCAGCGGTTGGAATAGCTGTTGTCGGTGTCTTGTGGATGCGACGAGAGAGAGCGGCAAAGAAAGGCTCATTCTGAAGGAGTCGCCAAGTGTGTTTATCTAAATCAAAAGCCATGAAAGACCTCCATTGATTGGGTTCATATATAATATAACATGTCCTCGACTATTGTCGAGGACAGTTTTTGTCCGTTTCTTATTTTGCGGTCAAGATTTCGACGATGAAGTCTTGAACAACGGTTCCACAAGAAGCAGTGAGGTTGTGGAGCTTTGCCACGTTGTAGGTGGCGAACTCGGTGGTTCCCATTACTTGCCAAAGGGTCATGGCAATCTCAGAAGGAAGGGTGACAAAGTAGTTTGCAAGGTTCTGCAAACGATTGTCATCGAGCTTCTCATTGAAAACCTCTTTGGCCTTGAACTTCTCGATAAGAGAGTTATGGTCATTGATTTTCCAATCTTTGGTCAATTCAAGCTTACCTTCATCAAGGATGTTCTCGATAGTGACTTGACGTTCATAGTTCTTCATGAAGTCATTGAAAGCTACAGCACCTTCAAAGCCGATGAAAGCACAGGCAAGCTGATAGAGAACCGGAGAGGATTCGATGTCCTTCCCCATCGAGGTCAAGGTCTTAGAAAGACGTTCCCAAGAGCGACGAGAAGGATAAACCTTGTTAGGTTCATAGTCATCGTTGTGCTCCAAGTGACCATGATTATGGTTGATGAAGTCCCAAATCTCTTGAACTACGTTGTCTTTAGCCCAAATCAGCCAATCTTCAATTGAAGGCTCAAGGTCAAAGACAGTGTAACGGTCAAGCTCCGCTGGATCCATTTCACCGACTTGGTACTGCGCTCCATGCTGTCCACCGTTGACGGCAGCAAAGATGATGGTATCTGGATGAAGCTCATAGCCAGCGATTTTACGAGAATCGCAAAGCTCAAAGATGCCCTGTCGGACTTCCATCGTCGCTCGGTCAACTTCATCGAGGAAGAGGACTACAGGCTTATTACAAGCTTCATGGAGCCACTCTGGAGCAAGCCACTTTGTGATATTACCTTCGACCTTCGGCAGACCCAAGAGGTCACCTTCGGTCATCTGTGAAGCTCGACGCTCGACAACTGGAAGACCCATGCTGTCTGCAAGCTGATAAACCACAGTGGATTTCCCGATACCGTGGCGGCCTCGGGTAAGGATTGGGAATCGTGCTGCGACGATGTGAGGAACGACTGAGAGGAATGTTTTAAAATCTACTGCCATGATGGACTCCAGATTGGGGGGTTAAAGAAAGTTTTTGTTTGATGTATATAATATAATTAGTTTTGGCGAGTTGTCGAGGACAATTTCTGTCCGGTTTAGCGGAATCGCCCTCGGCAAGCCAGTTTTGAAGCTGACTTCTTTTTGTTTTTTGTCACTGTTCGAGTGCCTCCACGCCAATCGACCAAAGACCCGCCAGCTTCAAAGTGTCGCTTGCGCTCGATGCCTCTGGCTGCGGCCAGTTGCTTGAGTATTTGGGCTTTAGATGATTGCTTTTTCATGTTAGCTTTCCTTGTGATGTATATAATATAACCTGTTCAGCCAGATTGTCGAGGACAGAAATTGTCCGGTTTAACTTATGACCTTTGCGCCTATCGCTTTGAGGTCAAAGGTTGTCCATGTTTCTTCCAGCCCATCGACAAGAAGAGTGACCTTGTAGCCATCCGTCCAGACAACCAAACCAAAGAACTGCTTCATGTCAAAGTCATCAAATTGACTCTTCGGGGCTGATACCAAATCACCGACTTTCATTACGATACCTCGAAATCAGACCGACTGGAACATTTTGCTGGGTTCCATCAGTAACATGAACAGTGGCTCGCGCTCGGACGAGATCGTATTTCAAAAGTATTCCAATTGCTTCAATGTCGCCACTGTTGCGATAAGTTTCGATTTTAACCAAGTCACCGACCTTCATTGATGACCTCCAAGTCTGCTTTGGGATACCCTGAGAGTTCTCGACCCCATCGCCATCGAGTGGCTTGACCTTCTTGGCCTATCCATGCCACATAAACCCATTCTCTATCGGTTGGCAAAGCTGGCTTTGTCTCCATCCGAATAATCAAGCCCATGTCACCAGTTGTCTTGTATTTAACTAAATCACCGACTTTCATGCTATCACCTTTATGTCTTGGACTTGTTCCCATGACCTGCTGCTGCCTTTCTCCTCATCTGCCCATTGAATCTGGACGTACTGGTCTTCTGGACAAATCGTACAAGCTTCGATTGTTATAATCACACCAAGCTGACATTGTTCGGGGTACGGGGAGGGTTCCGACCATGTAACTAAATTACCGACTTTCATTAGCTCACCTGTTTTTTGAGAAGCTTCTTTAGGTTACACTCCATGACATCCACGGGGGTAGGGTAGCCTACGGGTAGCAGTTTGTAATATCTGCAACCACCTCGGCTCTTGTCGTACTTGAGAGACTCACTGATTGGCTTTGAATCCACTGCTACAATCAAATAGCTCAATTCATCGAACATCGGGAAACCTTGTTTGCCATGCCAATGGCTTGTGGCGATTTTGTTTCCAAGGTTAAGGGTTCCTTTATAAGACTTGCGGATAGCTACCATGTCACCGACCTTCCATTTAGGCTCGGCATTGTGGCTTTGCCATACGTTCTCAGCATACTTGTTGTTAACCATTCTCAAAACCTGACGCTTCGGAGGGAGACAGTCTGCATACAACTCGCTCTTCTCTTCTTCTGAGTGGGCTGTAAAGCTTTCAATCTTGCGCCATTGAATGACCTTTCGAGCAGGTACATTATAGTAGGTCGTGGTCAAATAATAATTTGCAATGACCTCGGCCTTTGCCCTCAATTCATCGTTGCTTCGCCATTCACGCTCCCACTCTGCATTTTTATCAGCCAGTGCCTTCAATGCAGACTCATCGTTGCGCTGGATTAGCTTCTTTAAGAAGTCTTCCTGACGGTGGGACAGCTTTCGCTTTTGTCGATAGCGCAGGAGAGAACCCAGAGTGTAAACATCCCTTTTGTTGCCAAGCTTGTCGGCAGCTTCGATGGTTTTTTGGATGAGGGCAAGTTGTTGTTGTTTTGCTGTCATAAAAGTTCCTGTTCTTGAGTGATGTATATAATATAACCTATCCTCGACAGTTGTCGAGGACAGAAAATGTCCGTTTATTTCCACTTCTCGACAAGAGCGACGATACCCGCTTGCTCAAGCCTTTCATAGCTGCGCTTCTTTGCGATGAAGTCGAAAGCTTCTTTGTAGTCAGTGACCCAAGACTCATCAAGGGGCTTTGGAGCAGGGGCGACCTTATCAAGATAAGTGACACCACTATAGCCAGAAATGTGACGGAAAACAGGTTCAAGCAGTCTGTCTGCAAACCTTAGTGTGAGGGTTTGACCGTTGAGAAGGACTTCCACACTGAGGTGCTGTCTCCACTGGTCTTCCCATGTTTGATTGGCACAGGACAGGTTTAACTTATCCCAATTGACCGAAGACACCAAGGCTACATGCTCTGTTGCCTCTGCACCGTAGTGATACCCAGCACTTTTCTTAACTTTTATAGCAGCACCGACAGAAATACCAAGATTGTTGACCAAAGCTTCATAGGCTTTTCGTCGCCAGTTCTCATTGGCTTGATAAGCTTCGACCAAGAAGGTCTTCATCTTCTGACACTTTCGACGGGTATGTCCAAGTTCACCGCAGAAGCCGCAAGAACGAGGATAAGAGGTGCGCTTAACTTTTGGTTGGTTCTTCTTCTTTTGATATTCAAGCTGTCTGTGCATGGCGTTGATGCACTTGGTGTACCACTCGCCCCAGTACTTGGGCTGATTAGCAGCGAACCAGCGACAGGGATTGCCAGCTTGAAGCGGTACTTTGTAGTCTTTCCAATAGGCATAATCTTTGGGAACCTGTGGGCAGTCCCTAATGTCGTGTCCGGTGGTTCTGCAATAGCCGCAAGCTGATGTGCTTCGGCCACTTCCGTTGTTTTCAAATATGTTCATTGTGTCTCCACGGTTTGGGTTATGCTTATAATCTAACCTGTTTGGTCAGATTGTCGAGGACAGAAAATGTCCGCTTAACTTATTACCTCAAAATTGTTCTCATGAGCCAAAGACCCTGAATGAAAGGTTCCACCGTCCATCCAATGGATTATCCACAATCCCTTCGGAGAGTCATAGGCTTCCTTAATGATGCCAAGAAGTCCATTATTCATTTTTGACCTTATCAAATCACCGACCTTCATTGATGACCTCAAACTTATCTGCGCCAAAGTCAGATATTGTTGTCCATCTATCATAATATTTCACAGGAAAAATCCATCTTACACGAAGATGTGCTTTGCATTTGCTCACACTCTCAATCTTTGCATATCTGCAATAGAACCATTTTGAATATGTTCCTTTGTCGGTAAATCTTACTAAATCACCTACTTTCATCGGTGCCTCCGTAGCCAGTGGGCAGGGTATCCGGTGCGTAGGTATCCAGAAGAACTGAAAACAATGTTGTACCAGTCGATTCGACCCCAAATGTTTTTGCCGACCTCGACCACAACGCAAAGGTTGCCCCTGTGGGTCATTGCTAAATCACCGACTTTCATGCTATCACCTCCAACCATCGTTCGTGGATTGTATTTGAGCCGCCATGAGTCCAATGAACCCACCAATGTTTATGGTTTCCCCAGTATCCCTTTGTAATGATTCCGGTGTTGCCGTGCTGGTCTTTAACTAAATCACCGACTTTCATTGATAACCTCCATGTACTTGAGCAAACCAGAATCGACGATTGTTGGCTTTGTGGCTCCAATCTCAAGAATCTTATGATTCTCAACGACGATACCATCATTCCGATGGATGAAAGCTTCACCCAAGTACAGGGCTTTTTTATCGTTCAAGTCACAACCGCTATAGATATAGCGGAACTTAACTAAATCGCCTACTTGCATGATACAACCTCCACTCTATCTTGGGTTAGCTCTTCTCTAAAGCCACAAAGCCATTCTACAACAGCAGTATCTCCCCAATAGTCATCATGGGGTGGGATCTCAACCACAAGCCCCAACCTCTTCTGGCTAATGCCCCTAACCTTTACTAAATCACCGACTTTCATTGAGAACCTCCCAATTTCGACGCATCTTTGACCTCTGAAAGGTATGCTCATGACCTCCTTCAATCCACTTGATACGGACAGCGGTGTCGGCCACCCCATAGTCATGCTCACCGGAGTAGTTGGAGTCCTGAAAGAACTTGGTATAGGTTGAAAGGATTATGGCGAACTCGCCATCGTTTTTGTTTCTGATTAAGTCACCTTTTTTCATTGTGACCTCCATTGTCTGAGTGATGTATATAATGTAACCTGTTTGGTTGAATTGTCGAGGACATATTCTGTCCGGTCTTAACTTATCACCTCCAAATCAAGACGTTTAGATTTCCAGTCTTCAACCTCATATTCATCGAGTGTGCCATCTGCCCACCGCACATAGATATATCTATCGCAAACCGCTTCGACAAGACCGATAATGCAGTCTTCAGGGTGGGGATGCGGTGCTGTCCACTTGACCAAGTCACCTACTTTCACTTATCACCTCGATGTAAGCATCTGTTAGCCATTCCATGCTGTTGGGGAATATTATTTTATATAGGTTCTCCCCTTCATCAATTTCAACAACGACACCGACATCATTGAATTGCGTATCTCTTACCAAATCACCGACTTTCATCTTGAAGCCTCCAGCTTGACGCAAGGTCATCACAGTGCCAGCCACCGTATTCAGCTTCTTTGGGTACTGCGTAGTACTGCACCGTGACGAGGCCAGTGTGAAGCCTGTCTGTGTTGATAACTATGGCTAACATACCATCGTATTTTCGTATAATTAAATCACCGATTTTCATTGATGACCTCGACTAAAGTAATTGAAGTAAAAATTAGGCGTTCTTGAGCAATCAACCAGATGGAAGCCCATTTATACGGCACATCCTGAACAAACTCCCAAGTAAAATCAGCAATGACACCGACTCCATAGTCTCTTACGTTTACCAAATCACCTACTTTCATTTAACACCTCCAACCAAGCATGGGGGCAACTAATTTTACAGGTCTGTCCATTGGAAAGATAAACTTCAGCTTGGTCATTCCCTCGATTGAGACGAAGGAGTATTCCGACCATGCCAGAAATCTCCACAGTATAATGCCAGTATTGCCCAAACTCTGTTGTTATTCTTACTGCATCACCGATTTTCATTGATGACCTCCAATGAAATCTCAAAAAACCAAATGTAATCCTTGCCAACCAAGCATCGGTGATATGGCTCAAGTTCACCGGCGGGGGCAGACCCATTATTTACCATCTTGGTGGCCACAATGATGCCGACTTGTTCGCTCATCTTATCTTTTATCAAATCACCGACTTTCATTGTCATCACCATCATGCTTGAACTCTTCAATAATCATGCGTCTGACCCACTTGTTACCGTACTCTTGGGCGAAGTCTGCCACATACTTTTGGTCGAAGGTCAGGATTTTCTCACCTTTCATAATCACGTTGCGAAGCTGATAGCCAGCGATTGTGAATTGCGCCCCCGTGGGTATGTCGGTATCAGATGACATTTTAACAGTACAAATCGCATAAGGCATTGATTTTCTTGCTTTTTTCATCAGTCCTGTTTTCTTGTCTCGCTTCTTTCCCCAATACTTGCGGAAGGCAATCTTCTCAATTGTTGAATAGATGGGCTGGCCGTTGTTGGCCATGAATACTGTCATGTTTGGTTTTAAATAAGCCATGTTAGCTCCTTTCTTTGAGGTTCATATATAATATAACATATTGTCTCGACTTGTCGAGGACAGAAAATGTCCGAAAAAGTGAAAGGGGATGGTGGGAGTCGAACCCACGCTCCAACCACACCTTGAGTGCAGCCAGTCGATCCATCAACTGAGGCGGTGCGAGTCGCACAACTGGAACCACCGTTTCAACCCCATTGCCAGTGTGCGCTGGCGCAGGGCATCCCCATAAAATATCAATTGCATGACAGACTCTGCATTGGGTACACTTCCCAAAGCTCGGACTGTCCACGTTGTTCGTGGTCGCCAAACTCTTCACCAAGTCTGTGAAAGCCAAAGCCCCACTCTTCGTCTTCAGCTTCCAAGTCACACATAAAGCCTTCGATGGCTGCAACGCCTCCATAGGCATCATACCATTTGATGTGGCCTATGTCAAACTTCATGTTACCCTCTTTGTCTTTTTCGAGGTCTGCCCATTTGAAAAGGACATTGAAAGCTTCTTTGTCTTGGTTGGTCATTGTTAGCAATCTGCTGACCAATGACTTGTGAACCCAGAATATAACGTCTGAACGGTATCCCATTACGCACCTTCCTGTTTGTAATAGTTAAGGGTATCTTCAATTGTCTCGACAGTCACCCCATACTCGGAGTTTCCGCAGACATCCTCCAGCAAGTCGTGGAACTGTGAGCGGTCATAGATTGAGCCGACAGCTTCACCATAGGCTTCTTCTTCTTTTGCTGCGATATGTTCAACATCGGAAACATGCCACCAGATGGCCACATTGTCAGGGTCAAGAGCGTTGGTAATTTGTCGCTTGAGTCGATAAGATGCGTCCGAACCGTTGAGCAGGACTTTAATTAGGTTTGTTATAGCTTGGTCGTTCATCCGACCTCCATTGCTTGAGTGATGTATATAATGTAACCTGTTCTCTTAACTTGTCGAGGACAGATTCTGTCCGGTTTACTTCCACTGGTTCATTTTTCCTCGAAAGTACTCAAGCTGGTTCTTTCTTTGAGACTTGCGACCAGAAAGAACTTTGGACAAATGACGTTGGGAAAGCGAATCATCGCAAGTTGCCCAACCGTCGGGTGGGGTTACAGTTTTAGAGGGGGCAAGTAGTTTTTTATCTGAGCCTCTCCAACTGACACTTAGTACTGACTGGTTGTCAATACTATAATTGACAAACGGAACATGAGACTCAACGAAACCATGAGTCCATCTAACTTCAAAAATAGGTTCACTGACACTGCGATTGAGGCTGATTTCTCCATGCTCCCGAACATCAACCAAGTTAATCAAGTGCCACTTGATACCAGTAACCAAAGCGATGCCCTGCTTTCCCTCATCATATTCGCCCTTATGACGATTCCAATGTGAATATTCACCCGTAAACATGCTGCCAATGCCCTGTCCAGTTTCGGAGATAGCATTGATGACGGTCTTTCTATAGGCGATGGTTGCTTGTTTTATTTCGCCCTTAAAGTCTTTAAGCTCTTGGCAGGTTCTTTTGTTGTGGCCGGATTGACCGCAGAAATTGCAAACCTTAACTTTTGTGCTGCGCTTCTGCTTTTGAAGATGTATATCAAGAGCTTCGCGATATTTGTATTCCCATTCAAAGTGACGAGCAGCTTTATATGTCGAGGTTTTGACATAGTCGTTGTCATGCTCCATCTTCTGCCACTGCTCCCACTGGGGTAGGATGGTAGCAGCCCTTTCTTTTGCTTTAGGGCATCCCATTTTGTTGTGTCCGTAATTGTAACAATATCCACATTGCATTTTTATCTCCTTTTTTTGAGGTTCATATATAATATAACTTGTTGTCTCGACTTGTCGAGGTCATTTTTTGTCCGGTTTGACAAACTTTAGCTCATATTGCTTGTACCAAGCTGCTCTTCGCCACTTTGATCGAATCCATCGTATTTGATAAGGGTTCTCAACATTTGACATTATCTGGACAATGATGCCCATTTCCCCTTTGTACGCCCAATTGCTCGACAGATTGCGACCAGCAGCAGACATCGTTATCAAATCACCTATCTTGAACTTATTCTTTTTCATGCGAGTACCTCAACAGTTGATGAACAAGACCATCTGGTTTTTTTCAGGGTTTTGGCTGATATGCACTTCACAGCGGCAGCTTTACCGAAATTGCGGATACCCACAACTACAAATTGCTCCCCTATGTAACGATGTTTGTATTTTATTAAATCACCTATCTTCATTTAGACTCCTCACATCTCTTGGGGTTATGAATGTTTCTTTTCCTGTAGCTGGAATGAAAACAGTATAACCACTGATTTCGCCTTTTTTGGTCATGTGTTTTCGGAAACAGTGTACCTCTCTTATCACTGCTACAAAAGGCTGTTTCCACACTCCGCTCCATCCGATACCAATTAAATCACCGACTTTCATAAGTCACCTCTGCTTGGGTTATGCTTATAATATAACCTGTTCCCTTAACTTGTCGAGGACATATTTTGTCCGGTTTTCTTAACTGGGGTTATCTGGGTTGGGTGAAGTATCTCTTCCTCCCCGTCAAAATACCGCACCCGTACCCAGTTGCATCCGCTCTTTCCTTCTATTTCAATTAAGAGGGCGTACTCTTCAACACAGTGACCTCGCACCTTAACTAAATCATTTACTTCCATTATACACCTCGCATTGCCATGAAGTCCAAAAGACATACTGACCTTCACAAAGGACGTAGAAATCGTTCCAGTCCGATGGGTTTGACCAATAGTCCTTTAGGTCTTTGATAAGTAGGCCAACATGCCCCACGGGGGTATCACCTTTATAGTCTGTCCATTTGATTAAGTCACCTACTTGCATACTGCCTCCAATTCATCAGCTTCGTATGTCTCCCGTGTTACACCGTTTTGCCAGTGAACCGTATACCAGATGGAGGAACTGTTAGGCCAGTCTCTTATATTGGTAATGATGCCATAACCACCATAAAGGCTGTGTATCAGTTTCACTAAATCACCGACCTTCATGCTTGCAGCCGTGTTTGTTCAATTGATACATCGGTTGACCAGTCGGTAGCATTTCCAATAAAACAGGTCAAATCAACTTGATGCTTGCTCAAATCGGCAAGCTTGGCCTCTTCGATGTTTCCACAATACTTCTTAACAAACTCATAAGCATCGGGGTACTCTTCTTTGAAGTCGTCGTCCTCGCTATCATCCCAGACAGAATCACAAATACCATCATAAGACTCAAGCAAAATACCATAAGTGTGAATCATTGCACCCTTTTCGGTCAGGTGAACTGTAACAATGTGTTCACTGTGATCGTATCTATCTATAACTACCCAAACATCCATGTTAACTCCTTGTTCTGGGGTTCATATATAATATAGCATATTTGCTTAAAGTTGTAAAGGACAAAAAATGTCCGGTTTTACTTTTACCAAGTTTGAAGGGGGGTAACACTTTCTTTGTCCAGCCATCGAACCAGTTATCCAAACAACCTCAACGTGTCCTTCGAGGTAATCATGACTCTTGTAGGCATGGACAACTATTGCCATTGGGGGAACCCTCCGCAAAGGGGGTTTGAAAGCAAAGCATATCAAATCACCTGCTTTCACTAACTCTTTTCACCTGTGTTGGATGAAGCACTTCCTCTTCACCATCAAAATAGCGAACCCGCACCCAATTGCAACCATCTTTTTCCCCAATTTCTACCAACAGGGCATACTCTTCAACGCAGTGTCCTTGTACTTTTACCAAATCACCTGTTTTCATTTGGTGCCGCCAATTTTCTTCTGCAAAGGAAGCACTCATTCTTAATCATATCTGACCTAATGTGAGCAACGGGCTTCAAAGGAAGATCCTCACCGCTTCCCGATTTTTCAAGTTTAACGTGGGTTTTCTTAATCTCTTTGATTTGCAAGTGCGACCCATCAAGATAAATCAACACATCCCCCTCCTTGGGAACATATCTTAACTTTTCCATTATTGTCATCTGTTCTTCCATTATTGTTCTCCATATAGTTTAATGGTTCAAAATCATCCCTAAATAGGGCAAGTTCCTGTCCGTCATGTGCAAGCCTTATTACCCACAATCCACGGGGAGCATAAAACAAAGTAATGATACCCAAGTGAACCCCGTGTACCATTACTAAGTCTCCTACATTATAACCTGTTCCGTCATCCTGTCGAGGACAGATTTTGTCCGGCTTTATCATAAAGCAACACTCCGTTTGGAACCTCACCCTCAACCATACCACCATGTTTTGTTATAACGAGGTGAACAGTGAAGACAGGGACATAGCCATAGACTGTATTGCATGGCTTATCTTTGTCTTCACACCAAGGCATGAGCAGTTCTTCTATCTGTGTTGGATAGCCGACTTCTACCTCTGTGTAATTTGCTGCATTATCTATTCTTGGTTCGCAATAAGCCCCATCATGAGCTTGAACGCTCATTGAGAACCCATCTTTACACACGACCCTTTTGTATCTCTTTGTTTTCATTTTTCACCTCTTTGGTTAATGGTTTTGGTTGGCTGCTGGCTGCATACCATTCGCTATTTTTTCTGGACAGGGCGACTGCCCGTTTTACTATTCTGCTCATTGTATACCCCTCCATCTGAGTATTAAATTATTTCTAAATCCTTCTCTAAAAATATATGATTTCTCATTGTTATAGCAAGGTGGACAACCCACCTTGGCAATTTGTCTACATGTGTTCCTATAACACGGTCTACACTTTCCGTAATTACCCCCACCTCACCAGAAGGTCTTATCCTAACGGTGTCTCCGATTTTCACGAATCACCTCCAGTGCTTCGACACAATAAATGTCGAATTGGGCGAAGTTGTTTTCAGTTTGCTCACCTTTTCATAAGCTGATGACCTTGTTAAATAGGTCGCCACCTTCCCTTCGGAACGAATAGTTCCACAATGAACTGAGCCTTTAGGTTGCTGTTCAAGTTTAATAATATTGTATTTCATTTTGCCTCCCGTTTGAATACATAACTAATATAACCCACTATTCATTATTGTCGAGGACATTTTTTGTCCAATAATCTAAAAACGCAACAATGCCAAGCGATTGTAACTCTTCAAAACTGTGTGTTTGGGGCAACCAATCCAACATCGGGATGTTCTTATCCCCCAGCCACTTCTTTGAAAACTGTATTTCTTTTCGATTTATAACTTTAAACTTGCACCAATGAGCGAAAAGGGTGTTTTCACGAAACAAATCCTCACCAATATATTTCCCTATGCTTATATCTACCAAACCGCCGGTGGTTATTAGTTTGGCAGTTACATCTGCCGATGACCTATAATCATATGAACCAGAGTAATTGCAAAATACATTTAAATTGTCATAATCATATTCATTTACGATTCCAATATGACTTCCCTTGGTGGGTGAAACACTAAACTTCGCCAACACATTTACAGGCACACCACATGCCTCTATTAAAGCCCCTTGTCCCACACCAAGAATGTTAGCCCTATTTGCAAAATGTTTCCGCCAGTTTGTATTTGCTTTATAAAGCTTGTTTCTGAACTTTTTCATTCTTCGGCAATTCTTTCTATTGTGCTTTGTGGATCGGCAAAAACCGCAACGAGGTTTACCTCTTTGGTTCACCTGTTTGGACTTTGGAGCAGTTCGCTTGGCCAACTCGGACTTGGCTTTATAAACCTGTTGTGCGTCATAAGATATATTGTCCTCATCAGTTGCTGCTATAACAACATCTTTACAAGATCGTATATTATGCCCCCTTACGCCACAGAATGAACACCTAACCACGCCTCCGTGAGCGTATTTAAACACGCTAATTACCCCCTTTTGCTCGGAAGCCCAAGGGGGGTGAGGGGGGCAGGGTAGTAGTAGACTTCAGTGTCATAAGAGCTTGTGGTAGCTTGGGCGAACTCGTCATGACCAAAACATTCGCTATTGCTGAAAGCATGGCATCAGACACGTTAATCTTGATAGTAATTTCATTGTTTTCTTTTTTCATTTGACCTCCAATGTATTAATAATATAACCTGTTCAACCAGATTGTCGAGGACAGAAAATGTCCGTTAAGCGTCTGCTGTCACTTTATAATTACCATCGGCATCATAAAATGTGTCAATATATCCATGTGGAACATGCAAGAAAACAACTCGCCAGCCCATATATTTCGCTGGCATCATTGTCCAGCTATTAAATGGGGAGCGTCCATTGGAATCCTCCCCCTTGTCTCTTTCGACCATCAGCACCGCACAAGGGCCGGAGCCATCGCTATCAAACTTGACATTGAACCTATTGGGGGTGTTTTCTGTTGCCAGAGTCATTAAACCACCTTTAATCTCTTTTTTAGTGGCCTTTGTTGTGTGTTTAGACTTTGTCATTTTATTTTCCTTCTTCATGTGAATAAATGCTGTGTTGATAACAGGGAAAGGTAAGACCATTTGTCCACCTAACAACCAATACATAATTAGATCCATTTGATTCCTCCAAATCTATTACTAAGCCAAGAATATCTTGTGGCAAAAAGTTAAACAAATCGATCCTTATGGGCGATTTTGCTTGCACAAGCCTTCCAAGCCAATATTCTCTTCTTTCATTCCTGCTGTCAAACGACAAGAATTGGTGTAACTCTCCGAACATTGTCAATCCCAAACATTATTGTTCTTTTCCAAAATAAGGTGAAAGACCCCCTGTAGGGTGGTATCAGCCGTTATTTTGGTGAGTTTTAGCTTATCCTCTTCACCCTGTTCGATGTATTCATAAGCTTTCACAATGTTATACACCGTGTAAACAATCATAAAATTCCACGCAAACCTTTCTAAGTTTGTCTTGGCTCTCTCAAATGGGCCGATGGATTTTATAATTCCTTTTTCCTTTTCCAGTAACATTTGTTCTCCAGCGTGTCTATAATATAACCAATTTTCTATCTCTTGTCAAGTTTTATAAGGAAGTTTTAATAAATTTATTTGACCAGAGTCAACTAATCGGTGGAGGGCGGAAGCCCCTATTATATAAGTAGTCTGATTTGCATATACTATTTCATAGTTATTTCTCCAATTGATTTTTGCAAATCCTTCAAATGTTTCACAACCCAAAGGTAAGTGGGCTGAGACTACACCGACGGTTCCCGAGTCTTCTAAAAGGGTGCCAATCTTAAATCTCCACTTCATTCACCAGCAGCCTCCAAGAGGCTGTGAAGCTCTCCATCATGCAGCACACTTATGCCCCCAATCATTACAACGCTTGGAAGAAGCTGTGGAAATGCGCCGCCCGGAACGTCAAACTTTATTGCGGAGATGACCCCAACGACTCTCCCTCTCTTGTCAAATACTGCGGAGCCGGATGATCCCATATAGGCAAATCCCTGCATCACAATTGTTTCTTGATAAATCTTGGCAACCGAACCATTGAATGAAATATGATCCAAGTCCATTGGATGACCAGTGTAATACAAAGGCTCACCGATGTCAAGCTCCCACCGATCCTTCCTGCGCCACTTTATAGGATCAACAGTGGCCAAGTCACTCTTGAGTTTAAGTATAGCCAGATCATGAATCTCGTTGGTGTAGACAATGTCCACCTCCGAATATCCAATACCAATCCTTTCGTTCACCACAAGATCAGATTGTTCGGCGGCATCAGCCACATGGGCTGCGGTGATTACAAAAGTGTTCCCACGATGTTTGAAATAGTTGCCCGATGCTTTGCCAACTTGCTCTCCACCAACCATAAAAGATATTTGCACCGAAGATTTCATCGATTGCTTTAATCCCTTTGGATTGTAGCGGCAGACTGATTGCGACTGAATGTCTATTGAAAACGGGTCTTCTGTGATCCTTACGTCACAGCTTATCAACAAACTTAAAAGTAATCCCCCAAAATACATTTCATAACTCCCCCCTATTAATAACTATAGAAAGGAAAGTAAAAAAGGCCAAAGCTTAACACTTTGACCCGAAATAACGACGCGGGGCTTAACTTATTCACAAAGAATCAAAATAGATTACACCCGTGACTACAGCCACACTAAGTGCAAGACCTAACATAATTTTTAAGAAGTCATCAACAAGTACTGGGAAGATGACCTTAACTTCTTTGTCCTTATTGAATATTCGATACACTGCCAACTCTCTACCAGCCAACAGGCCAACAAAGACCCATGTGGTACTCATTGGAATATCATTGTATATCTTAAAATACCAGAGAACCATTGCATAAAATAAATCAATGAGACAAGCTGATCGGATGAAGCGGGTTCCACTCTTGGAGAGGACAATTTCTTGGATCTTTCCTCCTCGATTGTAGAACAGGTGAGCCAAACCAATAACCAGAATAACAATTACACCTAACATCATCTGCAACGAAACGCCGTCCCTTGGTAGGTAAACAAAGACGTTGGCGATGTCATGCGACAACCACATATACCATAAGAAACCTGTTGAAAACCATTGAGCTATAGCCCAAAACTTTCTCTTGTTCTCGCTCACCTTTTCCTTTTCATTTAGATACCTCGACATGACCATCCAAATGGCATATGCAGCCACAGCAGCTATCGCATAGCCCATGGCCGATTTCATGATTATCTTTTCCAACACAATGCCGCTCGAAAAGGCACTTAAAGTTAAGAGTGTCGTCGAAACGGGTATTCCAAAACGAGTAAGCCCCAGTAACAATGCTGGAGCCATAGCGTGATACCACTGAAATTGATCGGGAAGTGGAATCTTATTCAGGCGGCCAAATGCAATGTCACCTTGCACCCACCCCGATAGGAGGGTAGCAGTCAGAATGACAGATGCAAAAGCCCACATCCAATACCACTTAACCTTTTTGTTGTTGGAGCTTATAAAAGTTCCAAGTGTTTGTGCGCTATCGTTTCCAATGACAGAAAATGCTGCCAAAAAAAAACCAATAGCACCAAATACTATTGATAAAGACATAATTTCTTTCCTTGTTTGCAATTAAATAGCAGCGAGATTTCATTAAGGTGGTGTGTCGCCAGATTGGGACAATTCATACTTTTTCAATCGCAGGTTTCCGTCTTTAAGAATGATATATGTCGTGTGCTCAACCCAGTCTCCCGTGTTGGCATAGGTTCTTATATTCTCGCTCTGGTCTACCCAGATGACCACTTCAGGAATATGAGTGTGTCCCATGATGAAGACATCAACATCATCATTCCACTGGATGAGATTCCAGATACGCTTGATCTTCTTCTTCTTAACAAACATCTTTACAAGAAGGGCTGCGAGGTTTCTTTTAAAGAATCTCTCCAACATATCGTGAAACACAGAGACCACTTTCATTGTAAATCTCCAGTGTATCAGTCCAGTTTCATACTGATCGCCATGTTGAATCCTATATGATCTGTTCCCATATTCAAACTCATACTGAGAGACAAACTCAATGTGGGCAAACTGTTTGCCGATGAACTTCTCAAATGCAATATCGTGATTGCCGACAACATATATTATTTTTTTATTCAGCTTTGATATATAATCAAAAATCTTTATTGTTGTCTCGGTGAACTGAGGTATCTTGATGAAGTCAATAATATCCCCAGCTAAGACCAATTCATCAAATTCAACGGTCTTGAGAAAGGAGAGCAGCTTGGCTTCTTTTGAATAGTAACTCCCAAGATGCACATCCGATATTATTAGTCGGACGTAATCTTTATCATGACTTGTCATATGAGTACCAACACAGCCCTGCGAATAGAAAGTTCATGAAAGGAACGTACCATTCGGCCTCAATCATGATATTGAAGAACATAAGATATATATTTATGAATACACAAACTAAACAAATTTTCTTCAAAATAGGATTCATTCCGGTTCAATCTCCGCCAGCAGGGGCAATCCCTGTGCTCTGGCAGCAAGGTTGACTTGGTGGGCTTTGGTTTCAGCGATCTCCTTGGAATAGACACCAGCTATACCCTTCCCAGAGTGATGTATTGATTTGGCAATGGATCTGGCCGCTGTGGCTGATTTGTGAAACAGTTGTATCAACACTTGTTCAACAAATTGAAACGAAGTGTAGTCATCATTGTGGAAGACAACTTTGTACTTCTTGGGTGGCTCCATCTCATTCTTCTGTCGATCCATGACACCGATGTCGCTTTTTTTATCTAATGATTTTTTTGGCATTGGTTCTCCTATTCAATGTGCCCTGTTCCTACCACTTCCCACTCCATGTGAGATTCAATATAAGAATTAAATAAATCCGTCTCAATAAGATCAACTTGGTGTCTCGCAAGGTGAATTGCGACCAACGACCAAACTGGATATGAAGAAAGATACTGGCTTGAGATTGTCATATAGCCAACGTCAGAGCCCACACAAGTTACATAACCAAGGAATTGAGAGCCATCTTGACTATAAACAGAAACTGTAATCATAAACTTGTGATTGGTCCCACTCGGACCCCAAAAGAATGTCATACCAGTGCGGCTTATTGCAGCGTCAAAAGCATATGACGGATCAACATATAACATATTAAAGGGTTCAATATAATCAAACCCATGAGACGAAGTGAATGTGGTATTGACCCCATCACCATACAGGCTGTAGATTGTATCACGCTCATATTGTGTCTCATATATCTGCTGTGTTTCATATTGGGCTTGGCCTGTCATTGGCACTGTGAACGAATGAATGTTCCCCTGTAGCGTTAGGCTGGAACCTACACTCTCAGGTATGGTTGAGGGATTGGTTATAAATAAGTTCTGAGTACACTCTGAAGGTTCAGGTATCCAACCAACATGTGAATCTGTAATCGGTTGGTGGAATTCAGCTTTAAAATCTATTGCGATTTCATGAGATTGACCAACGCAAGCAGGGCAAGCGACCTGTTGAAGCTTCCAATATATATATCCAGACACCCCCTCCCTTGGGGGTAGGGAGGTATCAGGGGGGGAGGGCTCTCCGGCAGGTTCCGTAGTGGTGGTAGTATCTTGCACCGCACTGCTATCTTGTTGTTTGTCTCTGTAACCAATCAGACCGATTTCTGGTGAACAGGCCAATAAATATAATAAGTTAAACATCTTCACCTCTTACAATTAGATCCACATCAATAACATCAGTATCCAATTCAATCCACACCCTCGCTCCACAGCTTAGTGGTTTGTGAGGGCTATATATTACTTTGCCGATTGTGGCACCATCTTTCGTTTTCATTATAGCTTCGTGGGCATAGTTGTTTTCTTTGTAAGTCTTAACAGTAAGAACTGGTTCGTCAGTTCCATGTTTTGTATTCTTGCGAATTTTATGCTGGTTGACATGAATAATCTTTTTCATTCAATCCTCCTTTTTTAAAATGGAGCAGGTGATGGGGCTCGAACCCACGACATTCACGTTGGCAACGTGATGCTCTACCAACTGAGCTACACCTGCATTTATTTATCTTTGTTCACCGAAGGGTGTACAGTCCCAATCATTCTCCTTTTGGTCGAATAGTTCCAGACAGTGCTCCAGAATAATGGAGTCAGGGCCGGTGTCCCACTCGACCAAAACCCAATGCACACCATAACGAAATACGGGGCCTTTAGAGGTGCCGAGTCTCCCACGAATCAAATCTCTCACTCTGTCTCCGGGGCTCACTGCTTCTCCGCATTTCGATAATTGTTCGAACATAATACACAGAAGGCCAAGCAGAATCCGCCCCATAACCAACTGCCAATAAGGAACGCTTGAAGTGCAAACGCGCCGTTTAAAACAGCACAAAACAAACTAAAGTTTTTCGATGCTAATATCTCTGTCATTGTTATGTCTCCTTGTTAGTCTTAAAGGCTTTGTCAATTGAGGCTCTCATGCGCTCTTCTTGTTCAACCCATTTTTTATAATTCCTGCTGTCTTTCAAATCCTTGGCATATTGATAAACCCTGCCAAGTAGTCTTTGTTGGTTCTCTTTGGTGTGATTTTCAAGATAATATCTTTCTATTCCCTCGGCATAAAAGACTTCAATCCACTGCTTGATAAACCATCTAATACTTCCTGTGTAAAGCGTTAGATACCATCTTTCTTTGCCTTTACGTTTGAGGCTGGGGTGGTCTGCGAGGCCATCTCTGTCTTTATCTTTACTAAGGTCGTAGGGATCGTAGCCCATGCCAATCCAATTTTTAAAAGTTTTCCACCATCCGCCTTCTTCTTTTGTTGTCCATCGCCGCTCGGGGACATCAGGCAGACGTTCAAATCTTTTAAACGCTTCAATCAGCCTTGCTTGCATTTCCTCTGTGGAGTCTACATACTCTTGAGAGCCAGTATCATATTGTTTTTCTCCCCCGACTGAACGAGTACGGACAAATCCCGACCTAACAGAATTTATGTAGTGAACTATTTCATGATCCAATGTGCTTCGAAATTTCTCCTTTAGTCTCAAGAAGGCTTCGTTGTCATCAACACCGTCAATCCGTCCATAATGAAATAGTGTCATACGACCATTATCAGACATTGAACCGCCGGAGTTGCCGGTAGGATCTCTGTAAACAGCCCGGAAACGAAATTTATTGATAGCGTAGACAAAATCAGGGTGCGCCGGTGCGCGATACGGGTTGCCGCCCTTTGACCAATCTGAGAAAATCGGATCATCTGTGACATTGTTGTCCGCAAGAATCTCTAAATATCTCTTGTAAAGATATTTCTCATCTGCTAGGACATCTCCATACATGGCGGCGTGTTTTTCGTTTTCACTTTCCGGGGCTCTAAGGTCTTCGCCTGTGTCAAAGGATTGATACCAGTCGCTCTCGCTGGGAGGGGTTGATTCCCCGGCTGGTATATATCTAACTCTAAAATTATTTGGTTTCCAGAGTACATCGACAAAAAAATCGACTATCGCTTTATAAAGGGCATCG